ATGGTAAAACATATTATCAAATGTGGCGATTGCCTTGAATTAATAAAAGAACAGGAAAAAGCGTCTATTGATTTGTTGGTGACTTCACCCCCATATTGGGCGAAGCGTATTTATAATGGCTCGGGAGAACTAGGATCTGAGCCAACACCAGAAGAATATGTTAAGACGTTAGCTGACTATTTTGATACTTTTAAACCATACATTAAGAAAACTGGAAATTTATTTATTAACATTGGTGATACATATTTTGGATCCGGAGCAGGGGCATGGAATAAATATGTTGATGACAATGGCGATATAACTCAATATCAAAAAGAAAGAAAAGAAAAATACTTTACATTAAAACCGTTGCAGCCGAAAATCAAACAAAATGGTAGACTGTACCAGAATAAACAATTGCTTCTAATACCATCGAGATTTGCCATTGAAATGCAAGAAAGAGGATGGATATTAAGGGATGATATAATTTGGCATAAACCTAATCGAATACCAGCTAGTGTTAAAGATAGATTCAACAATATGTATGAGCACGTTTTTCATTTTGTAATGGCAAAATCATATTACTTTGACCTTGATTCCGTAAAGGTATTGGGGGCTAATGGGAAAATGAAAAATCCTGGTGATATATGGGCAATAAATACTCAACCATTAGATGGCGACCATACAGCATCGTTCCCTGAAAAACTGGTAGAACAGATAATCTCATGTGCCTCACCAGAGAACGGAATTGTCTATGATCCATTTATGGGTACCGGCACTTCTTGGATAGTGAGCGACCGATTAAATAGAAACTTTATCGGACATGAAATTAATCAAGGGTTTTGTGAATATGCAAAAGATAGAGTTGAAAAAACATCAAGAGGTGAAAATATTGCCGAAATTTATTAATATTTCCCATGAGAGGTTATGTGACTGTAAGCCGGGGCATTTATCTTGCATTCCAGCTAAACAGTGGATACTTAATCAAATAGGTGTTTGGGAATTCAAATATGAGGAAAGAGACATTAGAGATAAAAAGCTACACCCTGCAACGTTTCCAATAAGTATGGCTAAAAGAGTAATGGAGCAATTTACACATGTTGGGGAGTTGGTCTTAGATCCTTTTGTTGGCTCAGGAACCACCCTTGTTGCAGCACAGGATTTGGCAAGAAATGCTATTGGATTTGATTTAAAACAAGAATATATTAAAATCGCTGAAAGTAGGATAATGCAACAATCGATAGTCTCTGATTTGATTCATAATTGCCAGCAAATAGCAGTATGTGATGATGCTAGAAATATTCAAGAGTATATACATGAAGGAATAGTCAAATGTGTGTTCACTTCTCCGCCGTATGCAAATTTATTAAACCGAGAGCGTAAAAATAAAAGTAGACGTGGAGATAAACGTAAGAACGATCAACTAGGGGTTGTTGAACAATACAGTCAGGATCCAAGAGATTTGGGAACTCTAGAACAAGCAGACTTTGAAAATGCAATCAAAGAAGTGTTTTCATCCATAAAACCTCTGCTGGCTCCTAAAGCGCATTGTATAATAAATATTACCGATGCGTGGATAGAGGGACGAAGGGTGCCTCTTCATATCAATGTTATTAAAGCTATGGAGGATGCTGGATATCAGTTCAGAAACACAATAATATGGGATAGAAGAAATATTGTCAATCAAATTGGCATCTTCGGTTGGCCAAGTAGTTATATAACGATGGGCACTACATTCGAATATATTCTGGATTTTATTGTAGAACCGACAGTTACTAAATAGGAGTTATAAATTATTAATGTGAATATAGAAGGCTAAAAAGGACAACGTCTAAAAATGTGACGTTGTCCTTTTTCATAAAACAGTTAAATTTCAAGTTGTTCATTATAAAGTCGATTTTTATATGCAGGGCGGACCCTGAATTTTGTGCCATGGTTATGACCTGTTCTGGCGTCAAAATCGATATATACTTGTCCTTCTTCAACTAAAGAAACAAAATTATCAATATCAAGTCCGGTATAAACTTCGAAGTGCTCATAGTGATAATATTCAATACCGTTTTCTCTTTTTGTCGTAGCTTTAACATAAAGCGTATTTTTTAATTTTGCGGAAATTTTACTTTCAATATCATGAAAGTCCCAAAAAGGTATAGGATTCAGCTCAGAGAGGCCTATTCGATCTGCAACAGAATTTTTCCAATGGTCATGATGAGATGCTATTTTTCCAGAATCAAATGTTATAAAAATTTTCTCGTTTTCTCTATCGACACCAACGGTGAACCCTCGGTCACTATAACTCGATGCACTTATTGTCTGGCGAAAACTCATTTCATAGTCTGGATATGTAGTGCCTGCTTCCTGATGTGGCCAACCATATTTAGGTAGTAATATTTTAGGAACAAATCTTGCATTTCGAGGTTTGGGCTCACTATGAAATAAAGTTAGTAAAGAACTTGTTTCTGCTCTTTGACTTTTTATTTCCCATTCACCAAAATCAGGTAATTGCAAATTATTTTCTGAAATTTCTAAGAGGTCCTCTAACGTGTTGCCAACTCCACCTTGATTACCGTAACGTTTATTTTCAATCCATCCCAAATCTTTTATTTCAGAAAGTCGATGAATCAAATTATTTAGGTCTCTTGAAACCAAAATAACACATCCTTTCATTTTAACATAGAATAAAATGAATTTACATAATTTAGTATATCAGATAAAACACGAAATGTACATTTTAAATATCCGATATATAATGGTTAAAAAGCTTAAATGCATACACAAAAGCAGCACTAAGAATGAACACAACGACATTATTATGTAAGCGTACTTGACAAAATAGGTTAAATGTGTAAAAATAGGAAACAGATAAACAATAGGAGGTAATTTTATTGGACAATATCAAACTTAACGATAACCTTATGCGTCGAATTGTCCGTGCTGTAGATAAAGCAATTGCCGATGATGTGCCGCAGTACCTGCGGGAGCATCACAAAGAAACCAACAACGCTATTATTCATCTTCGTGGTGACTGTATCAATGAAAATCTCCGCAAACTGGTAGTTGGAGGAGATATCGAGTTTGTTCCTTTTAAGCGGTATGTGTGGCAGGGCAGAATCATTGTAGACCGAGCCGAAAAGGTTACCTACACGATTACCACTCAGAAAACGCTTCGTGCCGTGCCGAGGAAACAGCGCAATAAACCACATTTTCTGCAGACCATCCTATATATGGAAAATGGTGGTTGCGAAGCATCTGTAAAGCAGATGACCCTTATGGATTTTTTCCCGTTTGAAGCAGAAGATCTGGAAAATGACTATAACTCCATTGTGGAAGGTCTGATTGACCCTACCGAGGGTTATCGCCATTACGTCATCGCCTACGATGCAGACGGCAGCGAACTCAGAGACATTCAGTTGGAGTTTCTGGATAAGGACTTCAATATAATCGCAACGGCATCTCTTAACGAATACATAAAGCCGGATTTTGCACGGCTTACAGATGTCGAGCCTGTTAATGAAGATCTTAGTGATGAGACTGATGGCGAAGCAAGGGGTCTGTTGGCGATTAAGTCTGGACTTCGCCCCAAATTACGGGAGGTTTCAAAACAGGCCTGACAAAATTAAGTCAGGAGATGAAGAATTATGGATAAAAGAATATTTAACGGTAAGCGCCTAAAAAACGGAAGACTCTTTAGGGGGCTTACACTTACTGAATTAGCTGATCGAACAGGTATCAGCAAACAATCACTTTCACTTTACGAGAATGAGCGAAATACACCGGAACATGAGCGAGTACAAGCTTTAGCCTCATCTTTAAGCTTTCCATACGATTTCTTCTTCCAAACGGATGCTTGTGAAACCGTGACGGAGGTAACCTATTTCCGTTCCCTTGCAAGTGCCACAAAGATGAATCGTACCTCACAAAGCGTAAAGTTAGAGTATGTGGCTAAAATGTATGAAGTTCTATTGGAATATATTGATTTTCCTGCTCTCAATTTGCCGGACGTAACCTTTGATGGCAGCGATGATGAGTTTGATGATAAGAGTACAGAGGATACCCAGCGGCAGATTGAATCCATTTCACAACAGATTAGAGAGTTTTGGGGTATTGGCGATGCTCCAATAAAAAATCTACAGTTCTTGCTTGAAAAGAACGGCATTATCGTAACCGGATTTGATACATTGGAAGATAAGATTGACGCATTCAGCCAGAGAACTATTGTCGGTAATAATGATATGTACTTTATAGCTGTTGCCCTTGGCAAGAGACCGGAAGGCAGAATCCGGTTTGATATGGCCCATGAACTTGGACACCTTCTGCTTCATCCATGGAGTGAGAACCTCGAACTCATTACAAAGGAAGAATTTAAGGTCCGTGAAAAACAGGCCAACATGTTTGCAAGTGCCTTGTTGCTGCCCCAAAACAGTTTTGGCAAAGATGTACAGGCATATCCTACAGACTTGAAGTATTACCAGTTTCTCAAGAAAAAATGGAAGGCTTCCATTCAAGCGATGGTTTACCGAAGCAATCAACTCGGTATCATTACCGATAACCAGTTCCAGTATATGATGCGTCAGATATCCAAAAACGGATGGCGCACCAAAGAACCCGGCGATGTTTCGTATGCTTTGAAGGAGAATATATTCCAAGGGGCTATCGACCTTCTTATTGAAGAGAAGATACTTAACCCCGCAAGCATCCTGCGGACTTTCAAACAGTACGGTATTACACTGTATCGCCAAGATATTGAGGAACTACTCCACCTGCGTGAGGGAACGCTTTATGTTGAGGAGAGCAAACCGCAAATCATACAGCTTAAACGCCCTGATGATACGCATAGAGGCAACGAATAAAATGCAACAAAGCCGCCTCCTAAGATAAGTCTCAAGGTGTTTGAAGAGTGGCATGTAGCCACTCTTTCCAAGAAGCGACTTTTTTCATAGGAGGCGTGTTAATGGAAAGACTTAATTCATTCAGAGATGTTATTGAGGACAGGCTTTTTAACGAAATTTTCAATGCCTTGTTAATCTTTGTAGAAGATAACCCTGGTAAATTGGAAGGCAATTCGCACTGCGTAGAAAGTCCGGATGAAGCAACTTTGTCTGATGTTGAGGTCAAGCTTGTCGATATCACTGATTCAGAGGGTAACGAGATTTTTTTTGATGTGGTAGTATCTGCAGAAATCGAAATTGCAGAAACAGTAAAGAGAAACCGTGAAACCGATGGCATAGAGCAGTGGTTTCGGATTTCCTGTTCTGCAGAATTGGAAGATGGGTTTCGAAAATTCTATATATCTGATATACACATTTATAACAAGTATAATAATGGCAAAGAAAACCACCTGTCTGAGTATCTAGTTCCCATCATTCGCAAGGACCAGTTGGATGATGTGGCAGAAGAATTCCTTAAGAAATATTACCCGGAAGCATTAGCAAAGCCAATGGCTGTTCCGGCTCGTGAAGTCGCAAAGCGAATGGGGATTGACGTTCAGGAAGTACATATTACTAAGACTTGCTCTGTTTTCGGACAGACATATTTCTCCGACTGCGAAATACAATATTATGACAGAGATGCCGGGTTATATAAGCCTTTGAATGTAAAAAGAGGAACTATCCTGGTTGACCCCAATGTGTATTTTATGCGTAATGTGGGATCCATGAACAATACCATCATTCATGAGTGCGTCCACTGGGATCTGCACAAAAAGTTCTTTGAACTGGAAAAGCTATACAACAAGGAAGCACGGTCTATCAGCTGCCAGGTTCAAGAAGGCATAAGACCTGAAAGAAATCGGACACCGCTGGACTGGATGGAGTGGCATGCCAATTCCTTAGCCCCGAGAATACTGATGCCTGTAAAGCAGACACGGCAGAAGATTGAAGAACTAATCGCCAAAAACAAGCGAGTGCTTCAGAACGATAATATCGCCGATATCATGGAATCTGTGGTTTTCGAATTATCAGAGTTCTTCGAGGTATCAAGGATTGCAGCGAAAATTCGTATGATAGACCTCGGTTACACTGAGGCTATTGGTGTTTATACCTATATAGATGACCACTACATTTTAAATTATGCTTTTGAAAGAGCGGCTCTGAAAAATAATCAGACCTTTACCATCGGGATGCAGGATGCATTATATGAGTATGCTACGAATGTTGATTTTAAGAAATTACTGAATTCCGGCAAATATGTCTATATTGATGCACATTTTTGTATTAATGATTCCAAGTATATCCGCCACAACGAAAACGGGTATGCGGAACTTACAGATTATGCAAGACAGCACATAGATGAATGCTGTCTTATCTTTGATCTCAAGACTCGAAAAAATAATAGCTACGGGGTCTCCTTCTACACAGAATGTGTGCTTTATAAAAATGCTGTCTCTGACACGATAGTTGAAGCCAAGTATAGTAATTCCGCTCAGAACCAGTTAACTGAAGCTAGAGCCGCAGAATTAAAGAGAATCAAAAATGAGGCAACGCAGACAACAAGAATTATGCGTAGTCTGCCTGCCACTTTTTCCGATACGCTTGTTGCCCATATGGATCGATTGAATTTTACAGTAGAATACTTGGAAGAGATGTCACTGGTAAATGCCAAGACCATACAGCGCATGAGAAACGATGATAGAAAACCGCATAAGCTGCCAACGGTAGTGGCTATTTGTATAGGAATGCAATTAAACCCTGTTCTAAGTGCTGATCTGATAAAGAAGGCCGGTCATACTTTCAGAATTGACGAGGAACACATAATATATCAGATGCTGCTGAACTCGTACTACCAAAACTCAATTTATGAATGTAATGAGATTTTAAGGGCGAATGACTGCAATCCGCTGAGTAAAGCAGAATAAAAAAACAAAAAATTCTTATGTGACCGGACATTTTTTGTCCGGTTGTTTTTTGCCAGAATCGACAGGCCCCCTATAGGCTGCAATATTAATTTGCAGCCTATAGGGGGCCTGTTTTGCATTAAAATAGGACATTCCATGTCCGGGGCAAAACTACACTTGAGCGGTACGATTATGCCATGAGTTGGCCAACTCGTGGCATTTTTCTTTTCCAGAGTTTTGCGAAAAAGTTTTTTTAAATAGGAAAAGAGCCTGCCTATTTAACTTTTAGTATTTAGCTACAGAGCAAGGGAAGGAGGTGAGAAAGCGATGGGACCTAATGAAAGACGCCAGGGAATCATGGAAACACTCTGCCACAGAAGGCAGGAGACTATGGCAAATATGGCATTTGAGTTTGGAGTCAGTGTCCGAACTATTAGAAACGATATTGACTGCCTGTCGCTTTCTTATCCTCTGGAAACTATACGTGGACGATATGGCGGCGGTGTCCGGGTTATGGATGGGTTCTATATGAACCACAAGTATCTGAAGCCTGAACAGAAGGAATTGCTGAAACGGCTCGGCGCGCAGCTGTCCGGCAATGACCTCGCCATAATGAACAGCATCTTCAAAGACTTTGCTCTGAGCAAATAGCACGGGTTACAACCCCGAATTTTGAAAGGATGGTGAATGTAATGAAAAAGGTTTTTGTATGTTCTCCCTACCGTGGAGATATCGAGAAGAACAGCAAGAAAGCTGCGTACGCTGCCAAAATCATATGTGGCTGTGGTTACATCCCAGTGGTACCGCATCTTTATTTCCCTCAGTTTCTGGACGAGAATGACGAGTCTGAGAGAATCCGCGGTATTGAACTTGGCATCGAGCTGATGAAGGGCTGTGATCTGATATGGTTGCTCGGGCCAAGCATTACAAGCGGAATGGAATATGAACTTGAAGCCGCAAAGGAAATCCGCATCCCAGTGATGATATACGATGAGCAGCTTAGACAGATAAACCCTAAAACCCTGATTCTTGACGAGCGTGTGGATGATCACTTCCGCAATGTTGTCAAAGGTCTGAAATTTGAATGAAAGGATGAGTAGCAATGAGTGAAATTTATTTGACTTTGGCTGACGGGTTCGAAAAACTCGCAGCCGGATATCGTACCTTGGCGGCTAATTCTGCTGAAGGTCAAATCAAAGAACAATCTTCTGCAGCCGAACTAAAACAGGAAAGCAAAATCAGTATCGAGTTGGTTCGCGCCGTTCTTGCTGAGAAAAGCCAGGAAGGCAAAACCCGCGAGGTCAAGGCTCTGCTGATGAAATACGATGCAGGAAAGCTCTCAGGTGTGAAGCCGGAGGATTATGAGGCTCTTCTCAAAGAAGCCGAGGTGCTTTAATGAGTGGACATGCAAGATTTTCTCCTTCATCGGCAAATCGCCGTTTGAACTGTCCACCGTCCTTGGTGCTTGAGGAACAGTTTGCAGAAGAAGAGTCTCAATATGCAGCAGAGGGTTCTGCCGGCCATGCGCTGGCAGAGCATCTCATCAGAAAGCACCTTAAACAAAGAAGCAAACGCCCTGTTTCCGATTATTACTCGGACGAGCTGCTCGAAGCTGTAGATGAATATGTGTCTTATGTTATAGGTGAAATTGAGGAAGCCAAGCGGGTCTGCAATGGCCCGGTATTCACTGTTGAACAGCGCGTGGATGCTTCGGACTATGTGGATGAATGCTTCGGTACGGCGGATATGGTCATTGTTACCGATAAGGTGGCGCATATCATTGATCTCAAACTCGGCAAAGGCGTCCCGGTTTTTGCGGAGGAAAATCCGCAGCTAATGATCTACGGACTCGGCATCCTTGGCATGGCAGAGATGCTCTACGATGTGGAAACCGTCAGACTTACAATCTTTCAGCCTCGCTTAAACAATTCAAGCACCTGGAATATTGCTCCGGATACTTTGAAGGCGTGGGGCGAGGAAGTGTTAAAGCCCAGAGGTGCTATGGCGCTGATGGGAGCTGGAGATTTCAATGCAGGTAGCTGGTGCCGATTCTGCAAAGCAAGGAATCAGTGCCGTGCAAGAGCCGAAGAGTTTCTTGCCCTAGCAAAGATGGAGTTTCGTCAGCCTGCTCTGCTCTCGGATGATGAAATCGCAGAGGTGCTGAAGATAGCTGACGATCTGGCAAAATGGGCCTCCGATGTTTATGCCTTTGCCCAGGACCAGGCTATCATCCACGGCAAAGAGTGGAACGGATTCAAACTGGTGGAAGGTCGCAGCAACCGCAAGTATACAAGCGAGGACGAGGCGGCAGAGGCCGCAACTACCGCCGGCTACACAGATATCTATAAACGCTCACTAGTTACCATCACAGAGATGGAACGACTTATGGGCAAACAGGAATTCACCCGTATTCTCGGACGCCTGGTGTACAAGCCTCAAGGCAAGATCACATTGGTGCCGTATTCAGATAAAAGAGAAGCAATCAATAAAACTACCGCTGCGGCGGAATTTCAGGAGGTTTCATTATGAACAAGAATACGTCTGCAACTAAAGTCATCGTACCATGCCGTTTTTCCTATCTTCACTGCTGGGAGCCAGACTCCGTAAATGGTGGTGATCCGAAATACAGCGTTTCGGCTATCGTGCCTAAAAGTGATACCAAGACTGTCGAAGCCATAAAGGCAGCTATTGAACAGGCCAAGAAGGACTCTGCATCTAAGTGGGGAGGTAAGATTCCCGCCAATCTCAAGACTCCGCTTCGCGATGGCGATATCGACCGCCCCGAGGACGAAGCCTACAAAGGCTGCTATTTTTTCAATGCCAACAGCCGTCAGGCTCCACAGGTGGTGGACGGAAAAGTACAGCCAATCCTTGATCAGAGCGAAGTTTACTCCGGCTGTTACGGTCGTGTCAGCGTAACCTTCTATGGCTACAACTCCAACGGCAACCGCGGCGTTGCGGCGGGCCTTGGCAACATCCAGAAGCTCAAGGACGGTGAGGCACTCGGAGGACGCTCAAGGGCAACCGATGATTTTGGAACTGCGGAAGATGAGGATTTCCTCGGCTAAGAACTAATGTGGGGCGGTGGGCAACTGCTGCCCTTTACATACAAGGAGAGGATGAAATGTATTTATCAATAGATATTGAGACTTATTCAGATGTGGATCTGACGAAATGCGGCGTTTATGCCTATGTAGACAGTCCCAACTTTACAGTGCTGCTATTCGCTTACGCATTTGATGATGAAGAAACTAAGATAGTGGATCTGGCTTGCGGGGAGAAGCTTCCTGCAGAAGTCCTTGAAGCACTAACCGATGGAAGCGTTATAAAGACAGCTTTCAATGCAGCATTCGAAAGAACCTGTCTTTCAAGATACCTGAACACACCTCTATCTCCGGCTTCCTGGCAGTGTACGGCGGTGCAGTCGGCGATGCTTGCACTGCCACTGTCTCTTGACGGTGTGGGCGAGGTTTTGGATATTAGGCGAAAAAAGCTCAAGGAAGGCACCGACCTGGTCAGATACTTCTCCATTCCATGCAAGCCGACCAAGACAAACGAAGGAAGAACCAGAAACCTGCCGGAACACTCGCCTGAAAAATGGGAGCTGTTCAAAACCTACTGCATCAGGGATGTGGATGCGGAGCGGGAGATAAGGTGGAAACTCAGGAATTTTCAGATTCCCGAAAGCGAGATGGAACTTTATAGGCTCGACCAGGAAATCAATGATAGAGGCATCATGGTTGACCGTGATCTTGTATCTCATGCCGTTGAGTGTGATCTTCAGTACAAAGATATGGTGACTGCACAGGCTTATGAATTGACTGGGCTTAACAACCCTAACTCTGTCACCCAAATCAAAGAATGGCTTATGGACAGAGGTGTCGAGGTGGAGAGCCTTGATAAAAAATCGGTCAAGGGCCTCATTCCAGAAACGGATGGAGAGGTGCTGGAGGTTCTGAAGCTGCGGCTGTTGATGGCAAAGACCTCGATCAAGAAATATGAAGCCATTGAGCGCTCCGTCTGCTCGGATGGGAGGGTCCACGGTCTGCTCCAGTTTTATGGGGCGAATCGGACAGGACGTTGGGCAGGAAGGCTTGTCCAGGTTCAGAACCTGCCACAGAACCATCTGGCGGATTTGGCTCTTGCCAGAAGCCTTATAAAACAAGGCCGGTATGAGGATGTGGATTTGCTATTTGACTCCGTTCCAGGTGTGTTGTCGGAACTAATCCGAACTGCCTTTGTGCCAAAGCCTGGTACCCGGTTTATCGTAGCGGACTTTTCTGCAATTGAAGCAAGAGTGCTCGCATGGTTCTCTGGTGAGAAATGGCGTCTTGATGTATTTGCCAGCCACGGAAAGATCTATGAGGCATCGGCATCCGCCATGTTCGGTGTTCCTATTGAGGAAATAACAAAAGGCAGCCCGTTTAGGCAGAAGGGCAAGATTGCGGAACTGGCTTTGGGCTATGGCGGATCTGTCGGAGCTTTGACTTCAATGGGAGCTTTGGACATGGGGCTGACTGAAGAAGAACTGCCCATACTGGTCAATCAGTGGAGAAGCGCGAATCCCCACATTACAAAGTTCTGGTGGGATGTAGATGCAGCTGCCACTTCGGCTGTACGTGAAAAGAAGGAAATGGTCGTCGGCAAGGTGTGCTTTTCCTACAAGTCCGGCATCCTGTTCATCACACTGCCCTCCGGCAGAAAGCTCTCCTATATCAAGCCGAGACTCGATACCAACAAGTTTGGCCGTGAAGGCCTGACTTATGAGGGGATTGGCGAAAGCAAGAAGTGGCTGAGGATCGAAACCTATGGCCCAAAACTGGTCGAGAACATCGTGCAGGCAACAAGCCGCGACCTTTTGGCACTCGCCATGCTCAGGCTTCGCAACAGCGGATTTGAAATTGTGATGCACATTCACGATGAAGCTGTGCTGGAGGTTTCAGAAGGATATTCAAGCGTTGAAGATATATGCAGGATAATGTCGGTTGCTCCGGAATGGGCAACAGGATTGCCGCTTAGAGCGGACGGTTACGAATGTGATTTTTATAAAAAAGATTAGGAGGATTAAGGATTATGAATAATATTAAGATTTTCAAAAATATCGAGTTTGGTGAAATTAGAACACTGGAACAGGACGGCAAGCCACTATTCTGCGGTAGCGATGTGGCAAAGGCGTTAGGCTATGCCAAGCCACAGAATGCTATCGATGCACATTGTAGGTATGCCCTAAAACGAGGCATACCGCACCCACAATCGCCTGAGAAAACAATTGAAATGCTCTTTATTCCTGAGGGTGACCTTTATCGGTTGATTGTTAACAGTAAATTGCCATCCGCAGAAAAGTTTGAACGCTGGGTTTTTGATGATGTTCTCCCAACTGTTAGAAAGCACGGTCTTTATGCCAAAGAGGAACTACTGAATGATCCGGACCTCTTTATATCCGCCCTTCAGGAATTGAAGGCAGAAAAAGAGAGAATCAAACTTCTGGAGCTTGAGAATGCGCAAAGCAGACAGATCATTTGTGAACTGCAGCCGAAAGCCAGCTACTACGATTTGATTTTACAGAATAAGAGTGTTATCCCTGTCAGCCAGATTGCGAAAGATTACGGGATGTCCGGTAAGGCCTTTAATAAGATGCTGCACGACCTGGGTGTTCAGTTCAAGCAGTGTAACACATGGCTCTTATACCAGAATTATGCTGACCAAGGTTACACCCAGTCCAAGACATATGCCATTGATGCTGAACGAAGTGCGATGCACACCTACTGGACGCAGAAGGGTAGACTGTTTCTTTATGACTTGCTGAAAAATGAATGCGGCCTGTTGCCGGTTATTGAACGCAGGCTAAGCGCATAGGGGGTGTGTTTCTTTGGGAATCAGCAAATACAACGCGGAAGGTTACTATGATCCGACCGCATATGAAGGCATCCGCAATGCAGAAGCGGATGCCAGAAAACTTAAGATTAAGTATCCCACAGGATATATGGAGCTGAACCTTGATTACTTTTTTCCCTGTACTCTGGACAAAGCCAGGAAGGTCTTTTCTCTGATTCACAGATATTCATCGGAAGTCGACAAAGACAGATTGCTTGCATTCCTTTATGGGTTGGAGAGCAGATATGGTGCCCAGATGCAGGAGTATGCCGATAAGGCAATGTACTATCCTGAGAAAACAGAGGAGTATCGAGAGTACACTTCAAGGTTTAAGGAAGCAAGGCGGCTCCGTCAGCGAACCGCAAGAAACATAGAACTCTTTACCGCAGGGAGGGAACTCAGATGAAAATAAGGCTTTGTACGGGCAATTCCCGTATGGACAAACATTGGAACCTGACGGAAATGGAACTAGACGAGTTCCGTAACCGCATATCCACCACTCACAGAACCGCAGAGACGGTGGAGCAGTACAAGAAACTCAGCAAGGCCAAGCAGGATGAGATTAAAGACGTTGGAGGCTTTGTACTTGGAACCCTGAAAGGTGGCAGACGAAAAAAGGACTGTGTCCTGACCCGCTCGGGGCTATGTCTGGATATGGACTACGCACTGCCAGACACCATCGAACAGATCGAGATGTTCTTTTCCTTCAAATGCTATTTCTACTCCACACATAAACATACTCAAGAAAAGCCACGCCTTCGACTAATTATTCCACTCGCCCGCGAGGTGTCACCCGATGAGTACTCTGCGGTAGCAAGAAAGGTGGCAGAGGAAATCGGCATTGAGCTCTTTGACGATACCACCTATGAACCGAGCCGACTGATGTATTGGCCATCGACCTCCGCTAACGGGGAGGTCCTGTTCCGTGAGATAGACGGAGATCTCCTTGACCCAGATGCAGTCCTTGCCAAATATAAGGACTGGCACAATTCAGCTGAATGGCCGGTATCAAAAAGGCAGCAGACTGTGGTGCAGCGGGAGGTCAAGAAACAGGCTGACCCTCTGGAAAAGCCAGGAACGGTTGGAGCCTTCTGCCGTACTTACTCTGTGACGGATGCCATTGATACTTTCCTTAATGATGTATATCGCAAGAGTGCAATGACCGGTCGCTACGACTATATCCCTGCAGACTCCCAGGCGGGTGTAGTTATTTATGAAGATAAATATGCATACAGCCACCATGCTACAGACCCTGCTTGCGGGCATCTCATGAACGCCTTTGATGTGGTGCGAATCCATAAGTTCGGTGGTCTGGATGCCAGAGCGGACGAGGACACAGAGCCCTCCAAGCTGCCATCCTTCAAAGCCATGCAAGAATTTGTCGTTGATGACGAAAAGGTGAAGCTACGCCTTGCCAAAGAGCGCGAGAGTCAGGCTATGGCAGAGTTTGATGGAGTTGATGAAGAAAACTGGCAGACCTTTCTAGAGCTGGACAAACAGGGGAGGGTTAAAGATACCCTGACTAATATTGCTAATATTATCCGCTATGACAGCAACCTCAAACCCATCGTATACAACGAGTTCAAAAGTATGCTTGATGTGATTGGAGAATTGCCGTGGAGCCAAGTGCGCCCCGGTTGGGGTGATGCCGACCTTGCCTGCGCAAAAGTGTACTTTGAGAGGGTGTACGGGATCTGGTCACCTACTAAATTTAAGGACGCGCTACTAGCGGTTTCATCTGCAGAACGCACCTACCATCCAATTAAGGAATATCTGGCAACAATCGCATGGGATGGAGAGGAACGTATCGACACACTGCTTATAGATTATCTCGGTGCAGACGATACCGCATTCGTCAGAGCAGTTACAAGAAAGACACTTTGTGCCGCTGTTGCCCGTGTATATGAGCCCGGCATCAAGTACGACTCCATCCTTGTTCTTAATGGTCCGCAGGGAGTTGGCAAGTCCACACTCTTTGCTCTTCTTGGACGGCAGTGGTATTCGGACAGTCTGTCCATTTCGGATATGAAGGACAAGACCGCTGCAGAGAAGCTGCAGGGCTATTGGATTCTTGAGCTTGGGGAGCTGGCGGGCATCAAGAAGGTGGATGTGGAGACAGTCAAATCTTTCATCAGCCGGACAGACGATAAATTCCGTCAGTCCTATGGCGTCAATGTGGAAAGCCATCCAAGAACCAACATCATCGTGGGGTCAACAAATGCTGAGAGTGGCTTCCTCCGTGACATCACAGGAAACAGACGCTTCTGGCCTGTTCATGTTACGGGCAACGGGAAATATAATGCGTGGGATTTAACCGAGGTCGACCAGGTTTGGGCCGAAGCCATCGTGAAGTACCGTGCCGGAGAGGAGCTGTTCCTTAAAGGCGAAGTGGCAACGCAAGCATATGTTGCTCAGCAACAGGCAATGGAATCCGATGACCGTGAGGGTATCATCAGCGATTACCTAGACCATCTGCTACCGGAAAACTGGGATGGCATGGATCTTTATCAGAGAAGGAGTTTCCTGGGCGGTAGCGAGTTTGACGGTGCAACCACAACAGGGAGTGTCGGCCGCGACAAAGTCTGCGTGATGGAAATCTGGTGTGAGTGCTTTGGCAAGGAGCGTCAGAACCTCAAGCGCACCGACTCCTATGAAATTGAAGGTATTTTGACTCGCATCGGAGGGTGGCGGAAATTGACCTCCAACAAAACCGGAAAGACTTATTACCCCCTTTATGGTCCGCAGAAAACCTTCGTCCGTGAAAAGCAAGGCACAAAATCGGGGAGTTAGGCACATGCCTATCGTTCCGTAAAAACCAACGGCACAAAGATAGGCATAGCCTAAAATGGTAGTAAAACAGGGTGGCCTGTAAGCTTTGTGCCTATCGTGCCTATAAATAACCATAATGAGCGATAAAAATATATGAAATAGTAGGAATAGGCACATGTATGTCCGTGTACACGCGTATAGAAGTTTTTGGCTTAGGCACGGAACATCGGCACAAGTGCTGAGAGGAGATGGTCTTTTGCGAGAAAGTGCAATAGAAAGAAAATTGGTCACCGAGGTAAAAAAGCGTGGAGGGCTTGCTGTCAAATTTGTATCGCCCGGTCTTGATGGAGTGCCGGACCGTCTTGTTCTATTCCCTGGCGGCAAGATGGCTTTCGTGGAACTGAAAGCCCCCGGTAAGAACATGCGGCCTATACAGGAGAAACGGGCAAGGCAGCTAACCGCTTTAGGCTTTAGAGTCTACTGCGTGGACAACAAAGAAATGATTGGAGGTGTGCTTGATGAAATACAAGCCGCATAGCTATCAGGAATATGCAAAAGAGTTCATACTGGCACACCCGGTCTGCTGCCTTATGCTCGACATGGGACTCGGCAAGACAATTATCACGCTTTCGGCATTATGGCTGCTTGCTTTGGATAGCTTCGACATTGGTAAGATCCTCGTTATCGCTCCCAAGCGAGTAGCTGAAGATACCTGGCCAAAGGAGATGGCAAAGTGGGAGCATCTGACAGGACTTACATTCTCTTTGGTACTTGGCAACCAGAAACAGAGAGAGGAAGCCCTTAACAAACGTGCTTTTGTTTATATCATCAACAGGGAGAATGTATCGTGGCTTATTGAAAACGGCCAATGGGATTTTGACACCGTGGTTATAGATGAACTGTCCAGCTTCAAATCCAATAAGGCACAGCGGTTCAAAACCTTGAAGAAAGTCCGTCCGAAAGTGCAGAGGGTTATAGGGCTTACCGGCACTCCGGCACCGAACTCGCTCCTTGACCTTTGGCCGCAATTGTATCTGTTGGATATGGGGCAGAGGCTCGGGCGCTTCATCGGCGGCTACCGTGAAAGGTTCTTTAAGCCGGATAAGCGCAATCGTGAAATTATCTATTCTTATAAAACCCGTGACGGTGCGGAGGAAAAAATATATGAACTGATTTCCGATGTCTGCATTTCCATGAAAGCCGTGGACTTCCTCGATATGCCGGAGAAGGTGTATAACCGCATTGAGGTTTCGATGGAGAAGAAGGAGCAACAGCTTTACGACCGTTTTCAAAAGGATATGGTTCTTTCCCTTGGTGGTGAGGATGTTGACGCCATCAATGCTGCCGGCCTTTCAAACAAATTGCTGCAGATGGCAAATGGTGCGGTCTACGGCGAGGACAGAAAAGTCCTCCGCATCCACGATAGAAAGCTGGATGCACTGGAGGATTTGATTGAAGCCGCCAATGGCAAGCCGATCCTTGTAGCTTACTGGTATAAGCACGACCTTGCCAGAATTCGTAAGCGGTTCGATGTACGAACAATTGATACCCCAGAGGATATTGACGACTGGAATGCCGAAAAAATACCTGTGGCTCTGATCCATCCGGCTTCGGCGGGTCACGGTTTGAACCTCCAAGAAGGCGGCTCCACCGTAGTATGGTTCGGGCTTACCTGGTCTTTGGAACTGTATCAGCAGTTGAACGCAAGGCTCTGGCGGCAGGGTCAAAAAAACACTGTGGTGATTGCCCATATCGTTACCCGCGGTACACATGATGAAGATGTGATGAAAGCGCTGGAACGAAAGGATATGAGGCAGTCCGCTTTGATCGCAGCGGTCAAAGCCAGGATTGGAGGTGCATCATGAACGAAAGGATAGAGAAAATAATGCAGGATTATCCGCAGATGGTGATGGAACGGACTTGTTTAGAAAATCAGATATTGAATTTTAAAGGCATCACCGGAACCGAAATGATAGAGTCCATGTATTTTACGCAGCCGGAGGGTGAGCGAGTTCAGGCTAGTGGCGTTTCTGATAAGACTGCCCGTATTGCCATAACATACAAGAACAAAATGGAACGTATCAATTGTGAGTGGCGGGAACATTTAGAGAAGAAACATTCTATCCTTGCGGAGGAACTGATCTTTTTCGAGTCAGCTGTTCTTTCCTTGAGCGGCATTCTCCCTGATTTTATTTCCGATATGGTCATCGAAGGCCTTACATGGGATGACCTAGCTGACAAATACCATGTCAGCCGGACGATGGTGGCAAAGTATCGCAAGAAGGCAATCCATGAACTGGAAATTCTGTACGCCATTCACGACCAGGAAATGGCAGAATATATTTTGAGGTGAATGTGATGTGTAAAAGAGGAGATATTTATTTCGTGGATTTCGGAAAGAACATAGATACAAGAAAACAGTGCGGAATCCGTCCTGTGGTTGTGGTCAGCAATAATAAGGCAAATGCCTATTCTCCTGTTATCACCGTTGTGCCGCTCACTTCCAAAATCCACAAGAAACGGTTTCTGCCAACCCATGTGTATATTCCCGTATCTGCCGGATGCGGAATGAGACGTGGAAGCCTGGCTCTTGCTGAACAGGTGGAAGCCATTGACAAGGACCGCCTTCTTGAGAAAAAGGGGTATATTGCTAGCGATGTTATTATGGGGAAAATCACAAAGGCAATACAGATACAGATCGGAGCATACGAAGAATATAACTGATTGAATTTTAGCAGTAAAAGATTTTTTGTTTTACCATTGACACTCTAACGGCAGTATGGTACATTTATCTCAAGATAAGTCTACCGGATATATGGTACAAAAATATGGAGGTGTAATATGGGAAGACAAAATTATATGACGATTACCGTAGCGGACACAATTCAGGATATGTTTAACGAGTTTGTGACAATCAAGGGGATTACAAAAACGGCAGCACTTAATGATGTAGTAGAAATGTATATGCTGGCTAAAGACGAAGAATTGTATTTGAACCTCAAAAAAAAGTACTTAAATGTTGAGGGGGTGAAGAACATGATTGCTGATCGAGATAGTAAGATTGATGATTCAATACCAGAGTACTTGTTTATGAAGCTGGGAATATCCACAACAAATGAAGGCGATGAACTTGATGGAGAAGAAACAGTTAGGGTTTATATGAACGATGAAAAGATCAGAGGCTTTACTTGGTTTTCTACACAGTCTTTGTTTTATGGGATGAGTCAGGATCGAGTGAAGCATTACAACAATCAGATTGCGGCTGGGAAAAAGGTGAAAATCCTTTTTGCAGTCAACAACGAAAATTTCGATAATGACATCGCATTTAGCGCTGATGTTCTGGAAGTGTTTTCTGCCAAGCTTCCGGTGGAATGTCCTGAAGAAGGGCTTCCGGTTGAATTTGATGGTGAAAAGGCGCGCATTTGGATTAAACTTGTTAACATTCAAGATGAAACAAAAATTAATGCGAGCATGATGCAAATAACAAGTACTGGAAGAGATTTAAAACAGACCATATCAAATTCTCAGTATCATTTTGGATATGTGTCATTCAAAGAATAAGAGTATATTTCGCTAAATGGTTTACTGAAGGTGTACTAAAGGTGTACTGCTTTTTCATTTCGACCGCGCTATACTTATAATTGCCAGGAAAGCATACAGAGTCTGGGTTCTCCCCCAGGCTCTTTTTCTTTGGCCGGATGCGTATTTCATCCTTTCACGCATCCGTACATAAGAAGGGAGAAATAATTATGCCGAAACGTCCTAACACCCCGTGCAAGCATCCCTGTTGTGCAAGACTTATTCCTTATGGTTCGCAGTACTGTGAGGAACACGCACCGATGCATCGTCAAGATGCGAAAGGCACAAAGGAAAAAGGATATAATAGTCGCTGGCGTGCGGTAAGAGCAAGGTTCTTAAAAGCACATCCATTGTGCGCAAAGTGCCTTGAGAACGGGCGACTTGAGAAAGCCACGGTGGTGGATCACATTGTTCCCCATCGAGGCGACCGCAAACTATTCTGGGATGAAAGCAACTGGCAAGCGCTTTGCAAGTCGTGTCACGATACAAAAACAATGACCGAGGACCGGTACCAGGAATTCAAGTACTAACCCCCAGGGGCGGTCTGAATCTCTGTGAGCCGCCAGCGCCAAGACCGCCGCCCCCCTTCGCGTGAAAAATCGCAGAATTAACAAGGGGGGATACCCCAAAAGCCTTAGAATACCCTCGTAAATTCATAGGAAATAGCGAAAGTGACCTGAAATAAAGGTTTTCCCCTTTTATCTTCCTCGCCGCTTTCGTCAAATTATTACCCAAAAGACTGTAAAATACTTGCTCAAACGCAGGGTTTCACGGTCTTTTTTTATACAAAATTTTAGCGAAAGGATGTGAAGCAATGACGGATTTCCAAACAAAGCAAATACGAGAACTGCGCATGAGAGGCGTCGGATACCGGGCCATTGCTTCGGTGGTCGGGCTTTCCCGTGATGTAGTTCGCAACTACTGCAAAAGTCACAGCCTATATGGCTATGCCACGGAGTTTACCATGAATATGAAAGAACAGATGCAGCAGGGCAAAGCCTGTCTGTGCTGCGGCAAAGATATCAAGCAACCAAATACGGGTCGGAAGCGTAAGTTTTGCTCGGACAAATGCAGACGGGAATGGTGGGCAGCCCACCCAGATGTCGTGCAGAAAAAGGAAACGGCATTCTATAAAAAGGCTTGTATCTACTGCGGTAAACCCTTCACCGTTTACGGAAACAAGAACAGAAAATATTGCAGCTACGAATGTTATGTACATGACAGATTCTGGCGAGCGGAAGAGGGCAGAGAGACTTATGTAAGTCCTGCCCGGTGTGAGGAGGTAAATTATGAGTGAAATGAATTGGCAATCACTGTCGGTGGATATTCTCCATCCGGCTGCATACAATCCCCGCAAGAAACTGAAGGCGGGAGATAAGGAATACGAAAAAATCAAAAATTCCATTTTGGAGTTCGGATATGTGGAACCCATAATCGTCAATTACGATATGACGGTCATTGGCGGCCACCAAAGGCTGACAGTCTTGAAAGATCTGGGATATAGCGAGGTGCAGTCTGTTGTCGTGCATATCGAGGATGAGAACAAGGTCAAGGCTCTTAACATTGCCCTCAATAAAATCACGGGAGCCTGGAACGAGCAGCTTCTTGCTGATCTTATCGTAGATTTGCAGACAGCAAACTTTAATGTGGATTTGACAGGCTTTGAGCTGCCTGAAATCGACCAGTTGTTTTCCAAGGTCCATAACAAGGAAATCAAGGAGGATGACTTCGATGTAGAAGCGGCTTTGAAAAAGCCTACCGTGACAAAGAGTGGTGACATTTGGCTTCTTGGAAAGCACCGACTCATCTGCGGCGATTCTACCTTGCCGGCAACCTACTCTGCTCTGATGGATGGTAGAAAAGCAAACCTTGTGGTTACCGACCCACCATACAACGTAAATGTTGAGGAAACAGCCGGAAAAATTAAAAACGATAATATGCCCGATGCAGACTTTTATAAATTTCTCTTTTCAGCCTTCGTCAATATGGAGCAGAACATGGAGAATGACGCATCCATCTACATATTCCATGCAGATACCCAGGGGCTCAATTTCCGCAAATCATTTACCGATGCCGGTTTCTATCTTTCCGGATGCTGCATTTGGAAGAAAAATGCATTGGTTCTTGGACGGTCCCCATACCAGTGGCAGCATGAGCCCTGTTTGTTTGGATGGAAGAGAGGCGGCAAGCATCAGTGGTATTCCGACCGAAAGCAGACTACCATATGGGAATATGACAGACCGAAGGCCTCAAAAGAGCATCCGACGATGAAGCCCGTGGCTTTGATGGCTTATCCTATTCAAAACTCATGCATGAGCAATTGTATCGTGCTTGACCCCTTCCTTGGCAGCGGCTCTACGATGATCGCCTGCGAGCAGACGGGACGTATCTGCTACGGCATTGAGTTGGATGAGAAGTTTGCGGATGTTATTGTTAACCGCTTTGTGGAACAGACCGGAAACAGTGAAAGTGTGTTTTTACTGCGTGATGGATCTCAAATCCCTTATGATAAGGTTCCACGCCCGGCAGCGGACACAACAGAAAATATAGAAATATGAGGTCTGGATTGTCTTGACTTATGTGCCTTTCAGAGTGATGTATGTAGTACCAAAAAATAAAGGAGGTTCAGCACATGATTATCAAGACAAATACGGATAACCGAAAAGCACTGGTCAAGGCAATCAGCGAGTTCACGGGCGAGGAGCAAAGCTACCTCGGCCTGCCAAGCTATGCATATCGAGTCGGCGAATTCATCATTGACCGCGACGGTGGGATAACCTGTGAAACCGATGATGGTTATAAGAAGTTGAAAGAGCATTTAATAGAACTTGGCTATCTTGAGTCTGAAGTTGAAGAATTGAATATCAGCATTCCCGCCGACGGAATGGATATGAACGCCCTTCGCAACCTGGTCTTTATGCTTCACAGCAAGCAATACCTTTTGAACCGGGTGGTGGGGCGCAACAGTTTTTCTGTCAGCGAGGACTTGATTAAAGCGCTTGAAACGAACCTGCCCGAAACTAAAGAAGCGTTACTCGCTCTCTGTGGGGCGGACAGCTATGAAGCAACAATCCATGGCATGACTTTTGACGAGGAGACGGTTACCTTCGCATTTCCTTTTTCGGACAACCCCGACAAGAACAGAGCTTATGCGGAACTGGCAGCCTTCATGGTGGCACAGGCAAGGGAGGCCAAGCGGGTAAGCGCTAAGGAACAGAAACCTGAAAACGAAAAATACTACCTTCGCAGTTGGCTTCTGCGTTTGGGACTTGCGGGCGAAGGCGGCAAGGCTTCAAGAAAAGCGCTTCTTACGGGCCTCAAGGGCCACACAGCCTTCAGAACTACCGCCGATGAGGAGAAGCATAAAGCTCGTCTGCTTGCGGAAAAGGCGCGCATGCAGGAATAGGAGGATTCAATAATGAAAGCACTTTTCGGAAGAAAAATGGTCGATATCGAAGAACTAAGGGATGCAACCAGAAAGGCTAAAAAAGAAGGATTTGTTGGATCGGCTTATAAGGTTACTAAAGAGGTCGCACTTAGTGACATCGATTTTAAAGAATTTACAAAGGACTTTCTTAAGGACCAGCCTTGGATTGATAAAGCCGATGGCGGTTCAAATCCAAGCGGTGAAATCCGGTGTATTAGAGTGCTCAACCTTCAAACGGGAGCGAGTATTTTGGTAAACAGCGAGGGTTACAATTATCCGCGGTATACAGCAATAGAAGAATAAGAGAAGCAAACTGCATACGGTTTTCAGCCTGAAAAATAGTTGTGTTTATTCAAAAATAGTACTGGATATTATGTGCTTTTAGAGTGATATATAGTACTACCAGAAGGAAAGAAACACACATTTTGAAAGGGTGAAAACAGATGAAAACGCAGAATTTCGGGATTGAAATCGAAATGACAGGCATCACGAGAGAGCAAGCGGCCAAGGTTATAGCAGTCTACTTCCAAACAGGCGAAACCAATTACGTTGGCGGCACCTACCGCACCTACGAAGCCAAAGACACCAAGGGCAGAGCATGGAAAGCCATGTACGACTCAAGCATTGTTGCCGAGAAGAAGGTCGGCGGTTCAATAACCTCCGCAGGCGATGAATACAAGACCGAGGTGGTCAGCCCCATCTTGACCTACGATGACATTGCGGATTTACAGGAACTGGTCAGACAGCTTCGGCACAAGGGCGCGATTGTGAACACCTCCTGCGGAATCCATGTTCATGTCGGGGCAGAGAGATTCACACCGCAGACCATCCGGAATATCGTCAACATCATCGCAAGCAAGGAGGACATCCTTTACAAAGCCCTTCAGATAGACCCAAGACGCCTTCGTTACTGCAAAAAGACCAACGAGGAACTGCTTGAAACCATCAACCGCAGGAAGCCCCAGACAATGGCGCAGCTTGCGGACATCTGGTACGCAGAAGACCCTTATGGCAGAGACCGCCATTACAACAACACCCGCTATCACGGCTTGAACCTCCATGCCACCTTTACCAAAGGCACGGTCGAGTTCAGACTTTTCAACTCCACCACCCACGCAGGAGAGATTAGAGCCTACATACAGTTCTGCCTGGCGGTTTGCCACCAAGCCTTGAAACAGAAGAAGGCTTCCGCAAGAAGAACGGTCACCGATAACGAAAAGTACGCCTTCCGATGCTGGATGCTCCGCTTGGGACTTATCGGGGGCGAGTTCAAGACCTGCAGATTGCACTTCCTCAAGCACCTTGAAGGCAACTCGGCTTGGAGACAGGTTGCTTGAAGGAATTAGCCACAGGCACACCAAGGGCGGCGCGACCGCCCTTTAGGTGGTGAAAGGAAAAATGACTTTCGGAAAGGGTGGATTGAATCATGAAAACAAAACTCTACATCGCATACGGCAGCAATATGGATATACGCCAGATGGCTTTCCGCTGTCCAACGGCGAAACTCATATGCACATCGGAAGTGGATGGCTACCGGCTGCTCTTTAGGGGTTCGCAGACAGGGGCTTACGCCACTATTGAAAAGGCGAATGGCTACAAGGTTCCGGTTATCGTCTGGGAAATCGGCGAGACAGATGAAATGAACCTTGACCGCTATGAGGGTTTTCCAGCATTTTATTACAAGAAAGACCTGACCGTTTCTGTAAATGGCAAGTTGGAAAAAGCCATGGCCTACATCATGGATGAACGCAGATCCCTTGGCGAGCCCAGCTACCGATACTACAAGGTGATCGAGGACGCCTACTCCGAGTTCCACTTGGATATAAACATTCTGGAAAAGGCCCTTGAGGACACCATTGCGGAGGGGGACGGCGATGTTTATTAAGAGAGAAATAGTCGAACGTCTACGCAAACAATACCCCGCTGGCACCAGAGTGGAACTTATCCGTATGGAGGATGAACAAGCGCCGCCCATCGGTACTCGAGGCACGGTGGTTGGTGTGGACGATATTGGAAGCATAATGGTCGCTTGGGATAGCGGCGGCAGCCTGAACGTGGTCTACGGTGAGGATTGTTGTCGAAAGATCGATAAATAACGCTGTCCCTATTATCTAGAAAAGACTTCTTCGGAGGTCTTTTTTTCATGCCATTAAAGCCAATGAGAGGAGGTGGGACTTATGGCACAGAGAGGAAGAAAACCAAAACCTACCGCCCTTAAGGAGCTGGAAGGAAACCCTGGCGGCCGGCAGCTGAACCAAAATGAGCCAAAACCCAATAAAAAAGCCCCACGCTGCCCTTCCTGGCTTGAAGAGGAAGCCAAAAAAGAATGGAAGCGCATGGGCAAGATTTTAGAACGGATAGGGCTTCTGACCGAAATGGATATGGCGGCCTTTGCGGGTTACTGCCAGGCGTATGCCCGTTGGAAGGAAGCCGAGGAATTCATCACCCAGCACGGCGCGATGATCCGCACCCCAAACGGCTATCTGCAACAGGTGCCACAGGTATCCATTGCCCAGACCAACCTGAAAATCATGCTAAAGTTCTGTGAACAGTTCGGTCTGACACCGTCGGCAAGGAGCCGGATCATAGCTGGTGAAGGTTCTCTTGACCCAACCGATGAGATGGAACAACTGCTTGAAGGTAGTTAATGATGCCATACCAATACACACCTTCACCTTTCATGCTTGAGACTTCCCGCTACGATAAGGCGAAAGCAGACCGAGCGGTTGCCTTTATTGAAAACCTCCGCCACACCAAAGGGAAGTGGGCGGGAAAGAAATTTCTGCTGCTGCCCTGGCAGGAACAGATTGTCCGGGATCTATTCGGGATTGTCGGAGAGAATGGCAAACGGCAGTTTCTTACCGCCTATATTGAGATACCGAAAAAACAGGGCAAGTCGGAACTCGCAGCCGCCATTGCCCTTTACCTTTTATATGCCGACAACGAACATAGTGCCGAGGTATACGGTGCCGCTTGTGACAGGTCGCAGGCTTCCATCGTGTTCGATGTGGCCAAGCAGATGGTGCAAATGTCACCGGCTCTTTTGAAGCGGTCGAAGATTACCGCCGCCACCAAGCGGATTGTAAACTATTCCAATGCAGGATTCTACCAGGTGCTTTCGGCAGAGACCGGAACCAAGCACGGGCTTAACGTATCCGGCCTTGTCTTTGACGAAATCCACGCCCAACCGAACCGCAAACTGTATGATGTTCTGACCAAAGGCTCCGGGGATGCCCGTGAACAACCGTTGTTCTTCATTATCACCACAGCTGGTTCGGACAAAAACAGCATCTGCTATGAGTTGCATGCCAAAGCTATGGACCTCAAGACTGGCCGAAAACAGGACAACACCTTTTATCCTGTTGTATATGGGCTGACCGAACAGGACGATTGGAATGATGAAGCCAACTGGTACAAGGCAAACCCGTCTCTCGGACACACCATCTCCATTGACCGTGTCCGTGAAGCGTATAAGAACGCGCTGGAAAACCCTGCGGAGGAGAAGGTGTTCAAGCAGCTCCGCCTTAACATTTGGACCTCGGCAACGGTGTGCTGGATACCGGAGCACATCTACGAGCGGGGCAATCTTCTCATTGATATCGATGACCTTAACGGCAGAGAATGTTATGGAGGGCTTGACCTATCCAGCACATCGGATATCACCGCTTTCGTCCTGGTGTTCCCGCCGCGCATGGAGGATGAGAAGTACATAGTGCTTCCATTCTTCTGGTTGCCGGAGGATACTTTGGAACTGAGGTGCCGCCGTGACCATGTGCTTTACGATGTGTGGAAGCTTCAAGGCTACCTCCAAACCACCGAAGGCAATGTCGTCCACTATGGTTTTATTGAGAAGTTCATAGAGGGATTGGGAGAAAAATACCACATCAAGGAAATTGCCTTTGACCGTTGGAATGCCACGCAGATGGTGCAGAATCTTGAGGGCATGGGATTTACGGTCGTACCTTTTGGCCAGGGCTATAAGGATATGTCCCCGCCGAGCAAAGAACTCTACAAACTGCTGATGGCGGGTAATATCAAGCACGGCGGCAACCCTGTTCTAAAGTGGATGGCGCAAAACGTGGTTATGCGTCAGGACCCTGCCGGAAACATCAAGCCGGACAAGGAAAAGTCTGTAGAAAAGATAGACGGCATTGTCGCCACCATTATGGCGATTGACCGTTGCATTAGAAATAAAAGCGATGATTCCAGCGTGTATGACGAGAGAGGTATTTTGTTTCTATAATTTATTACGCCTATGGTCGGAGGTGACTCATGAAAATACCATTTTTATCAAGAATATTTCAAACGCGGGCCAGCCCGAAAAACAGCTTCTGGGGCAGTGCCTACAGTTTTTTCTTCGGCACAAGCTCCAGCGGCAAGGCGGTCAATGAGCGGACGGCGCTACAGACAACAGCGGTCTATGCCTGCGTCAGGATACTGGCCGAAACCATAGCTTCGCTGCCAACGCACACCTACCGGTATGCACCCAATGGCAAAGAAAAGGCAACAGATCATCCCATATACTACCTGCTCCATAGCGAGCCAAATCCGGAGATGACTTCATTTGTGTTTCGAGAAACACTGATGGGTCATCTTTTATTATGGGGCAATGCCTATGCCCAGATCATCCGCGATGGGCGGGGCAAAGCAGTAGCCTTGTACCCGCTCTTGCCCAATAAAATGACCGTCAACCGGACAGATCAGGGTATTCTGTACTACCAATATGAAAAAGACGGACAATCCTATTTCCTTAGGAATTACGAAGTTCTCCACATTCCCGGCCTTGGCTTTGACGGCCTGATCGGGTATTCGCCCATTGCCATGGCCAAAAACGCCATCGGTATGGCAATCGCCACAGAGGAATATGGGGCTAAGTTCTTCGCCAACGGAGCGAATCCCGGTGGTGTCTTAGAGCATCCAGGGGTAGTCAAAGATCCGGCGCGAATCAGGGAAAGCTGGAACGCCGTGTACCAGGGCAGCGGCAACGCTCACCGGGTAGCGGTGCTGGAAGAAGGCATGAAGTTTCAAAGCATCGGCATACCGCCGGAGCAAGCGCAATTTCTGGAGACTCGCAAGTTCCAACTGAACGAAATCGCCCGCATTTTTCGCATTCCGCCGCACATGATCGGCGACCTGGAGAAATCCAGCTTTTCCAACATTGAGCAGCAGTCGCTGGAGTTTGTCATGTATACCCTGGACCCATGGGTGGTACGTTGGGAGCAGGCCTTGCAACGAGCCTTGTTTAGTGAAAGTGAAAAGCGGCAGTACTTCGTAAAATTCAACGTGGATGGGCTGCTACGGGGCGACTACCAGAGCCGGATGAACGGTTACGCTGTTGGTCGGCAAAATGGCTGGCTGTCCAGCAATGATATCCGCGAACTGGAAAATCTCAACCGGATACCGGCTGAACTTGGCGGAGACTTATATCTCATCAACGGCAATATGACCAAGCTTGCCGACGCAGGAGCTTTTGCCAAAAACAATACGAAGGGAATGGAGGGAAGCAAATGAAGAAATTTTGGAACTGGGTGAAGAACGAAGAAGGACGCACCCTGTACTTTGACGGCTACATCGCCCAGGACAGCTGGTTTGACGATGACATCACCCCGAAAAAATTCAAGGCCGAGCTTACAGCAGCCACCGGCGACATTGCGGTTTGGCTCAATTCTCCGGGCGGCGATGTCTTTGCGGCCAGCCAGATCTATACCATGCTCAAGGAATATGAGGGCAAGGTTACGGTCAAAATCGACGGAATCGCTGCCAGCGCTGCTTCCGTGATTGCTATGGCCGGTGATGAAATTGTGATGTCGCCGGTGGCCATGATGATGATCCATAATCCGGCTACCGTTATTTTTGGCGAAGCCGCGGATCTCCAAAGCGGCATCAAGATGCTTAGCGAGGTCAAGGAAAGCATCGTCAACGCCTATGAGGCGAGAACAGGACTGCCAAGAGCAAAAATATCGAACATGATGGATGCGGAAACCTGGTTCAGCGCGCAAAAAGCGGTGGAACTAGGCTTTGCCGATCAAATCCTCTACGCGCCTGAAAACACAGATGCATCAGAGGGTTTTATTTTTGACAAAATGACCGTCACCAACGCTTTTTTACGAAAGCTTCCGAAGGTAAAACCGGAGCATCCGATTACGCAGGCGGGGACGACGCATAAAGAACTGCTGACAAGGCTGGAACTTTTGAAATAACAAAACGGGAGGAATAAATCATGAATAAAATATTGGACCTGCGCGAGAAACGCGCCAAGCTTTGGGATAGCACCAAAGCTTTTTTAGATTCCCGGCGAAATGAAAACGGACTGTTGTCGGCCGAGGACACGGCCACCTATGAAAAAATGGAAGCCGATGTGGTGAACCTGGGAAAAGAGATTGATCGCCTGGAGCGCCAAGCGGTTTTGGATCTTGAACTTTCCAAACCGACCAGCGCCGCCCTTACGAATAGGCCCAGCCAGCACCAGGAAACGGAAAAAACCGGCAGGGCTTCGAATGAGTACAAAGCGGCCTTCTGGAAAGCGATGAAGAACAAAAACAGCTTTGATGTGCAAAATGCACTGCAGGTAGGAACGGATTCTGAGGGAGGTTACCTTGTACCTGATGAATTTGAGCGCACCCTCGTGGAAGCCTTGGAGGAGGAAAACATCTTCCGGCAAATGGCGACAATCATCACCACCTCCTCGGGAGATCGGAAAATTCCGGTGGTCGCTACCAAGGGGACCGCTTCCTGGGTGGATGAAGAAGGGGTTATCCCCGAAGCCGACGATGCCTTCGGCCAGGTTTCCATTGGAGCCTATAAGCTGGCCACCATGATCAAGGTGTCCGAAGAACTCCTCAATGACAGCGTATTTAATTTGGAGCAATACATTGCCAAAGAGTTTGCGCGGCGCATTGGGGCAAAAGAGGAGGAAGCCTTCTTTGTCGGTGACGGCACCGGGAAGCCTACCGGTATTTTCAATGCCACCGGCGGTGCCGGGCTGGGAATCACGACTGCCAGCGCGACAGCCATCACCATCGACGAAATCATGGACCTGTTCTATTCCTTGAAATCCCCTTACCGCAAAAATGCCGTTTTTGTAACCAATGACGCGACCGTCAAGACCATTCGGAAACTTAAAGACGGGAACGGCCAGTATCTGTGGCAACCTTCGGTTACTGCAGGCCAGCCGGATACTATCCTGAACCGCCCGCTAAAAACCTCCGCCTATGTTCAGGGTATTGCGGCAGCTGCTAAAACCATCGCCTTTGGCGACTTTAGCTATTACTGGGTTGCGGATCGTCAGGGGCGGGCTTTCCAGCGGCTCAATGAACTCTTTGCCGCTACGGGACAAGTCGGCTTTAAAGCCACCCAACGTGTGGATGGCAAGCTGATTCTTGCAGAAGCCATTAAAGTGCTGCAAATGAAGGCGTAGGTGAGAAAAGATGAGTAACGTCAAAAACTATACGGAGCAAGGCGGAGACAAAACCGTAATTGGCGGTACCTTGGAGATTGTGGCAGGCGGGCAGGTAGTGGGCCTTTTTACACCCGCCGCATTTCAGGCTGACAGTACGGCGACTACCATAGCAGGGCTAGTGACGGACTTAAATTCGCTTCTGGCTAAGCTAAAAGCTGCGGGCCTTATGGAACCAACCGATGGCTGAGCCGCTAACGCTGACGGAAGTAAAGGAATACCTGCGCATTGACGGTGAGGAGGAAAATGCCCTTCTCACCGCCTTGCTTTCCGCGGCGATATCTCACTCGGAAAACTATCTACAAGCGCCGCTGCCCAGTGAAACGCCAACCCCCGTTAAACAAGCCTTGCTGATTTTAATCGGACATTTTTATGAGCAGCGTATGGGCGAAGATATTCCCAATGTGGTATATGTTCTTCTTTCGCCGTATCGCGCGCATCTTTGGTAGGTGATGTTATGAATCCAGGAGAACTCAACTGCCGCATTACGCTGCAGCAGGAAACCAAAGTGCCTGACGGTCAGGGAGGCTACGCGACTGCTTACGCCCCCCGCTCAATCGTCTGGGCTAAAGTGATCACTGTAACGGCCAAAACGACAGACCAGTACGAGCAAATGGTGCCGGAAATATTACACCGCATCATTATTCGCTATCGCCGCAATGTGGCGGTGACAGACCGGATTCAATACGGCAGCAGGGTGTTCGAGCAGATCGGGCCACCCATTGATGAAGGCGAAAAACACGCATTCTTACGACTCGAATGCAGGGAGGTGGTGGCCGATGCGGCCGACGATTAGGTTTACAGGGATTGATCAATGCATTTCCTTCGGCGATCTTATTTCTACCAATGTCAGCCAGGCGATTGAAAAGGAAACTGAGCAAGGCGCCAAAGAGGTGCGCAAGCGGGAGCGGGAACTGGCGCCGGTCAAAAGCGGCCTGCTTCGGAAAAGCATCGTGAACCGCAAAGGAAAGTACGGTATCTCCCGCATGGTCAGGGCCAAAGCGCCGCATGCGCCGCTGCAGGAATATGGCACCAAACGGGGCGTGAAGGGCAAACATTTTGCTGAGCGGGCGCGACGGGAGCTGCTGCCGGGAATTCAGGAGAAGATCCGTTCAGCAGTGCGAAATGAGGTGAGACGGTGAAGCGCTCACCGGTATCGCCTCTCAACAAGGCACTGTATGAACGGCTTCAGAGCCAGATGAACGTTGCCGTCTATGATTATGTCCCTGCCGGCAAGAAAGCGCCGTATGTGGTGATGACCGATTCGACAGCGCAGAGCTGGGGTACAAAAACGGTGTGCGGCGCAGAGGTTATGGCCACCATTAAGGTTCTCAGCGAGTACCAGGGAGATAAAGAAGTGGCTGAGCTTTGCGATGCTGCCATTTCGGCAATTCAGACGCAGCCATTGGCGTTAACGGATGCGTGGCAGGTCGGGCTTTCGAGCGTGGACAGCCATTCGGTGGAACGTCTGGAAACGCACCGCGAAGCTACGGTAACCTTCAAGTTTACGATTATTGATACTAAGGAGTGATGAAAGATGCCTTTAATTCCAAGCGATGGCGTGGATTTTCTGTTAAAAGTAAATACAGGGACGAAAGAAACTCCGGTTTGGACGGTGGTTGGCGGACAGCGCGGCGCAACCTTGAGTTTGACTGCGGAGCAAATTGATGCCTCCAATAAACAGTCCGGAGCCTGGAAAACCAGTGTTCCCGGCATGATGTCCTGGAGCATTGACGCTGATGCAGTGATGCTGACCGATTCGTCCGGCTTAAGCATTGATGCCGGCAGGGCCAAGCTGCTTACGGTATTTGCCAACCGGGAATTGGTGCATGTGCGGTATGTCCGCAAGGATGGGTCGAAATTTCAAGGCTATGCGGCCATTACCGATTTGAGCGAGGAGTCCCCGCATGACGGCGTGGCAACGTATAAAATTACCTTGGCTGGTGCTGGAGCGCCCGAAGAAGTGAACGGGACCAAGCAGGTGGAAACGGCTGAAGTTGTCGGAACCATTACGACCGCCGGCAATGCCACCTTTACGATTACTGCTGCCGGGATGACCGGCTCGCCCAAAGCCATCAGTGTAGCTGTGGCGCTCAACGATTCGGCAGCCGTGGTAGCGCAAAAAGCCCGTGAAGCTTTGGCGGCGGATAGCGCAGTGACCGCGAAATTCAGCGTGAGTGGCTATGGAACTATGGTCGAGCTGACTGCTTTAACTGCAGTGGCCAACGACAGCACGCTCAACGTTGCTATTGCCAATGGAACCTGTGCTGGCTTGACGGCGGCTCCGACATCGGCCAATACGACTGCAGGGGTAGCACCGGCAGCATAAATAGCAGGGTGCGCAGCATAACGACTGTACACCCTGTTTTACTATGGGAATCATGGAGGGATGACAATGACAGGAACTGTGTTTATTACGATGGGCGGCAAGGAACGCCGCCTTCGCTACGATATTAACGCTGCCGCAGAGATGGAAGAACTGATGGGCGGAAAATCCCTGCTTTATGTGATGAGCAATCCCATGGCAGCGGGGTTTTCGGCTATCCGCATTTTGCTGTGGGGCGGCTTAAAGCATGCGGAAAAAGGGATCACCCTGCAGCGGGTGGGGTTAATGATGCAAGAATATATGGAAGCCGGCGGCAGCTTTGGGGAATTGGCTGGCAAGATTGGGGAAGCCATTAAAGCCTCTAAGATTATGGGCGAGAGTTTAGCCAGTGAAGAAGAACCACAAGAGGAGTCTGACGAGGGAAACGAGTAACCACCGTAGCCCAGTGGATCGCCCAAGCTGCACCAGTGGCGTATGGACCTTTGGGGTTAAAACCGTGGGAATTTGGACGCTTAACCTTTGGAGAATTCCAGCAGCTGGCGGACGGTTATCACTGGCGAACCAAGCAAGAACAAATCGCAACGGCAGGGTTTGTTGCTTCCATCATCAATACCTGCACGTCGCGCGACTTGAAAAGGTCGGTTACGGTGGACATGCTGCTTGGCCAGGAATCGAAAGAAAAGCAGGTAAAAACGAAAGATCAAGCTAGGGCAGAAATGAAAGACTTGCTATCTACAGTAGGATAACGAGTCGCTGCTGCTACTATGCGGTTGTTGACTTTCATGCACATATTTCAAGAAAAATGTGCATGAAAGTCAATTTATATATAGAAAGCTTTGTTGGCGAAAGAAGGGTGAGACCATGGCCGGAAATGCAGCGATGACAATTTTTATCGGCGGTGATAACAGCGACTTTCTGAAAAAATGGGAGAGCACCAGACGCGCCTTACGCAAAGGGCTTGGTTCGGAAGCGATGGCAGCGTCAGAAAGCATTGCCACCGGCCTAGCCGCCGCAACCGCAGCCCTCGGCGTTTTCGGTATTGCCAGCATCAAATTGGCGGGCGACATGGACGCCAGCCGCAAAGCGCTCACGACGCTGCTCGGCGATGCGCAGGCAGCAGAAAAAATGCTCTCCGAGCTGGCCACGTTTGCGGCGGATACCCCTTTTGAATTGCCAGGTCTTTTGACTGCATCGAAAAAACTATTGGCCTTCGGCTTTGCGTCGCAAGACATCATTCCGATGCTGGCAGCCATTGGGGACGCGGCGGCGATGTTAGGGATTGGGCAGGAGGGCATTAGCCGCTTAACCAATGCCATCGGCCAAATGCAAGCCAAAGGAAAAGTATCGGCGGAAGAAATGATGCAGCTTGCTGAAGCCGGTGTGCCAGCCTGGAAGTTTTTAGCGGATGCCATTGGCACGGACATCCCAACCGCAATGAAAATGGCCGAACAAGGTGCGATTGACAGCACTACCGGCATCAATGCGCTCTTAATGGGCATGCAGTCCAAGTTCCAGGGCGGCATGGAAGCCATGAGCAAGACCATCCCTGGACTCATGTCGACCATCAAGGACAATGTGGGCATGGTCATGGTCGAAATCGGCGACAGTATTGCGAAGAATTTAAATCTGGTCGAAAAGCTGCAAGGCGTTGCAGACTGGTTGTCGCAATTTGCTGCGGCAGTCAAAGCGCTCGGGCTGAAAGAAGCTCTGCAAGGCATGATCCCGCCAGAGGTCATCGCCTCGGTGTTTGTCCTCTCCGGCGCGTTATTGGGAGCGGCAGTTCCAGCGCTTGTGGCGTTTGGGATTGCGGCCTGGACGGCACTGGCCCCTCTATTACCCTTTATTGCAGCCGGCGCTGCAGTAGGGCTACTGGCTTACGAAATCTGGACCAATTGGGAGCCGCTATCCGAATTGTTCAGCACTTTGTGGAGTACGGTTACGGCCATTTTTACTGATGCTTGGAACGCGATTACCAATGTAGTAGACAATGCTGTGACCACAGTGACTACAGCTATTTCTGACGCTTGGAATGCCATCGTAAGTTTCACGGTTGGCATCTGGAACAGCATTGTAACGACCATATCCGAAGCGTGGAATTGGATCACCGGTCTTGTTGAAGATGCGCTGAGTGCGGTGGCCCAGTTCATTGGAGATGGCTGGAACGCGGCGGGTGAAGCCACCTCAAGTGTATGGAACGGCATCGTAGATTTAATCGATGGCGCTTGGGCCAGCATTAAAGAAGTGGTTGCACAGGGCATCAACTGGATTGTGGACAAACTTAGCCCGCTGAAAAGCTTTTTTGCACAGTTCATTCCCGATTCGGTAGGAGACTGGTTTAACAAGGTCACTGAGGGAATAGGTAAAATAGGTGCGGCGGCGGGCAAGTTCAGCTTTGGCTTTAGCCGCAAGGATATATCCGCCCTGCTTCCTCAGATGACAAAGCCTAACACCAAGTTCACGGGTTTAACAAATGCCGCCCCAGGCACAAGTTCGCCAGCGAGCGGCAGTGGAACAGACAAAGCGGCAAAAGATTTTGAGAAACTGCAGAAAAAAGCGGAGCAGGCAAGCAAGGCGATTGAAAAAGAATGGCTGCAGCTTACCGCCACCCAGATGGATGCCCTTGACGCCTGGTTTGCCGATGAACTGGACACCCTGAACGAATCCAAAGAAGCAAATGAGAACTATGAGCGGGATGTTCTGCGGCTTAATGAGATTTACGCCGCCAAAAAGAAAAAGATTCTGCTGGACGAGCAAAAGGAAAACAACCGGATTGCCGATCAGGCGGCTGATTTGGCCCGGAGTCTCTCCGACAAAATGGGCGGGCTTGGCCTGGCTGGCGTTGACAAGCAGAAGTTTGACATCGAAACCGATGCGGCGCGGCAAATCGGTGACATACAGAAAAAATACAGGGATCTTGCCCTGGAGTATTCCACTGGCACAGCTTCCCAGCAGGAGCAGTTTCGCAAGGCGTGGGAAGCCAATGGAATCCAGTTTACTATCGCAGAAACTGGCATGGTGGATTTCAGCCGCCAGGCGGCTGCCGAACAGGTCGCCATTGAAGCTGAGAAAAACCAAAAAATAAAAGATCTGCACTACGATCGCGTGAAATTTCAGGAAGAACTGGACAGAGCGCGGTCAGACGGGGACATCACCAAATTCCAACAGCTTCTAACTACCGAGCAGGCGATGTTCGCACAAGACTTAGCAGGAAAGCAACAATTTATTGATGCGTATTATGAAGTTTGGAAGGGGTCTCATAAATCTTCCGTGGAGATAATGGCTCAGCAAATGTCCGGTACTTACGATGGCCTGAAAGACTTTTTTTCAGACGTTATTACCGGTACGAAATCCATAGGGGAAGCTTGGCAGGATCTAGGCAAAAGAATTATGAAAATTATTGCGGATATGGCGGCTGAGTGGCTGGCAAGCCAAATTATCATGTCTTTATTTCCCTCGTTTGCACCCGCAAAAACACGAGGCGGGATTTCCGGAATTCCAGGACAATATGCTGCCGGCGGCAACTATCCCGGCGGCCTTGCCTTAGTCGGGGAAAAAGGGCCTGAACTTATTAATTTCAATCGGGGCGGCCATGTATTTACCGCAGCGGAAACTAAGAAAGTGTTACGTGCCGATGCAAACAATACCAGACCTATGATCATTAATATGAACATCACGACACCGGATGCTTCCAGTTTCCGCCGCAGTCAGTCGCAAATCATGGCAGAGGCTAACGCCGCTTTTGCTTTGGGAAGGAGAAATCTCTAGAATGCAAGCTTTTCATGAAGTGCAGTTTCCACCCGATATCTCCTATGGCGTAACTGGCGGTCCGGAGTATTCTACCGATGTTGTCATGACCGGTTCAGGCTATGAGCAGCGCAATATCAACTGGTCCCAGGCAAAATGTAAGTACCAAGCCGCGCATGGTGTTAAAAATGAAAACCAGATGAGAAGGCTGCTCGCCTTCTTCCGTGCGCGGCGCGGCAAAGCGTATGGCTTTCGCTTTAAGGATTGGCTTGACTTTACGGGAAGCAGAGAAATGATCGGTGTCGGCGATGGAAAAACGATAACCTTTCAACTAATAAAAACCTACATTGATGATGCCGGCTATACAGAGGTAAGAAAAATCCGAAAGCCAGTGACAGGGACGGTCAGGGTATATCTGGATGGTGCTGAACAGACCGACGGATGGTCGGTAAATTACACGACCGGGATTGTCACCTTTACCGCGGCGCCAGCCGCAGAGGTTATTATCACTGCGGATTATGAGTTTGATGTGCCTGTCCGCTTTGACACTGATCATTGCCCGCTATCCATTAAGGAATGGGACATTTATAGCTGGGACAATATTCCGCTGGTTGAAATACGAGTATAGGAGAGATTTATGACAACGGCAGCTTCTGTCATACACATCTATAATGGCTCAGTAACGCTTGGCGGCACGGATGGGGATTTGGTTACTGAAACAGCAGTTGGCGGCAATCGGATACTACTCGAATTAAATCGCGGTGCAGAATCGAATGTTGTTCCCTTAGCTGCTCGGGCTACCACTGCCGCCTGTTATCTTGTTCAGATTGTCTCAGACAATGGTAGGATACTGCTGTCGATAGATAGTGTTCACTGGGTAAAATCGATTTTTCTTCTAACTGTGGGAACGAATAATAGCTTGTTTTATATAAAAAGCATTGCAGATCAAGACGAAGATTATGGCAATACCGTATGGAGCTTAAAAGTAGATTATTATGCTCCAGTGTAAGAAAGGAGATTTTATGGGATTGCATTTTTATGTTGGCGGTACAACCGGTGCTCAAAATGGGACGCTTTTATCTGACGGCGATATGACCAACCCCTTAATCTTTGATGGAATGTATCCGGCAGCAGGAGTTACAGTTTCCAAGTCACGCAGCATTCATATTCGGGCCGATACCGGAGAGACTTGGCATTGGGTGCAAGTGCAGGTACGCGGAGCATACTCCGCTAATTATGGCCTGACATCAAATGTTGGTGCGAATGACGGATATCATTCTTCAATCGGTTGTTTATTACTTGCTACAGTTACCGATGTCAACCAACCTATTACCGTTTCGGGTTCTTGTTCGGGCAGCGACACGAACTCGCCGGATGTGACCTCTAAACTGGTGGCGTGGGGGTGGAAAGTCTAATGGCACATTTAAACGTATATGTGAATGGAACTCCCGGAGGCACAGACGGCATACTTGCAACAACAGATACGCTCATTGCGGACGGAATTATGTTTCCCAGCAACTTCGGCTCAACTGGCTTTACTGTTATTCCGTTGTGCCTGAGGTGCGATGCGGGTTTCAACGCCCAATCTGTAAAGATTACAACTCCTGCTCCGCAGTTTTTTTGTATTCTTCGCGGTACAACAACCAATACCGACATATTTACTTCCGCAGCGTCCATGTATTCCAATACAGGTTGGACTGCCAATTCATTTACGAATGGCAGTTTTTATAGCGGAATTACTGTTGGTAATACGAATGTTGCCTTTTTGGTGCTTGCAAGCGGCAACTCAACTCTGACAACAGGCATAACTGATTTCTTCACTTTATCCTTTATTGAAGTTGCTGTTTAGTATTGGCGGTGAAATGCTTTGGCTACGACATTAACTATTAGCGGGCGGCGTAATATAAACACGAATACGCAGACGGAATATCAACACGACCTGAAAAGGGTTTGGATTACTGGTGGCGTTGCAGTTCGGGGAACTAGAAATATTAATATGCAGGTATCAAGCTTCTATGTCTCTGACTTAAAACGCAACTGGCTGTCTGGCGGTTTATCGGTTAAAGGCACCCGTTTTATCAATACTCAAACGCAGACTGCGTATATTCATGATCTCAAACGGAGTTGGCTTCCAGGCGGACTTAGAGTCATAGGTACCAGAAATATTAACTCAAGTGCATTGCCGTCATATGTCGCAGATCTATTTCGCATTAAGAATGTGACTCTGGAACAATTTTCTAGCGTAATGTATTTACTTCGGAGGATTCTGCAACCCCCGGGAATACCGTGGATGCAAACCGATGTGACTACTATTGCCTGGTGTTGGAATTTAACGTTGCAAGATGGTGCCGTCATGGGATTTACTAACCATGACAGAGATCTTGTCATCAATAACATAACCTACGAGGCAAGCAGCGGCTTTGAGCCAACCGCTGTGGATACGACAAATGATATGGCAACCGATAATCTTGACGTAACTGGCATGCTCGACAGCGAACGTATTAAAACGACCGATATCTCAAACGGACGTTTTGACTTCGCCGAAGTCGAGATTTTTTTATGTAACTGGGCAAAGGTGACCGATCCTGTGCTGATTTTGAGACGGGGTACCATTGGCCGTATTTCGCACGGGAAAAACGGTTTTCAGGCCGAAGTTCGCGGTTTGCTGGAAGCTTTTCAACAAGCAGCGGGATTAGCGTACCAAAAACAATGCCGGGCACAGTTTGGCGACAGTCAATGCGGTTTGAATAAAGCAGCCTACACTTTTACAGGTTCGGTAACTTCAATCTCCCAGGATGGTTCTTTTTCAACCAATCTCACGCAAGAAGATGACTATTTTAGTTATGGCGTAATTCGTTTTGACCGAACCGGTGAAGAAATGGAAGTTAAAAAATATAGCCAAACCGGCGGCGGTATTTCACTATTCTTGCCGGTCTCAGATATTGCAGTAGGAGACACGTTTTCTGTTTCCGCGGGGTGTGACGGGAATTTTTCTACTTGTAAAACAAGGTTCAGCAACGTTTTTAATTTTCGGGGAGAGCCATTCATTCCTGGTAATGACTTAATGGCATCCTATCCCGGAAAGCAAGACTCAGCAACTGTTCCGGAAAGTCAGGCGAATAATCCAGAGAATTTGAGGTGGGGAGGAAGTGGATAGAGATGAAACGACAAGACATTGTTATAGAAGCAAAAAAATGGTTGGGGACGAAATGGCAGCATCAGGCCAGCTTAAAGCAAGTTGCCTGTGATTGTGTCGGCCTAGTGCGCGGTGTATATTGCGAGCTTACAGGGATAGACGTCGATATTGATATTGATTATCCCGCTACCTGGCACTTATTCAAAAAAGAAGAACGCCTGTATGCTGAAGCGAAAAGACACATGGTGGAAATCAGAAAGGACGAAGCCAGGCCGGGAGATGTGCTTGTTTTTGGGTTTTATGATCATCCGGCTAGCCATGTTGGCATATTGACTTCCCCTGATACCTTTATTCATAGCTATCAGGATATTGGACAAGTCATTGAAACCCGCTTGGACGATGCTTGGAAAAAGCGGCTGCGTTTTGCTTTCTCCTATCCTGGAGTTCTAGGCTGATGGCTACCTTGCTTTTAGCAACCATTCCTGCCAATGCCTTTTGGAGCGCTGCTTTAACAATGCTGGGCGGCTATATTGACAGTAAACTCTTTGGCCCCCACGTTACGCAGGAAGTCGGCAAAATGAGTGATTTGCAGATGCAGACTGCTTCCTACGGCGCACCAATTCCTCTGATTCTTGGGACCTGCCGCTCGACAGGCAATGTAATATGGTCTACCAAATTTGTGGAGCATACAAAAACAGAAAAACAAGGCGGTAAGGGCGGCGGAGGCGGCGTAACAACAACTACGTATTCTTATACTGTCAGTTTTGCTGTGGGTATTTGCCAGGGGCCAATAACTGCGATCGGACGCGTTTGGGCTGATGGTAAATTGGTTGACTTGGCAAAGTATCAGCATACTGTCTACCTTGGCGGCGATACGCAAACTCCAGACAGCTGGATGGAAGCGGTAGAAGGTGCGGGAAATGTTCCTGCCTTCCGTGGGTTAGCTTATATTGTCTTTAAAGATCTTGCCATTGGCGATTTCGGCAACCGTATACCGTCATTCAGTTTTGAAGTAACCAGGCAGATCGATAATGTAAAAGCTTTGGTGGAAACAGTCTCGCTTAGTGCGGGACTACAATATACCGATGTTGATGCATCAGACCTTGAGGGACTTGCTATAACTGGAATCTCTTCTGCGGGAGACCAGACCCGTAGGAGTATCATTGAACAACTGCAGGCCGTATTTCTCTTTGATTCCATTGAGCGTAGCGGCAAGATTGTTTTTAAACGGAGAAATGCAAATACTGCCTATGAAATACCGGATGAATATTTAGGAGCTTATGAAACATCTCCTCCTAATGAGCCATATAACCTGCAATACAAAGATGAACGTGAGCTGCCGCGCAGACTAACCATTAACTATTTGTCCAAAGACAAGGACTATCAGCAGGGAACAATGTCAGCCTATAGGCAAATTACGCAGAGTAAAAATGAGCAGACAGTAAGTGTTCAAATGGTTCTGGCAGATACCGATGCTAAAGAACTTGCTGAAGTACGGTTGTTTGAAGAGTGGCAGAATAGAAAAACATTGTCCCTGACACTTTCCAATCAATTTGGCTGGTTACTGCCGGGTGATATAGTAAAAGTTCCAATTCAGGAACAAAAGCAAAATTTCATGATTACCAAAACAACGTATGGAAAGCCTGGGTTAATAAAAATTGAGGCGGTAGCTACCACCCAACAAGTATACACCTCTGTTGGCAGAGTGGTGGATTCTGAAACAAATCCCTCGATTCCCCCTGCTCCGGGGAATGTGTCCATATCCTTATTCGATTTGCCTCTTCTTCCCGGCGAAACGTCTGCTGAGCGGATGTTCGCAGCTTGCACCTCAGACGGCGCCTTCTATGGCGCTAACCTATTTCGATCCAATGATGGCGGCGGAACATGGAGCTATGTTGGGCAAGTGACACAGAATGCTGTTGTTGGGACAACCATAACCGTCCTACCGCCTGGCAACAGTGTTACATGGGATGAAGCGTCTACTGTAGACGTTACACTTAGCCATGGGACGTTGGAGAGCCGCCCCGCTGGGGATGTGTTAAATTATTTCAATGCTGCGTTAATTGGTGCGGAGATTGTGCAGTTTAAGCAGGCTTCTCTAATTGCCGCTAATACCTACCGGTTGTCAGGCTTATTGCGCGGCAGGCTGGGCACGGAACATGAAGTCGGCTGTCATATTGCCAATGAACCGTTTCTTATGCTCAATTCGCTGCAGTCGATTTCTTTTCCGGCATCAGAGTGGCACATGGACAAACTTTATCGGATAGGACCGTCTACCTTGCCGATAACTGATGAGAAATATCGAGACTATACGGTTAACCTGAATGGGCTTGGGGCAAGGCCCTATTCGGTTTGCCATGTTAGTGGTTTTAGAGATGGGACGGGTTCTTTAACAGTTTCATGGGTTCGCCGCGCAAGAATGAATGGCGATTGGAAGCCATACACGGATGTGCCGGTGGGTGAGAATAGTGAGACGTATCAGGTGGATGTAGTTTCAGCGGATGGGAACATCAAAAGAACCATAACCGTAAACGAGCCTAAAGCCGTGTATTCAGCCAACGAGCAAATCGCCGATTTTGGCAGTTTACAAGCAGTGGTGCGCGTACGGATTTATCAGATGTCTGAAGTGTATGGCCGGGGAGCCGTAAAGGAGGAGGTTTTATGAGTGCAAATAACACGCCAAGACTGGGGCTGCCCTATATCATCGCCAGTCAAGCGCAAAAGGAAGTAACCCATAATGATGCGCTGAATCTCATTGATTTACTGGTGCAGCCGGTGATAAAAGGCAGAACGAATATTCCGCCGACGTCGCCAGCCGAGAGTGATGCATATATTGTGACCACAACCGCCACTGGCGCATGGATAGGGAAAGAAAATCAAATCGCATGGTTTATCGGCGGCGCTTGGCGCTTTATTGCTCCATTTGAGGGTATGTGGTTTTGGTCGGCTGTTGATGCAAGAGATTATGTTTATCATGGTAATGCCTGGATGGCTAAATAGTGTTTAGTAGGAAGGTTGCTTATTAAATTGATCGGAAAAGTTTTATGTTTGATGTAAAGGAGGATGAGAAATGATTGAGTACACACAAATAGAGCTGCGCATCATGGCCTTGTTTTCAGCCATAGGCGCAGCTTTTTCCTTTCTTGTCGGCGGTGTGGACAAGCTGGTTACGGCACTTCTTATTTTTGTTGTGATTGATTATGTGACCGGGCTGATCGCCGCGTGGAAGACGGCAACGCTGGACAGCAAAAAAGGCTTTGAAGGGATAAAGCGCAAGGTCGTTATGCTGCTGATCGTCATCATGGCCCATTGGATCGATGCCAGCATTTTTGGCATCAGCACCTGCCGGTCCATGGTGATCTTCGCGTATCTGGGCAATGAAGGCTTGAGCATTATTGAGAACTTGGACCGCATGGGGTATGGCGAGTATATTCCCGCATTTATTCGGGAGAAGCTGGTGCAGCTAAGAAGTGAAAAGAAGTCTTTCCGAAAAGAACCATAGCGGCCGATTGATTTTGCTTTCTGCATAAAATGGCGCTAAAAATATGCAGCAAGGGCGTGGGTAATAGAGTGAACGAAAGGGGATGCTGAATATGAAAGTGGTAATCGACCCTGGCCATGCGGGCCGAAATATTGACCCTGGTGCGGTAAATGGATCAACGGGCCTGCAGGAGGCGGATGTTGCGCTGGTGATTTCGCGGCAAGTAGCAAACTATCTGCTTAATGTAGGGTATGAGGTGAAACTAACCCGAACCGAATGGGAACAAGAAGAAACGGATGATCTAAGCTATCGGACAGCACTGGCGAATGACTGGGGCGCCGATATTTTTATTTCTCTTCATTGCAATAGCGCAGCGAACGAGAGCGCTGAAGGCTATGAGGTCTGGACATCTCCAGGACAGACGGAAGGGGACAGGCTGGCGACGTGCATATACAAGCAAATTGCTGCTGAGTTTCCCGATCGGGCAGGGAGAACGGATTACTCTGACGGTGATCCCGATAAGGAGTCGCGCTTCTATGTATTGGTCTATACCGACGCTCCTGCCTGCTTGGTGGAAATGGCGTTTATTTCAAATGATGAGGAAGCGGCCTTGTTGGCAAACGCCGCGTGGTGGGACCGGTATGCGAGGGCAATTGCGCGGGGAGTGACGGATTACACGATGATGCTGGAGGGATGAGGTATGATCCAGGTACTTCAAACTTGGAAAGCTGTCTTTAAGCAAAACAAGTGGCTGATAATGCTCGTTGTTTTCTTCCTATTAATAAGCGCAATGCTTTTCTGGCTTTGGCAGCGTTCCCAGCAGGCCGAGGAAAAGTACCGGCAGGCTGTGGTGCTGCAGCAGGAGCAACTAGAGCAGGTTCAGGAGCTTGGCAAAGCGCTTCATATCTCACAGATGAACGCTAAGGAACTGCAGGCGGCTTATGACGAACTGAAAACTAAGCCGCCTGTTGCCAGTTTTACCGTAAAAGCGCCTTCTCTGGAGGCTGCGGCTGAGCAGGTTGCGGAGAGGATCAATAAACAGGATGCGACTTTGCCGCCCGCCGCGCTGGAAAAGACCGACCGGACGGCTGTGGTCAAAAACGATACGGACTATAAAGTGGACGTACTGAAGATTAATCTGGACAAATCTTGGGAACTTTCCGCAGGAGTAGGAAGCCACTGCGGTGATGCCTATATTCCGCTTGGGGTGCAGCGAAACTATGCTTCGCATAAGGCTGTGGCGGCGGAAGTGCATCTGGTGCCGGAAGAACTAGCGAGGGGAAAAATAAAGACCTCCGGTTGGGAGGTCAAGCATGTTTGGCGCTATTAAGGCGGCGGATACTACGCAAAGAAAATCTAAGATACAGGTCGGGCAGATAGCAATTTGTCCGGCCTATATTTTTTAATGTTTTCTGTTTGGATTGACTGATTATTTGACCTGGTAGAAACAGTTGCAATGCTTGACTTACAAGGCTTTTAGAGTGATATATGGTACTACCAAAAAGGAAAGGAGGTCGCATTATGCGAGTGAAAATTGTTACACCAAAATCAGAGTTGTTGGAAGTTAAAAAGCTTAAGGTATGTGCGTATGCCCGTGTATCATCGGATAGCTTGAAACAGGAAGATTCTCTTGAGAACCAGACTTCCACATATGAAAGGCTGATTTCATCCAACCCTGATTATGAGTTCGCGGGGGTGTATGCGGATCAAGGCATTTCAGGTTATTGTGAGAACCGCCCTGCATTCCAGTCGATGCTTGAAAAAGCAAAGAACCATGAGATAGATTTGATTATAACTAAGTCGGTTTCCCGTTTCGCTCGAAACACAGTCACTGTATTAAAGGTGGCAAGAGAACTGAAGGAACTTGGAATCGGGATTTTCTTTGAAGAACAGAATATCAATACTTTATCAGGGGACGGTGAGATGATGCTTGCCGTCCTCGCTTCTTTTGCTCAGGAAGAATCTAGAAGCATGAGCGAGAACAATAAATGGACAATGAAGAAAAAATTTGAGCGTGGTGAAATTATGGTGAATACCACCCGCTTCATGGGATATGACAAAAATGAATTCGGAGAGCTGGTCATAAACCGTGAACAGGCTAAGATTGTCCGCAGGATTTTTGATATGTATCTCAGTGGAATAGGGATGTTCCGAATTGCAGCTCTATTAAATGATGAGAACGTACCGACTATTACAGGCGGGAAGTGGTATGAAGGAACGATCAGAGGAATGCTCAAGAATGAAAAATACAAAGGTGATTGTATTCTTCAAAAGTATTACACCCCCGAAAACCGAAGGAATACAAGCGTTAGGAACAACGGTGAAGTCCAGAGTTATTATATTGAAGAAAACCATCCGGCTATTGTCAGCAAGGCAGAATGGGATAAGGTGCAGCAGATTATGCAAAGACACAAGGAACAGCGGAAAATTGCTGCGGATGGTACGGATAAGTACAAAAACCGCTACCCACTTTCGGGTATTCTCATCTGCCCTTATTGCGGTAAGGCATTAAGGCGAAAACAGGTATACAACAAGAGAATAGAATGGTGGTGTTCCACATATATTCACGATGGAAAAACTGCCTGCAAGGGCGTTAAAATATCGGACGAGGAAGCATCAAAACAGAATATCACAGAGCCTACTGTGGTTGAGGAGGTAAAAATAAATGGCGAGAAATATTACAGTTATACCAGTAAGGAAGAATTCGACAGGGGTATCAGAAATAAACCAAGCGACCGCCCAAATAAAGATGGCGGCATACTGCCGCGTATCCACAGACCAAGAAGAACAGCTATCAAGCTATGAGAATCAGGTGAATTACTACAAATCCTACATTCAGCAAAATCCTATGTACGAGTTTGCTGGCATATATGCAGATGAAGGAATTTCTGGTACGAATACGAAAAAGCGTGAGGAGTTTAATCGCATGATAGCTGATTGCAGAGCTAGGAAAATTGACCGTATCATCACAAAATCCATCAGCCGCTTTGCGAGAAATACACTCGATTGCCTGAACTATGTGCGTGAATTAAAGGAGCTTGGCATTGGCGTCATATTTGAAAAAGAAAACATAGATACTCTAGATGCAAAGGGAGAGGTGCTTCTTACGATATTGAGTTCCTTGGCTCAGGATGAATCAAGGTCGATCTCAGAGAACTCCACATGGGGTATTCGCCGACGATATGAAAGCGGAAAATTTGGTATGAGCACAAAGCGTTTTCTTGGTTACGACGCCGATGAGAATGGTCAACTAGTGGTAAACCCAGAACAGGCAAAAATCGTGGTAAGACTTTATGATGAGTATCTTTCGGGTAAAACAGTGGATTATATCAAGCGTACTTTTGAACGGGAGGGTATAAAAAACTGGAACAGAAAAACCGTGTGGCAAGCCACGACCCTGCAGAGCATGCTCTGTAACGAAAAGTACAAAGGCGATGCTATTTTGCAAAAAAGCTATACGGTAGATTTTCTAAGCAAGAAACGTGCAAAGAACCAAGGGGAAATTCAACAGTTTCATATTGAAGATAACCATGAGGCCATCATAGACCCTTTGATTTGGGAAGCAGTACAGCTTGAACAGGAGCGCAGAAGAAAATATATTGAAGAACACGGTACAAATTCATATTCTCACAAACCAGAAACAAATCCCTTTGCTGGCAAGATAGTCTGCGGAACTTGTAACCAATCTTATGCAAGGAAAGGCTGGAAAACAGGAGATGTATACCGTAAGGTTTGGCAATGCCAGGAACGATACAAAGTCAAAGGCGTATCAGGCTGCACGAATCGCCATATTGATGAAGAGGTACTTGAAGAGGCATTTAAGATGGCTTGGAACTTGTTGCTTAAAAATAGAGAGGAGACAAAAAAACGATGGCAGTGTTTTGCTGAATTTGGCAATCCCTTAGAGCAGTACAGAGCAGTGCAGTTTGCGGATATTACGGAGAATGCCAAGTACATCACGGATTTTGATACGGATTTCATGCTGAATACTTTGGACCACATCGCCGTTTTTGAAAGCGGGAAACTGGTTGTTGCTTTTATGGACGGGACAGAGATCGAATGTGGCGGCGAATAAACTAATCATATAATGGCGGCTGACTTGGAACGAAAACGTTCTGGCAGTCGCCTTTTTTTATGTGCAAATGGATAAAGTGGTCTTATTTACAAAATAAGTACAAATGTTTATACAAATATGTTTACAAATGTTATGGGCTGTGATATTCTCATGTTGAGGTGATGGAGATGGAAATCAACATTAACAGTTTGGTATCTATTGAAAAAGCAATGAACGAAGCCGTGGCTGTGTTTAAAACTGTTGATGATGTAGGTAAAGTAATTATTCTTAAAGACAATAAGCCGGCCTACATCATTTTAAAGTATGAAGAAAACACTGAAGTACCGGTTAGTGCCCTTGCAGCGAAGACCACACATACGTTACAAGAGGCTATGAAGATTGTATTGTCCGAAGCTACAAATCAAACGCTTCATGCCTCTGAATTAGCTGATATTATTTACGATAGAAGGCTGTATGTACAGAAAAATGGCGAAAAAGCCAAAGCCAATCAGATGAGAGCACGTTGCGGCCATTATCCGGAGATGTTCGAGGCATTGCCACGCAACTATATCAGGTTGAAATAGTCCTGGGCTATCACAAGATTAGGGAAAAGAACAATCCAAAATATAGTTTATTATTATATCTAAGGAGGACGTAATATGTCTTTTCAAACGCCGCTTACCATATGTGAAGTTATAAACGATGTTCATTCAAAGAAATACTTGCTGCCGTCCATTCAAAGAGAGTTTGTGTGGGGTCCAGAGCAAATAACAATGCTTTTCGATAGCTTAATGAGAAATTATCCAATAAATTCATTCTTATTCTGGAAAGTACCAAAAGAGAAAGCGTCAGAATTCAAGTTCTATGAATTTTTACGTGATTATCATCAAAAGGATAACAAGCATAATCCTAAAGCAAACATTAGCGGAAGCGATGATGTAATGGCCGTACTTGATGGGCAACAGCGATTAACGTCTTTGTACATAGCGCTTAAGGGAACATATGCCAACAAGATCGCATATAAAAAATGGGACAACCCTTTGGCTTACCCGAAAAAAAAATTATATATCAATCTACTGGGAGCGCCTGAGGATATTTCCTACAAGTATGAGTTCGAGTTTTTAACTGAATCAGAGGCTACCGAGCAGGATGACGACCACCACTGGTTTCCGGTTGGAAAGATACTGGACTTAAAAGAGCTATCGGATGTAATGGATTATCTTATAACATCCGGATTAGCAGCCAATCCCGACAAGGAAAAAGCGCAGTGTGCCAATAGAACATTATCAAAGCTGCACGCTGTCATACATGTGAATAGGATTATTAGCTACTATCTTGAGCAAAGCGCAGAACTTGATAAGGTGCTTAATATCTTTATTCGTGTAAACAGTGGCGGCACAACGCTAAGTTATTCTGATTTGCTTTTATCTTTTGCAACTGCCCAATGGGAAACAAGAGATGCCCGTGAAGAGATCAACGAATTTATTGATGAAATAAATCAAATCGGCAGAGGTTTCAATATTAGCAAAGATATTGTGCTAAAAGCCTGTCTGGTACTTTGCGATATTTCGGATATTTCATTTAAGGTTGATAATTTTAACCGCACTAATATGCTCTTGATTGAAAAAGAGTGGGATAACATAACAAAGGCTATCCGTGATGCAGTTACCCTTATCAGTAGTTTTGGGTTTAGCAGAGAAAATATAACATCTAACAACCTGATGATTCCTGTGGCATATTATCTTAAAACTATTGGTTTACCTAATAATTTTGAAACCTCGACATCAAGAATAGGGGATAGAAAAAATATTAAGCTGTGGTTTGTATCTGCTTTATTGAAGAGGGTATTTAGTTTTGCTCCAGATGGCGTGTTGAAACCTGTTAGAGAAATCATTAAAACTCAATCAGCGAATGGATTTCCAGTTGATGCTATTTTTGCCCAGTTCAAAGGTACAAATCGTGCATTGCAGTTTACAGATGATGATATCAATAATCTTCTTTATTCCAAATATGGGCATGGCGATACATTAGTTATTCTTTCAATCCTGTATCCTTGGGCCGATTTAAAGCATAATTTTAATGTTGATCATATGTTCCCTAAGAGTGAATTTACAGCTAAGAAATTGAAAGCAAAAGGTGTACCAGATAGCAAAGTTGATGATTTTATTGCAAATCACAATTATATTGGAAACCTCCAGCTACTTGAGACAATACCTAACATTGAGAAGAAGGCAATGGATTTTGATGCCTGGTTAAGCCAAAAGGTTCCTGCTGGTGAACTTCCAGATTATAAGAAAAAGCACTATGTTCCCAATGTAACTCTTGATTTTAGCAGCTTTGACGTATTTCTTGAAGAACGTGAAAAACTTCTTATTAAAAAATTGGAAACCGAGTTGCGCAACTGATAGGGGACAAGTAATAAGGATGATCTTGCAGAAGTTGGGAAAATCGGATAAAAACATACGAAAAGTTAATATCCTCAGGTGAAAGAATACTTATGTATAGGCGGTGAAATGTATGACAATTATTGAGAAAGTAAGAGATACTTTTGCCGATTGCGAGTTAGGCGCTATTTATGTTACAAGTGAAATTATTGCTATGGTAAAAGCAAAACATGGAGTAAATGAAGGCAGTATTATTCCAAGTGATTATTGTTATAATCTTACCAATAAAGGTAAATTGGCAGATGCTTCCTTAGAGAAATTTAAGATACTTGAATGGCTAGCTAGAGGTAAGTACAAATATTTAGGGGAAAACTATCCGTATACAGGAGTTGTCATCAGTAATCCTCGCAAGAACCCTATAAAGCAGGTATTATAATGAGTGATAAACCGAAAAAATGAATTTTGTTTTAAGGAATAAACTTGTGTAGCAAAAAAACATGTTAACCAAGAAAAATTGAACGAAAGATAATTATATGCGTGGAGGTGCTGGAATGGCACAAAGTGTTGTAGTTAAAAAAGATGAAAAGGTAAGTAGTATTTTTGATTTACTTGGTGTTGATTGTACCTGTGATGATTTTACCAAAAAATTCAAAGAAGAATATCCAAAAGACTGGAATAGAATCAATAAAGTCTATCAAGACCATGAAAGACGAGACACTAAAGGCAAAGGACATCCTATGCCAGAGCCAAACAAGTACATGGAGAATATGTATAAGGGGGGAAAAGAAAAATACAAAAAACTTACCGATTAAAAATTTATTGTCGCACAGTGTGAATTTATACTTGAATCTTTCTGCTTTTAGAGCATTACTAATTGATAACTACAAAATCAAGGAGTGATGCATAATGGCAATTAACGAGCAAACAAAAAGTGAAATCAGAGCACTTCGCTTACAGGGTTATGGCTACCGAAAAATTGCTGGTGAAATAGGAATTTCGAGAGATTTAGTCAGAAATTATTGCAAGACAAACGCGCTGGATGGATTAGGCAGTAGTCTTATAAATGTTCCCAGATGTGCTAATTGTGGTAAGGCAATTGAGGTTAAACCAACAGGCCGACGCCGTAAATATTGTTCTGATAAATGCAGACATCAATGGCAAGAGGCGACCCCTCTCATGCATGAGCATAGTTGTACATATTGTGGTAAAAAATTCACCAGCCCGGCCAAAGTAGCCAAGTATTGCTGCCATAAGTGCTTTGAGAGAGATCGGTTTTGGCGAAAAGAAGATGTGCAAATGGTGATGGAATACATTGAAAAGGAAGAACCCGTTCCTAATGCACCCGGATGGATTAAGAAGCTAATCAATGGTATTTTGGATGAGTAATAAACTTCTTTTCCACCCCTTTTGCAGAAGAGTACTCCCCATTTGACGGGGGTGAGTTGCAGTAAAATCCACCTTTGGTGGGGTAGCATTTTTGGATATACTCATTCGCAAAATATGTTCTGCGAAAATTTATAAGGAAAATGTGATGACGCACGTTGAGTGTGTTGCGTTGATAGAGCGCGAATAGCCTGATTTCAAAGAGTTTGCGGGCCTTGTGGTAATTTAATACGTGTGTATTATGTTCGCCTAGACGTTTTATTCTGGGCGATTTTTTGTTTAGGGGGGTATCGTCTTTTACACGATATTACACTTTTTCGCAAAATTGTTGGAGGATTTTATATAACCGGTATGGAAGATTATAGGAAAAAACATCTGATTAATAAATGATACTTAGAATATGGCAGTGTAGATGATAGATTTACTAAGTTCTTGAGATATTTAGTCAATATCGAGCGTTTTTTGCAAAGTCGCCTGTAAACCTATGAAATGGGGTTAAAAAGTGAAATATAATTTTTATGATTTGGCAAAAGATACTTTGAATACTGTAAAACAGCCACTTTCTATCAATGATATTTGGGCAAAATCTGTGGAGTTGGGTTTTGCAGCCAAAATCAGTATTACAGGAAAGACTCCCTGGAAAACGTTGGGGGCAAGAATATATACGGACATAAAACAAAATTCTGATACAGAGTTTATTCAGGTCAGTAAAAGACCCGCGAAATTTTATTTAAAAGATTTGTTCTTAACTAACAGTTATACAAAGGAGAATAGTAAAGTAGAATTAAGTTCAAAGCCCTCATTTCATGAGAGGGATTTACACATTTTATTATCTACTTTCGTTTTGTCAAATCCTCATTTTAACTGCTACACAAAAACAATATATCATGAAAAATCTAAAAAGAATGTCAAGGGTTCAAATAAATGGTTACATCCTGACTTAGTTGGTATATATTTTCCTTTTGAAGAATTTCAAAATAATACCTTAAAATTACTTGAAGTACTTAAAGAAAATCCATATAAGTTGTTCTCATTTGAAGTGAAAGTTGAAATTGATTTTAGTAATCTGCGTGAATATTATTTCCAAGCAGTCTCAAATTCTAGTTGGGCCCATGAAGGATATTTGGTAGCGCTAAGTATTAATGATGATCCTGCTTTGATTGATGAAATACGTAGGCTAAACAATGCTTTTGGTATTGGTATCATAAAACTAGACCTATTAAACATTGAACAAAGCGAAATTCTTTTTTCTGCTAAAACTAAGGAGTTTTTGGATTGGGAAACGATTGACCGCTTAACTGAGGAAAACAAAGATTTTAAGCAGTTTATTGATGATTTAATGGAAGATATCAAACTTGGAAAAGTTAAAAGTACGTATGACAAGACTCTAAATGCAGATGAATATGCGTTATACATTGATGCTAAAGGAATGAGCGCGAACCTGACTATCCCGGTAAGGGGAGTGGCCAATCGTTAACTGGACAAGCTTCTTCAAGCAGTTTATGTAGGCAATTACTATGGCTAGAGAAAATTTTCAGGCGTACTAAAGTGATGAATTATATGAGCATAGTAGGTAATTCATATAAAATGTTGTTACGTTTCTGTTACGTAACTGAATAATAATTTTGATTTTGTATTTGTGGTTATATTCGCCTCGACTTCGGTCTGGGGCGACTTTTGTTCTTATGGGGACTTTTTGTATTAAAATGCGTGAATTGAAAAGCTATCATATTATCTTATGTTTATTAATGGCAAATCATATTTAATAATGTTTAATGGATTTTATTCATAGTTTTTTTATTACTATTTTTATTTATGTATTGTATAATAAGTAGTTGAAATTATCATCATTACCAGTCTAATGGTCGAGGTGAAGAAAATGAATGAAAAATGGTCAAGCCTTGAAGAATAGCTAAGTACTTAGGTGTAACTAAGGATACAATTCGTAACTGGATTAAAAAGACTGACATTCCAGCTCATAAAATCGGGCGGCAATGGAAATTTAAAATTTCAGAAGTGGATGAGTGGATTAAAAGCGGAAAGAGTGCATTAATTTAAAGCTTTCTCCGTAAACAAATGCTTTTTGTTATTAGATCAGTAGTAGGCGTTTTTTTATAAGTTTGTTGCTTGGAGGCTATGGCGGATGATTCCCACTAAGAAATATGGTGTAGTTTATACCCCGAATAGATTAGCGGATTTTGTGGCTTCTTTAATTAGAAAAGAAGCAGATAAAGATAATTATCAAATACATACTGTTCTGGACCCGGCTTGTGGTGAAGGGGCTTTGTTGGAAGCAATGAAACGGACTGGAAAAAGAAATGAAAAGTATTATGGAATCGATATCGATAAAAAGGTTATTTCTAATCTGTCCGTACAAAACGATAATAGTTTTGAGTTCATTTGTAAAGATGCAATACTTCCTCCAAAAATCAAAGGACAAGCTGCAGTATATTGGCGAAAAAAGTTTCCTAATATATCTGCAATTATTGCAAATCCTCCTTGGAGTTCAGAAAAAATATATGATAGGCAACAATTGTCGGCTGCAGGATTTAAAATGAATGCGGGGCAATATGATAGTTATGTGTTGTTTTTAGAGTTGGCATATGAGATTTGTGACGAAGGCGGATACTTTGGTTTCATTATTCCAGACTCGCTTTTTGAGAGCCAAAACGAAAACTTACGACGTTTCCTAGCGGAAAAGACTCAAATTAGGGTTATTGCTAGATTAGGTGAAAAAATTTTTGAAGAAGTTAATAGAGCGACGACAGTAATTATATGTAAAAAAGCAATTCCAGCGGAAGATGATGTAACAATGTGCTTCCGTCTTAATACAGACCAGAGAAAACAGTTTCTTACCTCTGATATTTATCTCGAAACCTTCTATGACAAAGAAAAGCATCCAGTCAAGCAGGCTCGTTTCATTTCTAATGATAGTTGTAGTTTTGACGTGGATACTCGATCAAATGAAGAGGACCTACTTGCAAAAATCAGATCGGATTGTATAGATTGGGAAGAGACGTTTATCTTTGGGCGTGGGGTTGAGATATCTAAAAAAGGTGGTATCGCTAGATGCCCTATGTGCGGACATGCACAAGGCTATACAAAGGCACAGTTTGCGGCTGGAAATAAAAAGTGTGTCTACTGTAATGAAGATCTTCCTTTGAATGATGCCACATTAAAGAGCATTGTCCAGGAGACTCCTTTTGATGGTTGCGAACGAATTCTAGTTGGCGAGCATGTTAAGCGCTATCGGATAATTGGAGAAAGCTTTATTGAGTTAAATATTCCTGGAATCAACTATAAGAATGAGAACTTATATATTCCCCCAAAACTATTAATTAGAAAGACTGGTTTGGGTATTTACTCTTGCGTGGATTATAGTGGTGGTTTAACAAGTCAAACAGTGTACATTATCAGATACAAACAGGAAAGTGACGCACCACCACTTGAGTATTATTTAGCTTTGCTTAATTCACGGGTTGTGTATTATTACTATCTCAAGGTGTATGGGGAAAATGAGTGGAAATCTCACCCTTATTTCACTAAGAAAATTATTTTCTCGCTGCCATTAAAAGCCTATACCGGGGACGAGCTTGATAAAGAAATTATAGGTTTAGCAAAAGCACTTTCAAAAAAATATTCATATGAAACGGATTTAGAATTGGAAGGGCTTGTCATGAGGCGTTATAATATTAACCCTGCCGAACATGACATGATCGCTGAAGAAATGAGGCGCTTGCCTGACTTAAGTGCAGTTAATGGCATGAAATTTTAAGGAGACAACGATGTATAGATATATAGGAAATAAAGCAAAATTATTGCCATTTATCATGGATAAAACTAGGGAATTAATTGGTTGCACTGGGGTTGTTGCTGATATTATGGCTGGAACCGGATCAGTATCATTAGAGTTCAGAAGGCAAGGCTATTCTGTAATAGCCTCAGATATTATGACTTATTCTTATCACCATTTAGTAGTAAACTTACTTCTTAATGAATCCCCTGCTTTTGCAGGACTTCGCCATATTCCCTTTAACAATACAACTCCATATGAAGCGGTTATAGATTACCTGAATGCCTTGGAAGCAAAAAAAGGCTTTTTCTTTAATGAATTTGCGCCTGATGGTAAGCCTGAAAGCAGTTGTGATCCACGCAAATACTTTACGTCTGAAAATGCAGCTAAAATCGATTGCATTAGAGAACAAATTAATAGTTGGATTGATTTGAACCAGATTACGAATACCGAAGCTTCGTTGTTAAAACATACGCTCATTATGGCTGTAAATAGAGTTGCAAATATTTCTGGCACATATGGATACTTTCTATCTGACTTCAAGAAGAATGCTTTGGAATCAATTATTCTTACACCTATCCAATTTGATGAGACAGAGAATGTTAACCATACAGTTTTCCAAGGTTTTGCAGAAGATTTGGCTGAGAATATTACTGCAGATTTATGCTATATTGATCCACCCTATATGAAAAGACAATATGCTGCCAATTATCACATATTAGAAACTATTGCAAAAGGTGACTTTCCGGATGCAATTGGAAAGAGTGGCTTACGTGATTGGTGGGATCAACATTCAAAATTTTGTACAAAAACAAGAGGTATTGATTCTTTTGAGAGCGTTATTAGCAAGATGAATTGTGATAAATTCATCATTAGTTATAGTGAAGATGGTCTATTCTCTTTACAACAGCTTATGGAGTGCTTTGCAAAGTATGGTAGTGTTGATGTCCAGCACATAGATTATAACCGTTTTCGTAGCAATAACAGCCCATTACCTAAGAAGTTAAAGGAATACATTATAACAATACAAAAATAGGAGGATGCGTCATGGAGTGTATAGATCGGATTTTTTACCGAAAAATTAATCCATCAGATTTTAAGAAATTGTACGATATTGATAGACCCGCTACTGGTGGCGGGCAGACCTACCTCGAGGCTGCGGGAATAGACACCGAGGAGTTAGTTAGCTTCCTTTCGAGTGGTGAAATGTCGGACAGCCCCTTACCAAACGAGAATCGTCACATATATACAATTAATGCTTATGTATTGGGACAAGACGGTGAGGCTACCAAATTAGAGTTTGCACCTAGAGGAGGCCGGAACAATTACCGTATTAGCCGTCAAACCAGCCGTCAAAAACATCCAGCTTGGAGAATTGATAATGGTTTCCCGGAGCCTAATAGAGGTGAAGGTGGCGAATATTTATCAGAGGCTAGTTTTGAGGGGATTATTGATAACCTGATTATAACAATCGTAAGGACAAATTATAATAAATATTATGCAAGTTTTATTACTGTAGATAGACTCCCCGATAGTTGGCCTCAAGGGATTGGCTTGGAAAGCATTTTTGAAGATGAACGGCGTGGAGTGTTAAACATTGCTGCACATAGGATTCCCTTTATAAACCAAAAGGAAAACCCATTTGGAAGACCAGAAGTAACTATTAATAACAATCAAAATATTATTGCTGCGAGAGTTACCGGAGGGTGTAATACGCTTCTATATGGCGTTCCTGGGGCTGGTAAAAGTCATACTGTAAAAACAGAATATTGTAATAATCCGTTAAAAATGGAACGTGTAGTTTTTCACCCGGATTATACCTATTCTGATTTCGTTGGACAGATACTGCCCAAAGTTCTTGGAGATCGTATAACATATGAGTTTATTTCAGGACCTTTTACCAAATTATTGGAAAAAGCGTATAACAACCCTCGTACTGAATATTATCTCATTATTGAGGAAATAAACCGTGGAAACGCCCCTGCAATTTTTGGTGAGGTTTTTCAACTTTTAGATAGAGACGAGAATGGAAATAGTGAATATGGTATTTCTAATTCCGATGTGGCAAAAATTGTCTATGACGATGAAACGCACCTTGTTTCCTTGCCGTCCAACCTCAACATCCTTGCTACAATGAATACATCGGACCAAAACGTATTTACGTTGGATACGGCATTCCAACGCCGTTGGCGTATGCGGATGATTGAGAATAATGTCACTCGTGCAGAACACGCTGATACAAAGATTCTTGATACGGATATCACATGGAAAGTATTTAATCATATTATTAATTCGCAAATTTTAGAAAATAATGTAGCTATATCTTCTGCTGAGGATAAGCGTCTGGGCGCATACTTCGTTGGTCCGGCGGATCTAGTGTTCAATCCCGATGAGGATGACATGGAAAAGGATGCGTCGTTGCGTAAGAAGGCCGCTACAGACAACAGCCGTTTTCCGGAAAAAGTACTCAAATATCTTTGGGACGATGCATTTAAGTTTTCTCGCCCTTCAATTTTTGTTGATCAGTACCGTAGCCTTGAGGAAATCGTCAAGAAATTTAATGGTAGCCGAGGGCAGGAACGTTATGCTATCTTTAAGCCAGAGATTTTTTCCCAGGTAAATAACCGTTCTTAGAATTAGTAAAGGAGAGCGTGTATGGCAGCAATAGTTGAAAATGACCTTAGACAACGTTGCCGTGTCAGCACTAACCTGGAAGGAGATACTTTTGTAGGCATAAAATCGGAAGGAGATGGAATTTCAGTTTGCTTTCCTTTGGGATACAGATTGCCTAACGATGATAAAGAGCTCCGCCAGGATGTGGTTAAACTGATCATGGTGCTTTCTAAGTATGCAAACCGAAAGGATCAGCGCCTTCCGGTCAATCAAATGAAAAGACCAGAAACAGTAGATTTTCCGATCCAAGCGTATATGTCTATTATTAGTGACTATATGGGAAATGGATATTTTACAGAAAACGAAGTGCGTTACAAAGAAAATCGTCGGGGGAAAATTAGCTGGACAAGAACAATAAAGCATCAGAAGGCCTTGCCACAAGGTAATTCTTTTGTATATTTAGACTACATTGTAAAAGATACTGTCTCTAATGATGAGAGCCTTATCTCTTTAGTTCATGAGTACTGTGTATATGAGAGTTTCCAAAAATTGGGATGGCTATATACCGCTACAATGCCAAAAGAGCCGCGCTTACGCAGGTTTGATAAACCAATGTTTTCCACGATTGTGTTCGATAAATTAGGACAAACCTTCAACGACAAGCATAAGGAACTGTTTAACAGCATGCTTGCTATGATAAATTACCTTGGAGATAAAGACGTTCCACAACAGTTTTATTTTGGTACCGAGCGTTTTGAGTATGTTTGGGAGAAGTTAATTGACTTTACTTTTGGTGTAAGTGACAAAGATAGGTATTTTCCCAGAACTACTTGGCATTTGCGTGACGGAGGACAGAAAGATAATAAGGCTTTGGAACCGGACACCATAATGCTTTCTGGAAAGAAAATTTACGTGCTAGATGCCAAGTATTATAAATACGGTGTAACTGGAGTACCTGCTCACCTACCAGAGTCGACATCTATCAATAAGCAAATTACATACGGCGAATATATTGCAACCGAGTTTGGCGAAGATATAACCGTATATAACGCTTTCCTAATGCCGTTTGATAGAACCAAAGAGCGTTTCGTGACTGCGTTACATATGAAAAACATTGGTGAAGGCACTGCGGACTGGAAAAGAAGCGGTAAGGAATATGAACGGGTTCAAGGTATCCTCATTGATGTCCGAACCCTTATGCACAATGTTGTGAGAAAAAATCACAATGAAATTATTCTTCTTTGTGAAGAAATCGAGCGAGCTTTTAAAGAAAAGACTACAACTACAGCTGCGTTCCCAATAGCCCCTGAAAACGAAGGAATAGAAATATTAGTGAATATATAAAAATGGCAAGAGTCAGCATACCGCGGCTCTTGCCATTTTTATTGTTGTGATTGTTTTTTCTGCCTATGTCGTCTTTGTGACGCCGCATTACGGCAACTGTCATCACAATATCTTTTCTTACTATTTGTAGTACTTATCCTAAAAAAACCTCCGCAAGTAGGATTCCCACATTGTCTGTAAATTACCATATTGGAATCCATATAAAAGAGCGAGAAGTAAAGTCCAGCTATATAATCAGGTATATACCATGAAGCAGACATTCTGTCGGTATCATAATCCGGGGTTATTGCACTAATAGCATGGTCGATTTCTGTTTTTAAGGTTGTTTTAGCAATGTCAATAAGGGCTGTTTTCATTGAAGCATCAAAGAATTTTTTATACCTTTCGGTGACATCTGATTTTGAAAACTTTAGTAACCCACATGGACCAATATTACAAATCGGGGATATATCACTTTGAAAATGAAAGAAAAATTCCACCACTTGGCGCTCGCGTGGCGGTAAACCGAGCGCATTTTTGAATAAATGCCGTATTTCATGAAACGCAATGTCGTTGGAATGCAAAGGATTACCAAAAGGATCTGTATCGTTAAAACCTGGGTAATACTCTGTAAAATACAGCTTATAATCGTTGCCTTTTATACCATCTGGTATAAGAAAGTACTGATCAGTCGCATCAACTTCTTTAGAAGGGTAAATGGGCAAATCGTTGTCGGAAGATAAATCTGTATTTTTTATGTACTGCCACATTTTGTGAGGGCAAGTATCGTAGCTCGCGTTATTTAAAGAAGTTATAGTTACTGGTTCAGTAAAAAGAAGATAGCAAACTAAATATAGGATTGCCATATAATCTTTTTGTGGTTCTTGTATTTTTGTCATTAACTTAATTGTATACTGCATTCGCCGGATAATAGTAAAAAGATCGTCACTTTTGTAGCTTTCATACATGGTAGATGAAATAGGGATAATGAACCCATATTTTTCAAAATAATTTATCAAACGGTCTAAATTCCCGTCTGGTAAAGAAAGCAATTCATCAAGAACAGCATCGTTTGTAACTGACCCTGCAGAATTTATACGAACCATACCACGTTGTGGTGTGTAAGCAAATCGTATAGGTTTTGAGGGGTCGCTTTTTATTCTCAGCCTTTTAAGTGGGCGACCATCATCAGTGTGGTTTATATCTATACGACAGTCGCTTTTGTAATTTGTAAAGGTAAATAAGTTACCTGACATTGTTAAAAACTCAGTGTTTGATAACATGGCGCCACCTCTAATAATTAGCTTATATAAGTAATTATATAAGTGTTTACAATAAATTGCAAATTTTTGTCAAGTAAAAAATATCCGGTTGCTAATTATTAAGAATAACAGTAATGGTTAGAGTGATTATTTTGAAATTATATATAAAAAGTAATAGATTTTTTTGGAAATGTTCTTATTTTTTGCATCTAATTACAATAAAAGTAGGACAGGCAAGTTCCTAAAACTTGATAAAAGGAGGACAAGCTGATGAAAGACATTAAGAATTGTGCTGGGAAACTAGTTTGCCGAGTAGATCCGAACACACAGCTAGTTGAGATTGTACACAAGGGAATTGTGACAACAGTCCGTTTTCTTCCGGAGAACCAAATAGAAGTAATCAGTAGCGAGTATAAGAAAACCGCCTGAGATATAGTGCATCCACAGAGCTGCTGGACGGCCAGGATGAATACCCAGTTTTTAGGGTGTTCCCTGGTTGTTTTTTTATGGTTTCGCGAAAAAGTTTTTTTAAATAGGAAAAGAGCCTGCCTATTTAGTTTTTATCCTTAAGTCACAGAGCAAAGGAAGGAGGTGAGAAAGCGATGGGGCCAAACGAAAGACGCCAGGAAATCATGGAAACCCTCTGCCACAGACGGCAGGAAACAATGAATAATTTGGCGTTTGAGTTTGGCGTCAGTATCCGGACCATCCGGAACGATATTGACATCCTGTCGCTTTCTTATCCTCTGGAAACTGTGCGCGGTCGTTACGGCGGCGGTGTCCGAGTTATGGACGGGTTTTACATGAACCGCAAATACCTAAAGCCCGAACAAAGGGATTTGCTGGTGCGGCTAAGTACGAACCTGTCCGGCAAAGACCTCGCCGTAATGAACGGCATCCTGCAGGAGTTTGCTCTGAATCAATAACACGGGCTGTACGCCCGAATGCAGAAAGGATGCAATGAGATGAAAAAAGTTTTTGTGTGCTCCCCATACCGAGGCAATATCGAGAAAAACACGAAAAGGGCTGTTTTTGCCGCCAGGGTCATTTGCAACTGCGGCTATATCCCTGTAGTGCCGCACCTCTATTTCACGCAATTCCTGAATGACGAGGACCAGTTTGAAAGAATCCGCGGCATCGAGTACGGCATTGAATTGATGAAGGAGTGCGACCAGCTGTGGCTGCTCGGTCCGGAAATCAGCAAAGGGATGGAATACGAACTTGAAATCGCCAAGGAAATCCGCATCCCAGTCATTCTGTACGATGAGGAACTTCGGCGGCTTAATCCGAAAACGCTGGTTCTTGACGAGCGTGTGGACGATCGGTTCCTCAGTATTATCAAGGGACTCAATTGTGAGTAGGAAAGGATGAACAGTTATGAGCGAAGTGTATTTAACCCTGGCTGACGGGTTTGAAAAACTGGCGGCAGGTTACAGAGCCTTAGCCGTCCAAGGTGCCGGTGCTCAGCCTAAAGAGGAAGTTCCCGCAGCGGCTCCTGTGAAGGAAAGCAAGGATATCGGCATCGAGGCGGTCCGCGCTGTTCTCGCTGAGAAAAGCCGGGATGGCAAGACCCGCGAGGTCAAGGCCCTCCTTATGAAATACGATGTCGGCAAGCTTTCCGGCGTAAAGCCGGAGGACTACGCCGCCCTGCTGGCTGAAGCGGAGGTGCTTTGATGGGCGGCAAGCACGCAAGATTTTCCCCGTCGGCGGCAGGCAGGCGTTTGAACTGTCCTCCCTCGCTGACGCTGGAAGAGCAATTCCTTGATGAGGAATCCGAGTATGCGGCAGAAGGTTCCGCCGGCCATGCGCTGGCGGAGCACCTCATCAAAAAGCATCTGAAACAAAGAAGCAATCGTCCTACATCCGCCTATTATACGGACGAGTTAATTGAAGCCGTGGACGAATACGTCTCCTTTGTCATCAGTGAAATTGAGGAAGCCAAGCGCATCTGCAATAATCCGGTGTTTTCCGTTGAACAGCGGGTGGACGCTTCGGACTATGTGGACGAATGCTTCGGCACAGCGGATATGGTTGTTGTTACCGATAAGGTGGCGCACATCATAGACCTCAAATTGGGCAAAGGAGTGCCGGTATATGCCGAAAGCAATCCGCAGCTTATGATTTACGGCCTTGGAATTCTCTGCATGGCCGAACTGCTCTACGATGTGGAAACCGTCCGCCTTACCATCTTTCAGCCCCGCCTCAACAATTCAAGCACCTGGGATATATCGCCAGATGCGCTTAAAACATGGGGCGAGGAAGTGTTAAAACCAAGGGGCGCCATGGCCCTAATGGGCGCCGGAGAGTTTAAGGCCGGCAGCTGGTGCCGCTTCTGCAAAGCAAGAAACCATTGCCGTGCCAGAGCCGAAGAGTTTCTGGCGCTGGCCAAGATGGAGTTTCGCCAGCCCGCTCTTCTGTCGGACGACGAAATCGCGGAGGTCTTGAAGGTATCTGACGAACTGGCCAGCTGGGCATCCGACGTATATGCCTTTGCGCAAAACCAGGCCATTGTCCACGGCAAGGAATGGGACGGCTTCAAGCTTGTCGAGGGACGGAGCAACCGCAAGTACACAAGCGAGGACGAGGTGGCGGAAGCCGCTGCAGCCGCCGGATATACAGACATTTACAAGCGCTCCTTGGTGGCCATCACCGAGATGGAGCGGATCATGGGCAAGCAGGACTTCAGCCGTATCCTTGGGCATCTGGTGTACAAGCCGCAAGGCAAAATCACTCTGGTGCCGGATTCCCACAAGAGAGAAGCCATCAATAAAACTACCGCCGCGGCGGAATTTCAGGAGGTTTAATCATGAAAAATCAGTCTACCGCTACTAAGGTCATCGTACCCTGCCGTTTTTCCTACCTGCATTGCTGGGAGCCGGATTCCGTCAACGGCGGAGATCCTAAATTCAGCGTTTCGGCCATCGTGCCGAAGAGCGACACCAAGACCGTGGAAGCCATCAAAGCCGCAATTGAACAGGCAAAAAAGGATTCTGTCTCCAAGTGGGGCGGCAAGATTCCCGGCAATCTCAAAACCCCGCTTCGCGACGGCGATATCGACCGCCCCGATGACGAAGCCTACAAGGGCTGCTATTTTTTCAACGCCAACAGCCGGCAGGCTCCACAAGTGGTGGATGGCAAAGTACAGCCCGTTCTTGACCAGAGCGAGGTATACTCCGGCTGCTACGGCCGCATCAGCGTGACGTTTTACGGATACAACTCCAACGGCAACCGCGGTATCGCGGCAGGCCTTGGCAACATCCAGAAGCTGAAAGACGGAGAGCCGTTGGGCGGCGGTCGCCCCAAGGCGGCTGATGATTTCGACACGGTCGATGAGGAAGATTTTTTGGCCTAAGAACTGTAAGGGCGGTGGGAAACCGCCGCCTTTTTACATAAAAGAGGTGACGCCATGTTTTTATCATTGGATATTGAGACGTATTCAGATGTGGATTTAACCAAATGCGGCGTCTACGCCTATGCGGACAGCCCGAATTTCACAATTTTGCTTCTTGCTTACGCATTCGGCGATGAGGAAACCCAAATAGTGGATTTGGCCTGCGGAGAACAGCTGCCGCGGGAAGTTCTGGATGCGCTCACCGATGAGAGCGTCATAAAGACAGCCTTCAATGCCATGTTTGAAAGGACTTGCCTTTCACGATATCTGGGAATACATCTTTCGCCTGCTTTCTGGCAATGCACGGCGGTGCAGGCGGCCATGCTGGCTCTGCCGCTGTCCCTGGAAGGGGTGGGCGAGGTTTTGAATATTGAGCGAAAAAAACTGAAAGAAGGCGGTGACTTGGTCCGGTATTTCTCGATTCCCTGTAAGCCTACCCAGACGAATGGTGGCAGGAAGAGAAATCTGCCGGAGCACGCGCCGGACAAATGGGCACTATTCAAAAGCTATTGCGTCCGGGACGTGGACGCCGAGCGGGAGATAAGACAGAAACTGAGAAACTTCCCGATTCCCGACCTCGAGATGGAACTGTACCGGCTCGATCAGGAAATCAACGACAGAGGCATTTTGGTTGACCGCGACCTGGTATCCTGCGCCGTGGAGTGCGATCTTCGGTATACGGAGTCAGCAACGGCGCAAGCGTATGAATTGACCGGGCTTAATAACCCCAATTCTGTTGCCCAGATCAAAAAATGGCTTTCCGGGCGCGGAGTTGAGGTGGAGAGCCTTGACAAGAAAGCGGTTAAAGGCCTTATGCCCGAAGTGGACGGCGAGGTACTGGAGGTTCTGAAGCTGCGGCTTCTGATGGCCAAGACCTCGGTTAAAAAATATGAGGCCATCGAGCGTTCGGTATGTTCGGACGGCAGGGTTCACGGCCTGCTTCAGTTCTACGGGGCGAATCGCACCGGACGCTGGGCGGGAAGGCTCGTCCAGGTTCAGAACCTTCCACAGAATCATTTGCCGGACTTGGAACTGGCCAGAAATCTCATCAAGCAAAGCCGCTTTGAGGATGTGGAACTGCTCTTTGACTCTACTCCCGGCGTATTGTCGGAATTGATTAGGACCGCCTTCGTGCCAAGGCTAGGCACCCGCTTTATCGTGGCAGACTTTTCCGCCATTGAAGCGCGAGTGCTAGCCTGGCTCTCCGGCGAGAAGTGGCGCCTTAATGTATTCAGCAGCCACGGCAAGATTTATGAAGCATCGGCATCCGCGATGTTCGGCGTTCCCATTGAGGAGATCGGCAAAGGAAGCTCGCTTCGCCAGAAGGGCAAAATTGCGGAACTGGCTCTGGGCTATGGCGGTTCGGTCGGAGCATTGACCTCAATGGGCGCGCTGGATATGGGGCTGACAGAAGAAGAGTTGCCTTCTTTGGTTAATCAGTGGCGAAGAGCCAATCCGCACATCACAAAGTTCTGGTGGGATGTGGATGCCGCCGCCATTGCGGCAGTCTGCGAAAAGAAGGAAACGGCGGTCGGCAGGGTGGGTTTTTCCTATAAGTCCGGCATCCTGTTCGTTACGCTGCCATCCGGAAGGAAATTGCCCTATATCAAGCCGCGAATGGCGATCAACAAGTTTGGCCGCGAGGGGCTGACCTATGAGGGGATCGGCGAAAGCAAGAAGTGGCTTCGTATTGAAACCTATGGCCCCAAGCTAGTGGAGAACATCGTCCAGGCAACGAGCCGCGACCTGTTGGCGCTCGCCATGTTGCGGCTCCGTAGCCATGGGTTTGCAATCGTCATGCATGTTCACGATGAAGCCGTACTGGAGGTGTCGGAAGGACAATCAAGCGTTGGGGAAATCTGCAAAATCATGGCGGAGGCTCCCGGCTGGGCAGCTGGACTTCCGCTTAGAGCCGATGGATACGAGTGCGGTTTTTATAAAAAGGATTAGGGGTGATTGCCTTGGGAATCAGCAAATACAATGCGGAGGGCTATTATGACCCGACCGCCTACGAGGGCATCCGACGGGCGGAAGTGGATACCGGAAAGCTAAAGATCGTTTATCCCACTGGATATATGGAACTGAACCTGGAAGGCTTCTTTCCCTGTCCTTTGGATAAAGCCAGGAAGGTCTTTTCCTTGATTTACAGATACTCGCCGGAGCCGGACAAGGACAGGTTGCTTGCTTTCCTGCGCAGACTGGAGAAAAGGTGCTTTGCCCAGATGCAAGAGTACGCCAATGAAGCGGCAGCCTATCCGGCAAACTCAGACAAGTGGCGCGAGTATACCGCAAAGTTTAAGGAAGCGATGCGGCTCCGGCAAAGAACCGCAAAAAATATAGAACTTTTTATCGCAGGGAGGGGCGGCAAATGAAAATTAGGCTTTCTACTGGCAATTCCCGTACAGACAAACGCTGGAATCTGGCCGAGATGGAACTGGATGAGTTCCGTGACCGGATTTCAGCCACGCGCAGGACCGCGGAAACCGTGGAGCAGTACAAAAAACTCAGCAAGGCCAGACAGGATGATATCAAGGATGTGGGCGGTTTTGTCCTAGGAACGCTGAAGGGCGGCAGACGGAAAAAGGATTGCGTCCTGACGCGATCCGGGCTGTGCCTGGATATGGACTACGCGCTGCCGGATATCATCGAGCAAATCGAGATGTTTTGTTCCTTCAAGTGCTGGCTTTACTCCACTCATAAGCATACGCCGGAAAAGCCTCGCCTTCGCCTTATCATCCCGCTTGCCCGCGAGGTGTCGCCGGATGAGTACTCTGCAGTGGCAAGGAAAGTAGCGGACGAAATTGGCATTGAACTTTTCGACGACACCACCTACGAACCGAGTCGTTTGATGTACTGGCCGTCCACCTCCGCAGACGGGGAGTTCGTGTTCCGCGAGGTTGACGGCGAACTTCTCGATCCCGACGAGGTGCTCGCAAAATACACTGACTGGCGTAATTCAGCGCTGTGGCCTGTGTCCAAGCGGCAGCAGACCGTGGTGCAGCGTGAGGTCAAGAAACAGGCCGATCCCCTGGAAAAACAAGGGGCGGTGGGTGCGTTCTGCCGCGCTTACTCCGTGACGGATGCTATGGATACCTTTCTTGCTGATGTATATCGAAAAAGCGCCATGCCCGGCCGTTATGACTATATCCCGGCAGACAGCCAGGCGGGCGTGGTCATTTACGAGGATAAATACGCATATAGCCATCACGCCACCGACCCGGCGTGCGGAAAGCTGATGAACGCCTTTGACGCGGTGCGGATTCACAAATTCGGAGAACTGGACGCAAAGGCGGATGAAGACGCCGATCCCGCCAAGATGCCTTCTTTTAAGGCCATGCAGGAGTTTGCGGTTGCTGACGAACGGGTTAAAGTCCGGCTTGCCAAAGAGCGCGAAAACTTGGCGCTGGATGAGTTCAATGAAGTGGACAACGAAAACTGGCAGACTGTACTGGAACTGGATAAGCAGGGCAAGGTCAAGGACACTCTGAGCAATATCGCCAATATCATCCGCTTCGATCCGAATCTCAGGCCAATCGTATACAATGAGTTTAAAAGCATGGTGGATGTGATCGGCGAGCTCCCCTGGAAGCAGGTGCGTCCCGGTTGGGGCGATGCCGACCTTGCCTGTGCCAAGGTGTACTTTGAACGGGTATACGGGATTTGGTCGCCAGCCAAATTCAAGGACGCGCTTCTTGCTGTGGTATCAGCGGAGCGGCCATTCCATCCGATTAAGAAGTATTTTGAAACCCTGGAATGGGACGGAACGGAGCGTATCGACACACTGCTCATTGATTATCTGGGCGCGGAGGATACCGCCTTTGTTCGGGCAGTTACCCGCAAGACCCTGTGTGCCGCCGTAGCCCGTGTATATGAGCCGGGAATCAAGTTTGACTCCATCCTCGTCCTTAACGGCCCGCAGGGTGTGGGCAAGTCCACGCTGTTCGCCCTTCTTGGCAGACAGTGGTATTCGGACAGCCTGTCCATCTCCGACATGAAGGACAAAACCGCCGCCGAAAAGCTGCAAGGGTACTGGATTTTAGAACTAGGCGAACTGGCCGGAATCAAAAAGGTGGACGTGGAAACGGTCAAGTCCTTCATCAGCCGTACGGACGACAAGTTCAGGCAGTCCTATGGCGTCAATGTGGAAAGCCATCCCAGAACCAATATCATTGTAGGTTCCACCAACTCGGAGAGCGGGTTTCTTCGCGACATCACCGGAAACCGGCGCTTCTGGCCGGTGCATGTGACGGGCAATTCTAAGTTTCGCGCTTGGGAGCTGACCGAGGTTGACCAGGTTTGGGCGGAAGCCATCGTGAAGTACCACGCCGGCGAGGAATTGTTCCTGAAAGGCGATGTGGTCGCCGAAGCCTATGTCCAGCAACAACAGGCGATGGAAGCCGACGACCGAGAGGGTATTATCGTAGACTACCTGGAAGTGCTGCTTCCCGAAGGGTGGGACGGGATGGACCTATACCAGAGAAGGACGTTTCTAGGCGGCAATGAGTTTGGCGGCTCTGCCATGACGGGAACCGTGCGCCGGGACAAGGTCTGCGTGATGGAGATCTGGTGCGAGTGCTTTGCCAAGGAGCGCCAGAACCTCAAACGGTCTGATTCCTATGAAATAGAAGGCATCTTGACCCGCATCGGAGGGTGGAAGAAGTTGACCGCCAACAAATCCGGCAAGGTCAGATACCCCCTCTACGGCCCGCAAAAAACCTTTGTGCGGGAGGGGTAATGGAACCAAGGAACAAATTTTACCCGTTCCGTTGTAACCCGTAATGTCGTGGGAACGCCGACAGGCACAGTCCGCGAAGGCGGAAAAACAGCGAGCCTTGCTGGTTCTGTGCCTACCGTTCCTAAAAAAAGACATATTGATTATTTTGATGTAGGTATTAAGAAGAAAGGCACTTGCAAGTACGTATACGCGCGTATAGGATTTTTAGCACATAGGAACGACACAAGGAACAGATGGTGAAAGGGGCGGCTATTTTGCAGGAAAGTACCATCGAGCGAAAATTGGTCACTGAAGTAAAAAAGCGTGGCGGGCTGGCCGTAAAATTCGTATCCCCAGGTTTTGATGGGGTGCCGGACCGACTGGTTCTTTTCCCCGGTGGCGTTTTTGCTTTTGTAGAATTGAAGGCTCCTGGCAAGAATCTGCGGCCTTTGCAAGAATTACGGGCAAGGCAGTTGACCGCTTTGGGTTTTCGGGTTTACCGCATTGATAACAAAGAAATGATTGGAGGTGTGCTTGATGAAATACAGACCGCATGATTATCAGAAATACGCAACCAAATTTACGCTGGAACATCCTGTCTGCTGCTTAATGCTGGATATGGGATTAGGCAAAAGTGTTATTGCCTTGACGGCACTGTGGATAATGGCTCTGGACAGCTTTGACATCGGGAAGATACTTGTTATCGCTCCCAAGCGCGTAGCTGAAAACACCTGGCCGAAGGAATTGGCGAAGTGGGAGCATCTGACCGGGCTATCTTATTCCCTGGTTCTGGGCAGCAAGAAACAGCGTGAAGAGGCTCTTGCCCAAAAAGCGTCGGTGTATATCATAAACAGGGAAAATGTGGCGTGGCTTGTGGAGAATCATCGCTGGGATTTTGACACGGTGGTGATTGACGAGCTGTCAAGCTTCAAGTCCAATCAGGCACAGCGGTTCAAGGCGTTAAAGAAAGTCCGACCCTTTGTGCAGCGGGTGATCGGCCTTACTGGCACTCCGGCGCCCAATTCTCTCCTAGACCTTTGGCCGCAGATGTTTCTTCTGGATATGGGGCAAAGGCTCGGACGCTTCATCGGCGGCTATCGGGACCGGTTTTTCGTTCCTGACAAACGCAATCGTGAAATTATTTACTCTTATAAGCCCCGCGAAGACTCGGAGGGAAAAATCTATGAACTGATTTCAGACATATGCATTTCCATGAAAGCCGTTGACTTCCTCGCTATGCCGGAGAAAATCAGCAATTGCGTTGAGGTTGAACTGGATCAGAAGGAGCGGCGGATTTACGACGATTTCCAAAGAAAAATGTGTATATCTCTCGGCAATGAGGAGGAGCTGGACGCCATGAACGCGGCAGGCCTTTCGAACGAACTGCTGCAGATGGCAAACGGCGCGGTTTACGGCGAGGACAAAAAAGTCATTTATATTCATGACAGAAAGCTGGACGCGCTTGAGGATTTGATTGAAGCCGCCAACGGCAAGCCCCTTCTTGTGGCTTACTGGTACAAGCACGATCTGGCTCGCATTTGCGAGCGGTTTGACATCAGAACAATTGATACGGAAAAAGACATTGATGACTGGAATGCTGGAAAGATTCCCGTTGCCCTCATCCATCCGGCGTCGGCGGGACATGGACTGAACTTGCAGGAGGGCGGCTCCACTGTAGTGTGGTTTGGACTTACCTGGTCATTGGAATTATACCAGCAGCTGAACGCAAGACTCTGGCGGCAAGGTCAGAAAAATACGGTGGTGATTCAGCACATCGTCACCCGCGGCACACACGATGAAGATGTCATGAAAGCTTTGGAGACGAAGGATACGCGGCAGTCGGCTCTGATTGCGGCAGTCAAGGCCAGGATAGGAGGTGCGGCATGAACGGCAGAGTGGAAAGAATAATGCAGGAATACCGGCAGATGGTGATGGAGCGGGTCTGCCTTGAAAACCAGATCCGAAACTTTCAAGGGATCACGGAAGAGGAGATGATTGATTCCTTGCAATTTTCCCAACCAGACGCAGAACGTGTGCAGACCAGCGGCGTTTCCGATAAAACCGGACGTATCGCCGTTTCCTATAAAGACAAGATGGACCGAATCAACAAGGAATGGCAGGTGCACCTGGAAAAGAAGCATACCGTCCTAATAGAGGAACTGATTTTTTTCGAGTCGGCCGTTTTTTCATTGAGCGGCACTCTGCCTGAGTTCATTTCGGATATGGTCATCAAAGGGCTTACCTGGGATGACCTTTCCGCCAAATACCATATTAGCCGGACGATGGTGGCGAAGAACCGCAAGAGGGCAATTCGTGAACTGGAAACACTTTATGCCATCCACGATAAGGAGATGGCGGAATATATTCTGAGCTGAGGTGAGTGCAATGTGCAGAAGAGGCGACATTTATTATGTGGATTTCGGAGAGAACATAGATACGCGAAAACAGAGCGGAATCCGTCCGGCGGTAATTGTCAGCAACAATAAGGCAAATGAGCATTCACCGGTCATTACGGTGGTGCCACTGACATCTAAAGTTCATAAGAAGCGGTTCCTTCCAACCCACGTGTATATTCCCGCGTCCGCTGGGTTTGGATTAAGCTGTGGAAGCCTGGCGCTTGCCGAACAGGTGGAAGCCATTGATAAGGACCGCCTTCTGGAGAAAAAGGGTACTATAAAGAGCACTGAAATCATGGAGAAAATTACAAAGGCGATACAGATACAAATCGGGGTGTTTGAAGAATATAATTAGAAAGTTATATGTGGGCAAGAAAGATATACTTAATTTAAAAAAGAGATTATACTGATTTAGTGTATAGTATGTTTAGATCATTGACTTAAAAGGGGGAATCTATATGGCGCACTCTATACAAGCTATGAGAACAGTATTTGATGTTGTTAAGGCTGCAAGAGATAACAATAATGCGTTTTCTGATGAAGATATACAAAGATTGTTACAAGCAATAGTACCTGATGAGAATACTAGAAAACGATATGATAATTTTTCTAAAGGCTACTATTCTGAAGAACTTTTTCGAAGAATTTATTCACTTTTACCTTGGATAAGATTAATTACTCCATTGGGGCAGGAACAATTTCCAGAAAAATCAAAAGAGGAAATGCAAGTACCAGATTTTGAAATAATGTATGAAGTAGGTAGTTCAGATAATATAAAAAAAATTTTAGTCGAGGCTAAATTAGTGGATGGTGATAAGCAGACATTTGAATTGCTTAAACATACTTATAATGTTTTGAAAAAATATGAAGATAATTCTGAAAGCCCTTTGTTATTCGCGATTTTTTGGAGAAAACAAATGATATGGACAGTGAACTCTATAGAATCATTTTCAGAGAAAAGCAGTTCTTATAAAATTTCATTTAAGAATGCGTGTAAAAGTGATGTCTCTGCTATATTTGGAGATTACACATACTTGTTTAGAAAAAGGCCACTTAGAAAGTCAAAATTCTCTAACGGTGAATTATTACAGTGTAATTATTCCCATAGTCATGAAAAATATGGGCGTACCCTTTATGAAGGGATTTCATTGAATGGTAAGAACTTTGATGATTTAGGTGCTTTGGAAACACCGGTGTTAGATTGTGCGTTTGACTTTAAAGAAATAGAGTCCTTTAAAATAAATGAATTCGAAACAGAATTAACAGAACAATTGGCAGATGTAAAATATGCTTATAGATTATCCTCTTTAATGCTTGGATATTTATTGAAAATTCATTGCTACAACTATAATGATATGTATTGTCAAGAACATAATATTGTAGAAAATACTTTTGGTATAGTTGATACAGTAAGAAGAAAAATGGGAGGAGAGAAGTTTTATTTATTGCCATATGATAAAAAAATATCAATAAAAAAACTGATTAATTTGCAGTTTGGCAATGTTCCTCGTATTTATAAGGCATACATTGAGACGAATAGGAAGGAAGGTTACGGTATTTTGTGTAGTCATGATTAATTAACATTTGATTTTCAAGGTGTACTAAAGGTGTACTAACGGTGTACTGCTTTTTCATTTCGACTGCGCTATACTTATAATTGCCTAGAAATGATACGAGTCTGGAGTTGACCTCCAGGCTCTTTTTCTTTGGCCGGATGCGTCTTTCTTTCATCCTTTCACGCATCCGTACATACGAAAGGAGAAAGTAGGTATGCCGAAAAGACCACAAAAACCGTGTAAGCATCTGGGATGCCCACGACTGACGAACGATCGTTACTGCGATCAGCATGCTAACCTGCATATTGGTGATAGAGCCAGCGCCCTTGAACGTGGCTATAGTAGTCAATGGCAAAAGGCGAGAAAGCGGTTCTTGGCAAAGCATTCTCTTTGCGCGGAGTGTGAGTTGACCGAAAAATTGACTCCAGCGACCGTTGTGGACCACATCAAGCCGCACCGGGGAGACAAGGCGTTGTTCTGGGACGAGAGCAACTGGCAACCGCTGTGCAAAAAGTGCCACGACAGGAAAACCCGGACGATGGATCAGCATCAGGAATATAACTACTAACAATCATGCTAAGAAACGGCGGTGAGCCGAGGGGAGGGGCGGGTCAGATCTTTACGGCCTTTACCCCCCAGACCGCCGCCCCCCTTCGCGTGAAAAATCGCAGAATTAGGCAGGGGGGATACCAGAGGAGCGTTGGAACACCTGCAAATTTTGAAATAAATAGCGAAAACGCCAATGAAAATTAGCAACGGATGCATCGGCAGTTTCGCGGAATTGTTACGGTTAAGGCTGTATAACACTTGCTCAAATGCAAGGTTTTGCGGCCTTTTTCTATGCAAAGATTTTGCGAAAAGGATGTGAAGCAATGACGAGTGTCCAGGAAAAACAGATACGGAATTTCCGGATGAAGGGAATCGGCTACAAAGCCATTGCTTCCACTCTTGGACTTTCCCGCGATGTGGTCCGCAACTACTGCAAAAGCCATGGACTTGACGGTTATGCGACAGAAGTGGTTGTGAATCTGAAAGAACAGATGCAGCAGGGTGACGTTTGCGGATGCTGCGGTACAGTCATTCTGCAGCCGGCGATAGGCCGAAAGCGAAGATTCTGTTCAGAAAAATGCAGGCGGGAATGGTGGGCCGCACACCCGGAGGAGTCGCGTAAAAAGGAAGCGGCTTTTTATGAAAAGACCTGCGTTTACTGCGGTCAGCATTTTACCGTATACGGCAACAAAAACAGAAGGTACTGCCGTCATGAATGTTATGTGCATGACAGATTTTGGCGGGAGGAGGAAGGCAGAGAGCCATATGCAAGTCCCGCCCGGAGTGAGGAGGAAAAGCATGAGTGAAATGAAATGGCAGTCAGTGCCGGTGGAGGAGCTTCGCCCGGCGGCATACAACCCGCGCAAAAAGCTGAAAGCGGGGGATAAGGAATACGAGAAGATCAAGAATTCCATTTTGGAATTTGGCTATGTGGAACCCATTATTGTGAACTATGATATGACGGTTATCGGCGGACACCAACGGCTGACGGTCCTGAAAGACTTGGGATATACCGAGGTGCAATGTGTAGTCGTTGAAATCAGGGACGAGAACAAGGTCAAGGCTCTGAATATTGCTCTCAATAAAGTCACGGGAGCATGGAATGAACAGCTTCTTGCTGATTTGATCGTGGATTTGCAAACGGCAAATTTCAATACGGATTTTACGGGCTTTGAAGCGCCGGAAATCGAGCAGCTTTTCTCAAAGGTTCACAACAAGGAAATCAAGGAAGACGATTTCGATGTGGACGAAGCCTTAAAGAAGCCGACCATTTCACAAAAAGGTGACATCTGGCTGCTTGGTAGGCACCGGCTTATTTGCGGCGACGCTGTTTTACCGGAAACGTATACTGCTCTCATGAATGGCGGCAAGGCCAATCTGGTGGTGACCGACCCGCCGTATAACGTCAACGTGGAGGAAGCCGCCGGAAAAATTAAAAACGACAATATGCCGGATGCGGACTTTTACAAGTTCCTGTTCGCGGCGTTCGTCAATATGGAGCAGAACATGGAAAACGACGCTTCCATCTATGTATTTCACGCAGACACCCAGGGGTTTAACTTCCGCAAAGCCTTTGCCGATGCCGGATTTTATCTTTCCGGGTGCTGCATCTGGAAGAAAAACGCGCTGGTTCTTGGCCGTTCTCCTTACCAATGGCAGCATGAGCCATGTCTGTTCGGATGGAAGAAGGGCGGCAGGCACCAATGGTACTCCGACCGCAAGCAGACCACCGTCTGGGAATATGATCGCCCGAGATCCTCTAAAGAGCATCCGACAATGAAGCCGGTGGCTTTAATGGCGTACCCGGTTCAGAATTCCAGCATGAGCAATTGCATTGTGCTTGACCCCTTTCTGGGAAGCGGCTCCACGCTGATTGCCTGCGAGCAGACGGGACGTATTTGTTATGGCATTGAACTGGATGAGAAATTTACAGACGTCATCGTTAATCGTTTTGTTGAAGCCGTCGGAGATTTATCCGGCGTCTTTTTGCTGCGTGACGGGATTCGAATTCCCTACGAAGCGGAGATGGATTCTGAACTGGTGGAGGTGTGAAGCTGTGGAACAGACCCGGAGAACTGATTTTGTCCTATTTATTCAAGATAAGTTCGAGGATATTCAAAAGCTGTTTGCTAGAAAAAATGAAGGCTATGGCGCAAGCGGTGATCTCTTCTGGAATTTTCGCCAGACTGCCGAGCGGCTATACCCATCTATGTATGCTCAGGACCCTTGCGCAGCCATGTTTCTGGTAGCCGAAACGCTGGTGGACAAGCATAACGTAGCTCTGGCCAAAGGCATTGCGGTCAGCGAATGCGAAGAACGCCTGCTGGATCGGATTGTGTATTCTCTGCTGGAACTGAAGATGGTATATGATCGTTCTGAACGGTCAGAAATATAAGGGAAATCTACGGAAACATGTGCGTAAGCCCTTGCTAATTCCTGTGTTTAGAGTGATATATAGACTACCAAAACACAGGGAGGGAAAACACATGAGAATTCAAAAAGGCGACCGGTTTCAAGCCACCTACTCGAAGCAAAGTTATGTGATTGTTGGGAAATGGGGCGGCAACCTGGTGCTTGCCCCGACGGCGAAGGACAATGACGAATGCCTGATCTACTCGGTTGGCGAAATTGAAGAATTGGTGAACACGTTGAAGTGGGTACGGGAAGCGGGGTGTGAACAATGACTCGCAAAGAACTTGTGCAGGCGCTGGAAACAAAATGGGGAGTCAAAGCAAACTATCTTGGCGTACCAAGCTGCGCGTATGAAATCTATTGCGAAGCGGGAAACTTCCTAATCGACCGTCATGGCGTAGTCAGAGATCAAACCGGCCGCGAGTATTCCGCTGAAGAAGTATTGAACCAACCCCAGACCGAGCCAGCCGAAGAGCCGGAGCCGATCGGGTGGGAGGAACTGCCGCTTTCGGGGTATGCGGTTGAATTGCCGCTGGAAGGCCACACGGCGGCGAGTCTGCGAAATTTGATCAACATGCTCGCCAGCAAAGAGAGGCTGCTTGTGAGCGCCTTTGCCCTGACGCGGTCGCTGGTGGACAGCCGCTTGGCGGAGGAACTTTGCAAAAGAAGCGTCGAGGATATGGAGAGTTTTCAGGCGGTTTGGAGTGAATTCGGAGATGGGCACTGCCTTGGATTTGAAATGAATTTTGAAAAGCAGACCATGGCCGTGAAGCTGGTAAAAGAAAACATGGCAGTGGAGGAAATGACGGCCTTTTTGGATCTGGCGGTTTGCATGAATGAGAATGCCAGAAAGCTTAAATACTCTTCCTTCAAACCCGCCCAAGAGGACAACCCCAAATACGCCATGCGAACCTGGCTGCTCCGGCTGGGTATGAGCGGCGACGCTTTCAAAAAGACCCGAAAAGTTCTGCTGGCCCGTCTTTCCGGTAGCGCCGCCTTTCGCACACCGGCAGAGGAGGAAAAGCATAAGGCCCGCTTGCTGGCCAGAAAACAAAACCTGTGCGAGGAGGATGGCGATGTTTGTTAAAAGAGAAATAGTCGAGCGGCTGCGCAGACAGTATCCTGCCGGCACGAGGGTTGAGCTTGTGCGTATGAATGACGAACAGGCGCCGCCCATTGGCACTCTCGGGACGGTAACCGGCGTGGACGACATTGGCAGCATTATGGTTTCCTGGGACAACGGCGGCAGCCTGAGCGTGGTCTACGGAGAGGATTTGTGCAAAAAGGTAGACTAAAATAGCATATTGAGATGCGGCCCTGGCAGGGGCTGTTTCTCGTACAACCAGACACGAGACTTCTTCGGAGGTCTTTTTTTTCATGCCATGAAAGCTGATATGAGGAGGTGAGGGGCTTATGGCGCAGAGAGGAAGAAAACCAAAACCGACCGCTCTTAAGGAACTGGAAGGCAATCCGGGCAGACGGCCGTTAAACAAAAATGAACCAAAGCCTAATAAAAAAGCCCCGCGCTGTCCTTCGTGGCTGGAAGAGGAAGCAAAAAAAGAATGGAAACGCATGGGCAAGCTCTTAGAGCAGATGGGACTGCTAACGGAAATGGATATGGCGGCTTTCGCGGGATATTGTCAGGCGTATGCCCGCTGGAAGGAAGCCGAAGAATTTATAACCCAGCATGGTACGATGATCCGAACTCCCAACGGCTATCTGCAGCAAGTGCCGCAGGTGTCCATAGCCCAGACAAACCTAAAAATCATGCTGAAATTCTGCGAGCAGTTCGGCCTTACGCCTTCGGCCAGAAGTAGAATTGCGGCAGGCGAAGGCTCTGTTGATCCAACAGACGAGATGGAGCAACTGTTGGGAGGCGGTGAATGATGTCGTACCACTACACGCCTTCTCCCTTCATACTTGCAACTTCCCGTTATGACAAGGCAAAGGCTGACCGGGCGGTTGCTTTTATTGAAAATCTCTGCCACACCAAAGGCAAGTGGGCGGGAAAGAAGTTCCTGCTATTGCCTTGGCAGGAGCAGATTGTCAGGGATCTTTTCGGCATTGTCGGCGAGAACGGCAAACGGCAGTTTCTTACCGCCTATATAGAAATACCGAAAAAACAGGGCAAGTCGGAACTCGCAGCCGCCATTGCCCTTTATCTTTTGTATGCCGACAACGAACCTAGCGCCGAAGTGTACGGAGCCGCTTGCGACAGGTCGCAGGCTTCCATTGTGTTCGACGTGGCCAAGCAGATGGTGCAGATGTCGCCGGCTTTGTTAAAACGGTCGAAGATTACAGCCGCCACTAAGCGCATCGTGAACTATTCTAATGCAGGGTTTTATCAGGTACTTTCGGCGGAAACAGGGACAAAACATGGTCTTAACGTGTCTGGTCTTGTTTTTGACGAAATTCACGCCCAACCGGATCGCAGACTGTACGATGTCCTGACCAAAGGTTCCGGAGATGCCCGTGAGCAGCCGCTGTTCTTCATCATAACCACAGCAGGAAATGATAAGAACAGCATCTGCTATGAATTGCACGCCAAAGCGCTGGATATCAAGGCCGGTCGCAAAAAAGACAGTACTTTTTATCCGGTTGTATATGGGCTGACCGAACAGGACGATTGGAATGATGAAGACAACTGGTACAAGGCAAATCCGTCCCTCGGTCACACCATCGCTATAGAGCGTGTCCGCGAAGCCTATAAAAACGCGCTGGAAAATCCTGCGGAAGAAAATGTGTTCAAACAGCTTCGCTTAAATATCTGGACATCGGCGACCGTGTGCTGGATTCCGGAGCATATCTATGGCCGGGGCGATCTTCCCCTCGACATGGATTCGCTCCATGGCAGAGAGTGTTACGGCGGGCTTGACCTTTCAAGCACCTCTGATATTACCGCTTTCGTCCTGGTGTTCCCGCCACGCGCGGAGGACGAGAAGTATGTCGTGCTTCCGTTCTTCTGGCTGCCAAAGGATACTTTGGAGCTGCGGTGCCGCCGGGACCATGTGCTTTACGATGTGTGGGAACTGCAAGGCTATATTCAGACCACCGAAGGCAACGTCATTCACTACGGCTTCATTGAAAAATTTATAGAGGAGTTGGGCGAGAGATACCACATCAAGGAAATCGCCTATGACCGCTGGAACGCCACGCAAATGGTGCAGAACCTGGAGGATATGGGATTTACGGTTGTTCCCTTCGGGCAGGGATACAAGGATATGTCTCCGCCGTCCAAGGAACTCTATAAGCTGCTGATGGAAGGCAGCATCAATCACGGCGGAAACCCTGTCCTCAAATGGATGGCGCAGAACGTGGTTATGCGCCAGGACCCAGCCGGAAATATCAAGCCGGACAAGGAAAAGTCGGTGGAAAAGATCGACGGAATTGTCGCCGTCATTATGGCGCTTGACCGATCGATACGAAATAAAAGCGATGCTAGCGTTTATGATGGGAGAGGGATTCTGTTTATTTAGTTCTTCGAAATAAGTTGACTCATAGTGGCGTCTGGTATTGCAATAAAGGAAGAATGCCGCCTACGTAAAGATTGATCTATCCGGGCGCTGGACAAAGAAAAAAGCACCGATTGCATTTGCGGTGCTGTGATTCTTGATTATGGCGTTAAACGTATTAAGCATTCATTTCTTTCTTAACAGTCTCCCATTCTTCTTTCAATATCTTTGCTGCTATTTCGTTAAAGGAAAAAAGGTGATTTGTGAAGTTCTCATTATACCCATCATTATCTGGATGAGAATATTCCATCAAGTCAAGAATATTTCTGATTGTCTTAAGGACATCTTTATGTAACTGATCCTTTTCTTCGTTAGGATTTAAAGAGAATTGTATATACGATGCCATCCATTGGATTTTTTTTATTTTCTCTATATCAGTGTTATTAAGGCCAATTTCTGGGCCTTTAATAAATCTGATGTATAAATGGTATTCGTTGCAGGCGGCACTAAAATCAGCAAACTGTTCTCTAAGCTTATGTATCCATTTCATTCTTTCTGAAGTTACGAAATCATTATAACTCTTCTTTTTTTGAATATCCATTTTTGCTTGTTCTGTATCTAGTTTTGACTTTTCAATCATTCTCTGATTGGTTTGAGTAAATTTTACACCATATAAGGCTAAGATCGGACTCAAAAAAGCCGCCAAGGTTAGAAATAGATCTTTGAACTGTCCCCAGTTAATTCCATTGATTATTTGAATTGCTGAATCCATCATAATACCTCTCTTCAAGATGAACCTATAGGATATAGGTGTTTTGGTTATTTATTTGGCTGTTACTTGAAAATTATAGCATGTTTTAGTGAATAAATCTTGTTATCAATGTACATTAAAATGCTCTTTGGGAGGTGACTCATGAAGATTCCTTTTATATCAAGACTTTTTCAAACAAGAGCCAGCCCACAAAACAGCTTCTGGGGCAGCTCCTACAGCTTTTTCTTCGGCGCAAGCTCCAGCGGCCAGACGGTCAATGAGCGAACGGCGCTGCAGACCACGGCGGTCTACGCCTGCGTCAGAATCCTGGCGGAAACCATCGCTTCTCTGCCGTTTCACACCTACAGATATACAACCAACGGCAAAGAAAAAGCCATGGACCATCAAATATACTATCTGCTCCACAGTGAGCCAAACCCGGAGATGACCTCATTCGTGTTTCGTGAAACACTGATGGGGCATCTTTTGTTATGGGGTAATGCTTATGCGCAGATCATCCGGGACGGGCGGGGCAGAGTGGTCAGCTTATACCCGTTGCTTCCAAACAAAATGCTGGTCAACCGGAACGATCAGGGAATTCTGTACTACCAGTATGAAAAGGATGGCCAGACATTTTTATTGCGCAATTACGAAGTCCTCCACATTCCAGGGCTTGGCTTTGACGGCCTTATCGGCTATTCACCGATCGCCATGGCCAAAAACGCCATCGGCATGGCAATCGCCACCGAAGAATACGGTGCCAAGTTCTTTGCCAACGGGGCTAATCCAGGCGGTGTCTTAGAGCATCCCGGCGTGGTCAAAGACCCGGCGCGAATCCGGGAAAGCTGGAACGCCGTGTATCAGGGAAGCAGCAACGCCCACCGGGTAGCGGTGCTGGAAGAAGGAATGAAGTTTCAAAGCATAGGCATACCGCCGGAACAAGCGCAGTTTTTAGAAACGCGCAAATTCCAAATCAACGAGATTGCCCGCATCTTTCGCATCCCGCCCCATATGATCGGCGATCTGGAGAAATCCAGCTTCTCCAATATCGAACAGCAGTCGCTGGAATTTGTAATGTATACTTTGGACCCGTGGGTGGTTCGCTGGGAAGAAGCCATACAGCGAGCCTTGTTCAGCGAAAGCGAAAAGCGGCAGTACTTCGTAAAATTCAACGTGGACGGGCTGCTCCGCGGCGACTACCAGAGCCGGATGAACGGCTATGCCGTAGGTAGGCAAAACGGCTGGCTTTCCAGCAACGACATCCGCGAACTGGAAAACCTCAACCGAATACCGGCAGAATTGGGCGGAGACTTGTATCTCATCAACGGCAACATGACTAAGCTGGCTGACGCGGGGGCATTTGCCCAAAAGAATGCAAAGGGAATGGAGGGAAGCAAATGAAGAAATTTTGGAACTGGGTAAAAAACGAGGACGGCCGCACCTTGTATTTTGACGGCTACATCGCACAAGACAGCTGGTTTGACGATGACATCACCCCGGAAAAATTCAAGGCCGAGCTTACTGCTTCTGCCGGTGACATCGCGGTTTGGCTCAATTCTCCAGGCGGCGATGTGTTTGCGGCCAGCCAGATCTACACCATGCTCAAGGAGTATGAAGGCAAGGTCACAATCAAGATTGACGGCATCGCAGCCAGTGCAGCATCGGTGATCGCTATGGCCGGCGATGAAATTGTGATGTCGCCGGTGGCCATGATGATGATCCACAATCCAGCCACGGTTGTCTTCGGTGAAGCGGCTGATCTCGCAAGCGGCATTAAGCTGCTGAACGAGGTCAAGGAAAGTATCATCAACGCCTATGAACAGCGGACCGGCCTGCCGCGCGGAAAAATTTCAAATATGATGGACGCGGAAACCTGGTTCAGCGCGCAAAAAGCGGTGGAACTGGGCTTTGCCGATAAAATCCTCTACGCGCCTGATGCACAGGATGCGGCAGAGGGTTTTATTTTTGACCGCCTAACCGTCACCAATGCTTTTTTGCGGAAGCTTCCCAGGGAAAAAGAGAAGCCGCAGGCTGCATTGGCAGGGACGCCGCACAAAGAACTGCTGACTAGACTTGAACTTTTGAAATAAAAAACAGGGAGGAACTCACTATGAATAAAATACTGGAATTGCGCGAGAAGCGCGCCAAGCTTTGGGACAGCACCAAAGCTTTTTTAGATTCCCGGCGAAATGAAAATGGTCTGCTGTCAGCCGAAGACACTGCTACCTATGAAAAGATGGAAGCCGATGTTGTGAGCTTGGGTAAAGAAATCGACCGCCTGGAGCGCCAAGCGGTGCTGGACCTCGAACTGTCCAAGCCTACCACCGCTGCCATTACGAACAAACCCAGCCAGCATCAGGAGACAGAGAAAACCGGCCGGGCGTCCGGCGAATACAAAGCGGCCTTTTGGAAGGCAATGAAGAACAAAAACAGCTTTGATGTGCAAAATGCCCTGCAAGTTGGAACCGACTCCGAAGGCGGTTACTTGGTGCCGGATGAATTTGAGCGCACCCTGGTGGAAACCCTGCAGGAAGAAAACATTTTCCGGCAACTGGCTACTATCATTACCACTTCATCGGGGGATCGTAAAATTCCGGTAGTCGCCACCAAGGGAACCGCTTCCTGGGTGGACGAAGAAGGCGCGATCCCCGAGTCGGACGATGCCTTTGGTCAGGTTTCCATAGGAGCCTACAAGTTGGCTACGATGATCAAGGTGTCGGAGGAGCTCTTAAACGACAGCGTGTTTAACCTGGAGCAGTATATCGCCAAGGAGTTTGGCCGGCGCATTGGAGCGAAAGAGGAGGAAGCCTTCTTTGTCGGCGACGGCACCGGAAAACCTACCGGCATTTTCAATACCACCGGCGGTGCCGGCGTGGGAATCACGACTGCTAGCGCTTCGGCCATCACTATTGACGAAATCATGGATCTGTTCTACTCGCTGAAATCGCCATACCGCAAGAATGCCGTATTCGTCACCAATGACGCGACCGTCAAGTCCATCCGCAAGCTGAAAGATGGAAACGGCCAGTACCTTTGGCAGCCTTCGGTGACCGCGGGCCAGCCGGATACCATCTTAAACCGTCCGCTGAAGACCTCCGCTTATGTTCCAGCCATCGCGGCGGCGGCAAAAACCATCGCCTTTGGCGATTTCAGCTACTACTGGGTGGCGGACCGCCAGGGCAGAGCCTTCCAGCGGCTTAACGAACTCTATGCGGCAACCGGGCAGGTCGGCTTCAAGGCCACTCAGCGTGTCGACGGCAAACTGCTTCTTGCCGAAGCTGTCAAAGTGCTCCAAATGAAAGCGTAGGTGAGAAGCGATGAGTAACGTCAAAAACTATACGGAGCAAGGCGGGGAGAGAACCGTAATTGGCGGCACCTTGGAGATTGTGGCAGGCGGGCAGGTGGTCGGCCTTTTTACGCCAGCCGCCTTTCAGGCTGACAGTACGGCTACTACCATAGCAGGGCTGGTGACGGACTTCAATTCGCTTCTGGCCAAGCTAAAAGCCGCGGGCCTCATGGAACCGACCAATGGCTGAGCCGCTGACACTGACGGAAATAAAGGAATACCTGCGCATTGACGGTGAGGAGGGAAATTCCCTTCTCACCGCCTTACTTTCGGCGGCGATATCTCACTCAGAAAACTATCTGCAAGCGCCGCTGCCGAGTGAAACGCCAACTCCCGTTAAACAAGCCTTGCTGATTTTAATCGGACATTTTTATGAACAGCGCGCGGGCGAGGATATTCCCAATGTGGTGTATGTCCTTCTTTCCCCATATCGCGCGCATCTCTGGTAGGTGATGATATGAACCCAGGAGAACTGAACTGCCGCTGCATCTTGCTGAAGGAAACTCAGGTGCCGGACGATCAGGGCGGCTATGAAACGATTTATATGACGCGAGCTACCGTTTGGGCTAAGGTCATGGCGTTGACCGCCAAGACGGTAGACCAATATGAGCAGCTAACACCTGAGATTTTACACCGCATCATTATTCGCTATCGCCGCGATGTGGCGGTGTCGGACCGGATTCAATACGGCGGCCGTATCTTTGAGCAGATCGGGCCGCCTATTGATGTGGAAGAAAAGCATGCGTTTTTAAGCCTGGAATGCCGGGAGGTAGTGGCCGATGCGGCTGGCAATTAGGGTAACCGGGATTGATCAATGCGTTTCCTTCGGCGACCTCATTTCTACCAATGTCAGCCAGGCGATTGAAAAAGAAACCGAGCTGGGGGCTAAAGAAGTTCGAAAGCGCGAGCGCTCGCTGGCTCCGGTCAAAAGCGGCCTTTTGCGCAAAAGTATCGTGAGCCGCAAAGGAAAGTACGGTATCTCTCGCATGGTCAGGGCTAAAGCGCCGCATGCGCCGCTGCAGGAATATGGCACTAAACGGGGCGTGAAGGGCAAGCATTTTGCCGAGCGGGCGCGCCGTGAGCTGATGCCGGGCATCCAAGAGAAGATCCGGACAGCGGTGCGAAATGAGGTGAGACGATGAAGCGATCCCCAGTGTCGCCGCTAAACAAGGCGCTCTTTGAGCGTTTAAAAAGTCATATGGCGGCTCCGGTTTATGACTATGTGCCGGCAGGCAAAAAAGCGCCCTATGTGGTGCTGACCGACACAACGGCAGAGAGCTGGAGCACCAAAACGGTATGCGGCGCGGATGTCATGGCCACCCTCAAAGTCTACAGCGAGTACCAGGGAGACAAGGAAGTGGCGGAGCTTTGCGATAGGGCTATTTCGGCGATACAAAGCGAGCCACTGATTTTAACCGACGAGTGGCAGGTCGGGCTTTCGAGCGTGGACAGCCATTCGGTGGAACGCCTGGAAACGCACCGCGAAGCTACGGTAACCTTCAAGTTTACGATTATTGATACTAAGGAGTGATGAAAGATGCCTTTGATTCCAAGCGATGGTGTGGATTTTCTGTTAAAAGTAAATACCGGAACAGCCGAAATCCCAATCTGGACGGTGATTGGCGGCCAGCGGGGCGCGACCTTGAGCCTGACAGCGGAACAGATCGATGCGTCCAATAAACAATCGGGAGCCTGGAAAACCAGCGTACCCGGCATGATGTCCTGGAGCATTGACGCCGATGCGGTGATGCTAACCGACGCATCAGGCCTGAGTATTGACGCGGGCCGTGCCAAGCTGCTCACGGTGTTTGCCAACCGCGAGCTGGTGCATGTGCGGTATGTCCGCAAGGATGGCTCGAAATTCCAAGGCTATGCGGCCATTACCGATTTGAGCGAGGAGTCTCCGCATGACGGGGTAGCGACATATAAAATTACCTTGGCCGGAGCGGGTGCGCCGGAAGAGGTAAACGGCACCAAACAGGTGGAAACGGCTGAGGTTATCGGTGCCATTACGACCGCCGGCAATGCCACCTTCACAGTGACTGCCGCCGGGATGACCGGCTCGCCAAAAGCCATCAGCGTAGCCGTGGCGCTCAATGATTCGGCGGCCGTAGTAGCGCAAAAAGGCAGAGAAGCTTTGGCTGCAGACAGCGCGGTGACAGCCAAATTCAGCGTGGGCGGCTATGGGGCTATCGTGGAACTGACAGCTTTGACCGCAGCGGCTAATGACAGCACTCTCAATATTGCCATTGCCAACGGAACATGCGCCGGTTTGACAGCGGCTCCGGTTTCAGCGAATACAACTCCGGGCGTTGCGCCCGCAGCATAACGGATGGGGTGTGCAGTTTGGACTGTGCACCCTGTTTTCTTGAAAAATGGAGGAATGAACGATGACAGGACCCGTGTTTATTACGATTGGCGGCAAGGAGCGCCGCCTTCGCTACGATATTAACTCAGCCGCCGAGATGGAAGAACTGATGGGAGGAAAATCCCTGCTCTATGTGATGAGCAATCCCATGGCGGCTGGCTTTTCGGCGATCCGCATTTTGCTCTGGGGCGGCTTAAAGCATGCGGAAAAAGGGATTACCTTGCAACGCGTGGGGCTAATGATGCAAGAATACATGGAAGCCGGCGGAAACTTCGGGGAACTGGCCGGCAAGATCGGGGAAGCCATCAAGGCCTCGAAGATCATGGGCGAAAGTCTGGCCGATGAAGAAGGAACGCAGGAGGAGAACGACGTGGGAAACGAGTGACCACCGTAGTCCAGTGGATCGAAAAGGCCGCGCCGGTGGCTTACGGCCCGTTGGGCTTAAAGCCATGGGAATTTGGACGGCTGACCTTCGGCGAGTTTTACGAGCTGGCGGAAGGCTATCACTGGCGAACCAGGCAGGAACAAATAATGACAGCGGGTTTTGTCGCTTCCATTATCAACACCTGCACGTCGCGCGAGCTAAAAAAGCCGGTTACGGTGGATATGCTACTTGGCCGGGAGCCAAAAGAAAAACAAAAAGTAACGCAAGATGAAGCCAAGAGGGCAATAAAAGACTTGCTGTCGAAAGTGGGGTGAGACTATGGCCGGGAACGCTTCGATGACGATTTTTATCGGCGGGGACAACAGCGACTTTTTAAAAAAATGGGAGAGTACCAAGCGCGCACTCCGCAAAGGGCTTGGCTCGGAAGCGATGGCAGCGTCGGAGAGCATTGCGACCGGCCTAGCCGCCGCGACCGCAGCTCTCGCCGCTTTCGGGGTTGCCAGCATCAAACTGGCAGGCGACATGGATGCCAGCCGCAAAGCCTTGACTACGCTGTTGGGCGATGCTAAGGCCGCGGAAAAAATGCTCGCCGATTTGGCAACCTTTGCGGCGGATACTCCTTTTGAACTGCCGGGGCTTTTAACTGCATCGAAAAAACTATTGGCCTTCGGCTTTGCGTCGCAAGACATCATTCCGATGCTGGCAGCAATCGGCGACGCGGCGGCCATGCTGGGCATCGGCGAGGAAGGCATTAGCCGTTTGACCAACGCTATTGGGCAGATGCAAGCCAAAGGGAAAGTGTCCGCCGAAGAGATGATGCAGCTAGCCGAAGCCGGAGTGCCGGCGTGGAAGTTCCTGGCGGACGCCATTGGAAAAGATATTCCCACAGCCATGAAAATGGCAGAGCAAGGGGCGATTGACAGCACTACCGGAATCAACGCGCTTTTAATGGGCATGCAGTCCAAATTCCAGGGCGGCATGGAAGCCATGAGCAAGACCATCCCCGGACTCATGTCGACTATCAAGGATAATGTGAGCATGGTCATGGTGGAAATCGGCGACAGCATCGCGAAAAACCTAAACCTAGTGGAAAAGCTGCAAGGTGTTGCCGACTGGCTGTCGCAATTTGCCGCGGCGGTGAAGGCGCTCGGGTTGAAAGAAGCGTTGCAAGGCATGATTCCGCCGGAAGTAATCGCTTCGGTGTTCGTCCTTTCCGGAGCACTTTTAGGCGCGGCGGTTCCGGCAATGGTGGCGCTTGGAATCGCGACTTGGACGGCGCTCGCACCGCTTCTGTCTTTCATCGCGATTGGCGCGGCGGTTGGCTTGCTGGCCTACGAGATTTGGGTCAACTGGGAGCCGCTGTCCGAGCTTTTCAGCACTTTGTGGAGTACGGTTACGGACATTTTTACTGATGCTTGGAACGCGATTACCAATGTCGTAGACAATGCTGTGACCACAGTGACTACAGCTATTTCTGACGCTTGGAATGCCATCGTAAGTTTCACGGTTGGCATCTGGAACAGCATTGTAACGACCTTATCCGAAGCGTGGAATTGGATCACCGTTCTTGTTGAAGATGCTCTGAGTTCGGTGGCCCAGTTTATTGGCGATGGCTGGAACGCAGCGGGCGAAGCCACCTCCAGTGTATGGAATGGCATTGTGGATTTCATCGACGGCGCTTGGGCCAGCATTAAAGAGTTGGTTGCACAGGGAATCAACTGGATTGTAGACAAACTCAGTCCGTTGAAAAGCTTTTTTGCCCAGTTTATTCCCGATTCGGTGGGGAATTGGTTTAACAAGGTCACTGAAGGAATCGGCAAAATAGGCGCGGTGGCGGGAAAGTTCAGCTTTGGCTTTAGCCGCAAGGATATATCCGCTCTACTCCCTCAGATGACGAAGCCTAACACCAAGTTCACAGGCCTAACTAATGCTACCCCAGCAACCGCTTCTCCAACTACAGGCGGAGGAGCTGATAAAGAATACGAAAAACTCCAGAAAAAAGCGGAGCAAGCGAGTAAGGCAATTGAAAAAGAATGGCTGCAGCTTACCGCTACCCAGATGGACGCCCTCGAAGCATGGTATGCCGATGAACTGGACACCTTGAACGAATCTAAGGATGCCAATGAAAACTATGAGAGGGATGTCCTGTGTCTTAATGAGATTTACACCGCGAAAAAGAAAAAGATTCTGCTCGATGAGCAAAAAGAAAACAACCGGATTGCCGATCAGGCGAGTGACCTAGCCCGGAGTCTTTCCGATAAGCTAGGCGGGCTTGGCTTGACTGGCGTCGATAAGCAGAAGTTTGACATCGCAACCGATGCGACGCGGCAAATAGATGAAGTGCGGAAAAAATACAGAGATCTTGCCCTGGAGTATTCCGCCAGCACAGCCGATCAGCAGGACCAGTTCCGCAAAGCGTGGGAAACCAATGGAATCCAGTTTTCTATCACAGAAATCGGCATGGTAGATTTTTGCCGCCAGGCGGCTGCCGAACAGGTCGCCATTGAAGCTGAGAAAAGCAAAAAAATTAAAGATCTGCACTATGACCGCGTCAAGTTTCAGGAGGAACTGGACCGGGCGCGCGCGGATGGAGACGTAGCCAAATTCCAGCAGCTTCTAACTACCGAGCAGGCGATGTTCGCACAAGACTTGGCAGGAAAACAGCAATACATTGACACGTATTATGAAGTTTGGAAGGGGTCTCATAAATCCTCCATGGAAATTATGGCTCAGCAAATGGCCGGTACTTATGACGGCCTGAAAGGCTTTTTCTCAGACATTCTTACTGGTACAAAGTCCATAGGCGAAGCCTGGCAAGCCCTAGGCAAAAGCATAATGAAAATCATTGCAGATATGGCGGCACAGTGGCTGGCTAGCCAAATTACCATGTCTTTGTTTCCCGCACTGGCGCCTGCAAAATCGCGAGGCGGGATATCCGGAATTCCCGGACAATATGCTGCCGGCGGTAACTACTCCGGTGGTCTTGCTTTAGTAGGGGAAAAGGGGCCAGAATTGATTAACTTTAATCGCGGTGGATATGTGTTTACTGCGGCTGAAACAAAGAAAATGTTAAGTCAAAGCGCCGATTCAAGAACGAGCCGACCTATGGTCATTACTATGAACATCACGACACCGGATGCGGCCAGTTTCCGCCGCAGTCAGTCGCAAATTTTGGCAGAAGCAAATGCTGCTTTGGCTATGGGAAGGAGAAATCTCTAACATGCAAGCTTTTCACGAAGTGCAGTTCCCGCCGGATATTTCTTATGGAGTAACTGGGGGGCCGGAGTATTCTACCGATGTTGTTATTACTGGTTCGGGCTATGAGCAGCGTAATATCAATTGGTCTCAGGCAAGGTGTAAGTACCAAGCCGCTCATGGTGTGAAAAATGAAGATCAAATGAGACGGTTACTGGCCTTCTTTCGGGCTCGACGAGGCAAGGCATATGGTTTTCGTTTCAAAGATTGGCTCGACTTTAGGGGAAAAGGAGAATATATCGGTACAGGCGATGGCAAAAAGACAACATTTCAACTGAGTAAAACCTATATAGACGATGGTGGATATACCGATGTACGTAAAATCAGAAAACCAGTCGTTGAAACAGTGAAAGTGTATCTTGCTGGTATTGAGCAGCAAGCCAATTGGTCGGTAAATTTCACTAATGGCGTCATTACTTTTGTCTCGGCACCGGCTCAAGATGCTGTTATTACTGCTGATTTCGAGTTTGACGTGCCCGTTCGATTTGATACCGACCATTGTCCTCAGTCTATCAAAGACTGGAATATTTACGGCTGGGATAATATCCCCCTCATAGAAATACGTGTTTAGGGAAAAAAAATATGGCCATCATTGTCTATAACGGCACGGTTACAACAGGAGGGACAGATGGAAAACCAGTAACACAAGATAATCCCATTGTTGTTTCTGCAGATAGAGGCACGGTATCTGAAGCTCTGAATCTTGCGCTGCGTGCCACAGGTCCCTTTCATTTCTTATGCAATATTAAAGTTACAGGAAAAGATGCTGAGGCTGTGCAGTTATCACTCGACGGCGTTACATGGTCTCAAAATTTATTTATCCAGCAGGCGGACACAGTCAACCGTCTGTTTTTTTTACGGACAGTAGTCGGCGATGAGGAAGATTATGGTGATAACACTACCGTATCGCTCAAGCTAGACTACTATCAACCGGTTTAGGGGTGATAGTTTGGGATTGAAATTTTATATTAATGGAACCGTTGGTGCCAAAGATGGTACATTAGTGTCTAGTGGCAGTATGACGTCTCCTATTGTCTTTGACGGCATGTATCCGGGAGCAAGCGGATCACAAGTCTCAAAAACTATTTTTATTCGCGCCGACGACGGTGAGACTTGGCGTGATGTCAACGTGCAGTTTAAGGGAAGCACTTCTGCCCGTTTCGAATATTCTTCTCCCTCATCCGGCTTTGTTACTAATTATGACACGAACACACCACAAGTCATACTATTTCTTCCTAAGGTTACTTCAAATAATATTTCGTTCGTGGTAACCGCTAAATCTCTTTCCAGTGAATCTACATCACCCGACACTTCCGTATCTTTAGTCGCTTGGGGGTGGCAAAGCTAATGGCGCATTTACGCTTGTATAAAAGGGGAACTCCGGGACTAACAGATGGTATTGAGCTGATACCGGGGACAGATATGATTGATGCGAGTGGCCTTTATCCTAGAATACCGTCAGGACATGTAAGTGCAGCGGTTATGTCCTTATGCTTACGATGTGATCCTGGCTTCAAAGCAACGAGTGTGACTATTTCAGCTGTTTCTCCAGGCATATCAGGTGTATATGGTAATGTTTACGGGCCAATTACTACGGTAGCTCAGTGGGAAAGCCTTTCGAGCATGAGTAATATTGTAAACTGGGGTTGCAGTATTTCGACTGTGTTAAATGTTAATATCATGTTTTTGCTTGCAGTCTATGCCTATTCTGGATACCCTGCCATAAATCAAGCTGGGAATCTCTTAAATATCTCCTTTACCGAGGCCGCGCTATAAATGGCTACTACCCTAATCTGGCAGGCCCAGTTTAAAACGTATGGGAATAACACTACTGAGTATTTGGCGGATACTAAACGCATTTGGACTCCGGGAGGATTGACTTGGCAAGCTCAGTATCGAACAAACGCAAACAATCAGACTGAATTCATAGCCGATATGCAGAGAAACTGGATTCCAGGCGGATTGATATGGCAAGCGCAGTATAGAACGTATGGTAATAACCAAACGGAGTATTCAGCGGATATCCAGAGAATCTGGGTCCCGGGTGGATTAACGTGGCAAGCTCAGTTTAAGACGTATGGTAATAGTAACAGTGAAAGTATTGGCGACATATTCCGCATTGTAGGCGTTACGCTTATTTATCGTACCGATATTGCTCCGCTAATTCGAAGAGTGAATCAGCCTCCTGGAGTACCTTGGTTACAAGAAGAAGTAACAACAGCGGCATGGTGCTGGAAGCTTTCGCTTAGGGACGGGACGGTATTTGGGTTTACCAATCATGATGAAGATATCACCTTAGGCGGTGTAACGTACGAAGCATCCACCGGCTTTGTCCCAACTGCTGTGGAAACCTCAAATAACATGGCAGTAGATAATCTGGAAGTCGAGGGCTTTTTAGACAGTAGCCGAATTCAGGCGGAGGATATTGCTACAGGGCGATTCGATTTTGCTAAAGTTGAAGTCTTTTTGTGCAACTGGAGGAATACCAAAGATCCTTTATTAGTTGTCCGTAAAGGAACAACAGGACAAATAAAAACCGGCAAGTACGGATTCCAGGCAGAAGTTCGGGGATTGCTTGAGGCCTATCAACAATCAGCAGGTACAGTGTATCAGAAAAGCTGCCGGGCAAAGCTTGGCGATTTTCAATGTAAAATTGAGCTTAGCCTATTAACTACATTTGGACAGGTAATGCAGGTAAACCAGAATGGAACAATTCAGACTAATCTTTCTCAGTCTAAGGGTTATTTCGACTACGGAGTAATGACTTTTAATACGGGTGGCAATAGCGGGTGTCAGTATGAAGTAAAGACCTTTGAAGATGGATTACTAACGCTTTTCCTGCCAGCCACTTTTAGCGTAGCGATAGGGGATACCTTTTCTATAACGCCCGGATGTGATGGTAACTTTTCAACTTGTCGGAAAAAGTTTAATAATGGGATGAATTTCAGAGGAGAGCCGCATATACCGGGCAATGATTATCAATCGGCATATCCGGGACAAGGCTCCAGTAATACCGTTTCAGAAGGCAGTAATCTTAGACGTGGATAGGAGGGAATCGGCAGTGACGCGTGGAGAAATAGTAGAGGAGGCTCGTTCCTGGATTGGTACAAGGTGGGTTCATCAGGCCTGCCTAAAGAATGTAGCCGCGGATTGTGTTGGATTAATACGAGGGGTTTATGAACGCATTACCGGTCAAGCGGTGAAGGTAGTAATTGATTATCCGGCTACCTGGCATTTATTTAAGGCGGAGGAACGCTTATACAATGAAGTAAAAAATTATCTAGCAGAAATTCCTGTAGAAGAAGCGCGTCCTGGTGATGTGCTTCTTTTTGGTTTTGGAAAAGGTCCAGCGCATCATGCAGGTATTTTAGCAACATCACATACGTTTATTCATTCATGGGCCGACGTAGGAAAAGTATCGGAAACCAGGCTGGATGAGTTTTGGACAAAAAATATCCGGGCCGCTTTTCGGTATCCTGGAGTTCTTGACTAATGGCTACGCTCATTTTAGGAACTATAGCGAAGAACGCTGGCTGGAATGCGTTTTGGTCTGGAGTAGCCGCTATGGCCGGCAGTGTCATTGACCAATCCTTATTTGCTCCTAACGTTAGCAGAGAAGGACCGAGATTAGATGACCTCAGACTGCAAACTTCAACGTTCGGTGCTAGCATACCTAAGATTTACGGAACGGTCAGAACAGAGTGCAATGTAATTTGGGGGACAAATTATGTTGAGCACGTTACAACAGAAAAACAAGGAGGCGGGAAGGGTGGCGGAGGCGGGTCGGTTACCACAACCAGCTATTCCTATTCTGTGTCCTTTGCGGTTGGACTCTGTCAGGGGCCGATTAGCGGTATTGGCAGAGTGTGGGCAGACGGTAAGTTAATTGATTTAGCAAAACATGACTATACCCTCTACTATGGTACGGAAGCACAGACTCCCGACCCTTATATGGAAGGTATCGAGGGAGTGGGCATGGTTCCGGCATACCGTGGACTAGCCTACATCGTATTCAAGAATTTCTTTGTTACAGACTACGGAAATCGGATACCTAACCTGTCCTTTGAGGTGATGCATTCCACTACCGAGCTTAAAAACATTGTAGAAGAGATTAGCGTTAATGCTGGATTAGATTTATCCGAGATAGACGTATCGAGTATGGCAGATATCCATGTTCCGGGCTACAAAACGAGTGGCGAAAAGTCTCGCAGAAGCCAAATCGAGCAATTACAGCTGTTATATGTATTTGACGGGGTAGAGAGAAACGGCAAAGTAGTATTTAAGCAGCGGGATTTTACGAAAGTGTTACCGATCAGCTTAGATTCGATAGGCGCTTATGAAAACTCTCCGTCCTCTGAAGCCTATACTGCTACTCGCATGGATGAGAGAGAACTGCCGGTCCGTCTTACCATCAAATATTTGTCTGCAGATAAGGAGTATCAGCAAGGGGTGATGTCTGCCTTTCGCCAGTTAACACTGAGCCGAAATGAGAAATCACTAGACACCGAATTTGTTTTAACTGATTCGCAGGCGAAAACTCTGGCAGATACTCGTCTCTATGAAGCGTGGGTTGGCAGAACCAAATATGAGTTTTCGCTTGGATCACAATATGCTCACATACTTCCCGGTGATATTTTGGAACTGAATCTGGCCAACGAACGTAAGGCTCTAATCGTTGTTAGCAAAGTCTCATATGGCAAGCCAGGAATCATAAAGATTCAGGCAGAGTCGACTTATGCTAGTACGTATACTCTTGTAACTCGGAACGTCGATCCTGAACCGCAGCTCCAGACGGCAGAACCAGCAACCGAAATTACTACTGAGTTCTTAGATATACCTCGTTTGCCGGGGGATAACAGCCAGACCGATGATACGATTTACGTTGCTTCAACAGCTAGTGTTTATTACGGAGCCAGTGTATTCCGCTCAAACGATGGAGGCCTGACCTATTCCTTAAACCTGTATCGAACACCACAAGCCTATATGGGGGTCACTACGACTGCTTTAGCAAGTGGACCAACTGTTTATTGGGATAACGCTAATACATTAGATGTAGTTATGAGCTATGGAAGTTTAGAAAGCCGACCAGTTCTGGATGTACTAAACGGATTTAATGCCGCGCTAGTGGGCGATGAAATTATTCAGTTTACTACTGCCCTACTGATTGCGCCCAACACCTATCGAATATCGGTTTTGCTAAGAGGAAGGCTTGGTACTGAACACAAAGCAGCGTCCCATGTGGCGGGCGAGAGATTTGTTTTGTTGTCATTGTCTATGCTCGGCAGGCTCACAGTGCCTTCTTCGGACTGGTTTCAGAGTCGATTGTTCCGCGTTGGGCCTTCGACACTTCCAATGACAAACCATTTATATCAGGATAAACACTTTACTTCCCAGGGAATTATGGCTCTTCCTTTATCGCCTTGTCACATAACTGGTTCTAGAGATGACAGTGGAAACCTCACTATTTCCTGGATTCGTCGTACACGTGGAGACGGTAGCTGGAAGGAACTGGTTGATGTTCCGCTAAGTGAGAAAAGTGAGATGTACGAAATCGATGTGGTAAGTGAAGGAACTGTTAAAAGAACCTTACGGACTGTATCGTCGTTTGTTATCTATTCAGCAGATGAGCAAATAGCCGATTTTGGTAGTGTGCAAAGTCTGATAAAGGTCCGGATTTATCAGATGAGCGAATCGAGAGGGCGAGGAACCGTGAGGGAGGAGATAATTTGAGCGACAATACACCAAGATTGATATTACCTTATATTGTGCAAAGCCAGGCGCAGAAGGAAGTCACACATGCTATGGGACTCAACCGCCTAGATGCATTTACTCAAACGGCAGTAGAAACTACCTCACTTACGGCCCCGCCTGTTGGTATAGAGGGGAACCTGTATATTGTAGGAATAGGAGCAACTGGAGCTTGGGCTGCGAAAGATAAGCAACTAGCTCAGTTTATTGGTGGGAGTTGGGTTTTCTATACACCTTTTGAAGGTATGAGGGTTTGGGATAAACAAACAGCGCAACCACTTGTCTATAAAGGTTCAATCTGGCAAAATGAATTTTCAGCCGCAAATAGAATCGGTTTCTTCGGCGCAACACCTATCGTTAAAGCGATAGTATCTTTCGGGAATATGGATAATGAAATCGGCGGCCTTACTGTCAGTGCATCCTATTCGCAGGTGGAGGTGCAGGCGCTGCGGGATAAATGCGAGGAACTGGCTGATGATGTGCGAGCGCTAAAAGCGGCGCTGAGCAGCTATGGCTTGGTATAAAAAGGAGGATGAGAAATGATTGAGTATACTCAAATAGAGCTGCGCATCATGGCTTTGTTTTCAGCCATAGGCGCAGCGTTTTCCTTTCTTGTCGGCGGTGTCGACAAGTTGATTACGGCACTTCTTATTTTTGTTGTGATTGATTATGTGACCGGGTTGATCGCTGCGTGGAAGACGGCAACGCTTGACAGCAAAAAGGGCTTTGAAGGGATAAAACGCAAAATCGTTATGCTGGTGATCGTTATTATGGCTCACTGGATTGATGCGAGCATCTTTGGCAGCAGCACCTGCCGGTCCATGGTGATCTTTGCGTATCTGGGCAATGAAGGCTTGAGCATTATTGAAAACTTGGACCGTATGGGGTATAGCGAATATATTCCCGTTTTTATCCGGGAGAAGCTGGTGCAGTTAAGAAGTGAAAAGGAGTCTCTCCGAAAAGAACCATAGCCGGTCGGCTAATAAGGTGTTTATCTGCATATTGCATTTGCTTTCTGCATAAAAAGGTGATAAAATTATGCAGAAAGCAAAACGGTGAGGCAGGTGATTGAGTGAGAACCTTTGATTACGGAACAATAAAGCAAGAGCTTTTTACACCGGAAATAGTTAATCTTCTTTCCGCCATACATGAGTATAAAGGTAAGCAGGAGCTGTTCATCGAAGCGCAGCCAGACATACTGAAAGCCATGCTGGAGGTTGCGAAGATACAAAGTACAGGAGCTTCAAACCGGATCGAGGGAATCTACACATCCGAAGCACGCTTAACGGAACTGGTTAAAAACAAGGCTGAGCCAAGAAACCGGAACGAGCAGGAAATTGCCGGCTATCGGGAAGTGCTTAATACCATTCATGAAAGCTACGAATATATTGTTCCTCGCTCCAGCGTAATTTTGCAGTTGCACAGGGATCTTTACTCCTATAATCCAACTTCAATGGGCGGGCGCTATAAGAGTGCGGACAACCTTATCGAAGAAGTGGACAGCTTAGGACAGCGCAGAGTCCGGTTTCAGCCCCTCCCGGCTTATGCAACGCCGGAAGCAATGGATAGCTTATCTAATACATTTTTGAAGTCCTTGGATGCAAGCAAGGTTGACCCGCTATTACTCATCTCCATGTTCATTTTGGATTTTCTCTGCATTCATCCTTTCAGTGACGGAAACGGACGGATGAGCAGGCTGTTGACGCTTTTACTGCTTTACCGGGAAGGATATATAGTCGGAAAATACATCAGCTTTGAGATGATTATTGAAAAGACGAAGGAAGCGTATTACGACGCTTTGGAGCAGAGCTCCCAAGGTTGGCACGAGGAGAAGAACAGCTATGTTCCCTTCGTAAAGTACTACCTTGGCATTGTATTGAATGTCTATAAGGAATTTGAAAGCCGAGTGGAATATATTCGCGCCAAAGGAGTAACGAAAGCTGACCGAATCAGAAATATTTTTGCGGGCAGGGTCGGCAAAATTACCAAGGCTGAACTTTCCGCGCTATGTCCGGATATTAGTGTGACGACGATTGAAAAAGCGTTGTCTGATTTATTGAAGGAAGAGTGTATTCTCAAGGTAGGGACCGGACGCACAACCGCTTATATTCGGAATCAGGAGGAATAAAGAATCTGCATATTGAAATTGATTTCTGCATATTTTGATGGGCTGATGATGCAGAAAAAATTATTAGTAAGGAACTTCAAACATGAGGTTCCTTTTTTGTTACTCATTTTTATAACAGAAACAAGTGATCATAACCAAAGTTGAATTTGAAGAGGGAGAGGTTAAAGATGAGAATAGTCATTGATCCGGGCCATGCGGGCCGAAACATTGATCCCGGCGCAGTTCATGCGGCAACAGGCTTGCAGGAGGCGGATGTCGCGCTGATAATTTCGCGGCAAGTAGCAAGATATCTGCTTAATGTAGGGTATGCGGTGAAACTAACTCGAACCGAATGGGAACAAGAAGAAACGGATGATCTAAGCTATCGGACAGTTCTGGCGAATGACTGGGGCGCCGATATTTTTATTTCTCTTCATTGCAATAGCGCGGCGAATCAGAGCGCGGAAGGCTATGAGGTTTGGACTTCGCCGGGAAATACACTCGGTGACAAGCTTGCCACATGCATATATGGGCAAATTGCCGCCGAGTTTCCCAACCGGGCAGGAAGGACGGATTACTCTGACGGTGATCCCGATAAGGAGTCGCGCTTCTATGTATTGGTCTATACCGACGCGCCTGCCTGCTTGGTGGAAATGGCGTTTATTTCAAATGATGAGGAAGCGGCCTTGTTGGCAAACGCCGCGTGGCGGGACCAGTATGCGAGGGCAATTGCGCGGGGAGTGACTGATTACACAGCGACGCTGGGGGGATGAGGCATGATCCAGGTATTCCAAACTTGGGGAGCAGCCTTTAAGCAAAATAAGTGGCTGATAATGCTCGTTGTTTTCTTCCTATTCATAAGCGCAATGCTTATCTGGCTTTGGCAGCGTGTCCAACAAGCAGAGGAAAAGAACCGACAGGCCGTTGTGCTGCAGCAGGAGCAGCTTGAGAAGACTCAGGCGTTAAGCAAAGCGCTTCATATCTCACAGATGAACGCTAAGGAACTGCAGGCGGCTTATGACAAACTGAAAACTAAGCCGCCTGCTGCCAGTTTTACCGTAAAAGCGCCTTCGTTAGAGGTTGCGGCTGAACAGGTGGCGGAGCGGATCAACAAGCAGGATGCCGCCTTGCCGCCTGCCGCGCTGGAAAAGACCGACCGGACGGCTGTGGTCAAAAACGATAAGGACTACAAGGTGGACGTGTTGAAAATTAATCTGGACAAAGCTTGGGAACTTTCAACAGGGGTAGGCAGCCACCGCGGCGACGCCTATATTCCGCTCGGCGTGCAGCGAAACTACGCTCCGAATAAAGCCATGGCGGTGGAAGCGCATCTGGTGCCGGAGGATTTGGCGAGGGGAAAAATAAAGACCTCCGGCTGGGAGGTCAGGCAGGTTTGGCGGTTTTAAAGTGAAAATATCTTTTGGGTTTAGCCCAGATATCGCTTGCTATTTATAAACACGGAGCTATACTGGTGTCAGGTGGAAATAAAAAAGTCGCCGCGACCTGGAAGTGTTCCCGCACTCCCAAGCTCGCGCAGGTGAGTAAGCACCTACACGTAACAGCCAAGCTGTCCACGACGACAATTTTATTATACAGCGCGCCCTTCTTTTCAACAAGCAAGGAAACGCCTTTTCTGTGTAATGAAAATGGTCAGGCTCGGGCAGGGGCTGAGCGGCTGCATGCGGAAAAACCGACGAAAGCCAAGGAGAACTACAATGGCGGGCTACGCCGGCCGGTCCTTGGAGTACGTCGGACAACTAAGCCTTTCAGCGCATGTGTAGGTCGATAGAGGCCTGGCGTGCGCTTTTTGATTTCCCCCGCAAAACAGGCTCCGTCCGTTTCTTTTCCGCCATTGAAGCGGCGGAGGCTTCGGCGCGGCCTGAATATCAGGGGAGGTGGCTGACCGATGCCAGAGAAGACAAGGCTAAACCGTAGGCTGTCCGTCTATTATCTTTACCAGAACAACAAGCCGGTGCCGATTATCCGGCTGCAGGGAAAATGGCTCCGGAGGCTTGGCTTTGAGCCGGGCGGCAAGATTACAGTGGTTGCAAGAAAAGGCCTGTTGCTTGTCAGGCTTATTCCCGATGCCGAAGCATAGGCACAGGCTAACAAAAATGAACAACAATCAAGACCTTCGGCTGGGGACTATTGGCTAAGTGGGTATTATGTTTGCTCCTGGTTTACCAAGCCGGCCAATTCGTGCCAATAGCCAGGCTCCCAATACCGCCTCGCCGCTCCCGAAGTCGAGGGCGCTACAAGAATAGCGGCAGGATTGTCCTTCATGAGGCAAGGGCCATAGCTGATCTGGGAGGTTTTTCGCCTGCGCTGGTCTTGCCGGCTGAAAAATAAGGCGGCCGCGCTTTGCCGTTGAAACAAATGACTTGGGGGCGAAAAAGGGCCAGCTTTTGCACAAAAGCTTCCAAGTCATATTCTTTTTGCGCGATTTTCGCGTCCACGCCGGCCGCTTTTTTTGCGATGTCTGTCAATCCAATGCCATAGCTTAGCAATCCAGATACTCTGAAGTGTGCAGCAGGCGGTCTGTCAAGCCGGTTTCATGAAGTATCCTCCAAAATCTGTTGTTTTCGCCTGCATAATAAGAGCCAAGCTTGGCGGAATGTTCGGCAGCAGCTGTTCCGCAAATAACAAGCTTCAGATTGGGACGCAAGACGTCTGGCAGAATGTCGCTGGTTGGCATGTGCTCATCACCTCTAGCCTTGATTATTCTTGGCTGGAGTTGACTTTCCTCTATTTTAGTTGACTTTACGGTACTTTAGAGTGATGTATAGGTATGGAATTTGATAGAAAGGAGCAGGCTTATGCGGGTCAGAATCATTGAACCAGTGAGTTGGGTGCAGCTAAAACGCAAACGGGTCTGTGCTTATGCCAGGGTATCTTCTGGCAGCGAAGCCCAAGGCGAGTCGCTGGAAAACCAAACCACCTATTATCGGAAGCTGATTGCAGCCAATCCGGAATATGAATATGTTGACATTTTTGCAGACTATGGAACCACCGGCACCAAGGAAGCGCGGCCGGAGTTTCAAAGGATGCTGGCTTTGGCGAGAACAAGGGAAATTGACTTAATTCTAACGAAATCCATCTCCCGTTTTGCCCGCAACACAACGCTGGTGCTGGAGACGGTCAGGGAGTTAAAGGAACTGGGGGTAGAAGTCGTTTTTGAAAAAGACAATATTTCGACCTTTACGAGGGACGGCGAGCTGATGCTTACCGTCCTCTCTTCTTTTGCCCAGGAAGAAAGCAAAAGCGCCAGTGAAAATCTCAAGTGGCGGTATCGGCGAAAATTTGAGCAAGGGGAACTGGCCCTCAATGTCACCCGGTTTTTGGGCTATGACAAAAACAAGCACGGCGAATTGGTGATCAACCCAATTCAAGCCAAAGTGGTCGAGCGTATTTTCGCCGACTATGTCAGCGGCAAGGGAAGCTTTGTCATTGCCAGAGAACTGAACGCCGCAGGGGTTAGGACAGTGGCAGGAGGCAAGTGGCACTCCGGCACTGTGCTGAATATCCTCAAAAACGAAAAATACAAGGGCGATGCCAAGCTGCAAAAGACCTACAGCAAGGACCATCTCAGCAAAAAGAAGTGCGTCAATCACGGCGAGGTCGAAAGCTTCTATATCGAGAATAACCATCCGCCAATCGTAAGCAGAGAAATCTGGGATGAAACACAAAGACTGATTATTTTGCGCGCTAAGGCCAAGGGCAATGTAGAAGAAACCAAAAACAAGTACCAAAACCGCTATCCGCTGACGGGGATGCTGCTGTGCAGCAAGTGCGGGGCGCCTTTGCGCCGGAGAACTTGGAACAGCAAATATTGCTGTAAAAAAGTGGTGTGGCAATGCAGCACCTATATTAAAAACGGTAAAAACGCCTGCCAGGGCACAACGATTGAAGATGATGAGATTGGCAGAGTGAATATACAAACCGAAACCGTGGTCGAGGAGGTTATGACAAATGGCAAAAAACATTACCGTTATACCAGCCAAGGCGAACCGGACAAGCCTTGCGGAAAACCTAGAGCTACAGAAAAAACGTGTAGCCGCGTACTGCCGGGTATCGACCGATCAGGAAGAGCAGTTATCAAGCTACGAAGCCCAGGTTAACTACTACACGAACTATATCGAAAAACATCCGGATTATAAATTTGCCGGCATTTATGCCGATGAGGGCATCAGCGGCACCACCACCAAAAAGCGCGAGCAGTTTAACAGGATGATTGAAGACTGCAAAGCTGGAAAAATCGATAGGATCATCACGAAATCCATCTCGCGGTTTGCCAGAAACACATTGGATACCTTGACCTATGTTCGGATGCTCAAAGAGTTAGGGATCGAAGTGTTTTTCGAGAAGGAAAATATAAGAACCCTTGACAGCAAGGGAGAGGTGCTTTTATCCATTTTAAGTTCACTTGCGCAAGACGAGTCGCGATCAATCTCGGAAAACTCGACCTGGGGCATCCGACGGCGTTTTGAGCAGGGCAAGCTGCATGTTAATCACACCAAGTTTTTGGGATATGACAAAGATAAAAACGGCAACCTCGTTGTCAATGAAAAGCAGGCTAAAATCGTCAGACGCATTTACACAGAATTCCTTGACGGCAAAGGAGCCAACCGGATCGCGAGAGACTTGGAGTTGGGCGGCGTAGCAAACTGGAATGGCAAGGCCAAATGGTATGAAGGCAGCATCCGGAAAATGCTTACCAATGAGAAATATAAGGGCGACGCGCTGCTACAGAAAACCTACACTGTTGATTTCTTGAGCAAAAAACGGGCAGACAACAATGGCCAGGTGCCGCAGTATTATGTGGAAGATAGCCATCCAGCAATTATTGACAAAGAAATGTGGGAAGCGGTGCAGCTTGAGATGGAGCGCAGGCGGAATTTTGCTCTGCAGTATGGCATTCAGAAGCTTGAGTACGCGACAACGGACAATCCTTTTGCGGGTAGAGTCATCTGCGGCTCCTGCGGTCAGGTTTTTGGCAGGAAGGTTTGGAACTCAACTGATGACCGGTTCAGGCGGATTATCTGGCGCTGCAACGGCAAATATCCGGCGAAGGGCGAAAAGGGCTGTGAAAGCAGGCATATCGATGATGTGGTTTTATATCAGGCTTTCGTTGATGTATTTAATACGCTGGTCGAAAACAAAGAGTATTTTCTCGGTAAATGGAAAAAACTGCGGGGAAGTGACAATCCGCTTCAACGCTACAAAGCAAAACAGTTTTCCAAAATCATTGTTGAGGCAGGGCGGATCAGTAAATTTGATATTGACCTCTATTTTGCCCTGACGGAAAAAATAGAGGTATTTGGCGAGGGCAGATTGGGTGTCAGTTTGCTTGACGGTACAGAACTCGAATGCCTAATTGAATAGAAGCAAAAAAAGGCCAGTTGGGGTTAGATTTATCACCTTGACCGGCTTTTTTGTCATATTTAAACAGATTTATGGAATATTTTGTAGATGATTATTTGTGTGAATTGTATAATGAAGTTAATATTGGAAATAGTCGGAGGTGAGAAAGTGGACAAGTACTCGGATGATGAAATAAGGAGTTGCAAGAAAATCACATTACAAATCGCGGCGGGCTATTTGGGGATTTCTCCCTTAGCGGTGGGCCTTGGCATGAGAAATGATTTGTTGCCGATAGGTTTTGCCATTAAACATGAGGATCGATATTCTGAAAGCTGGGGCTATCATATTATTGATGAGCGGCTGATAGCATATAAGCATGGGAAAATAACGAACATTCAGGTGCAAAACATTGAGAAAAACCTGGAAACGATTATTTCTAAGTTTGAGGAGATGAAAAAAGACCTGCTTTTTATATTAAGCGAAAGCGCGGAGTAGGCGATATACGACTTTTTGAATACGCGTTTTCGCTTTCATGGGATAATGACTACGTGCATGGCGATTTGCAGCAGTACCTACACTCCATACTGGACAAAAGGGGGAAGGATATTGACTGAGGAGCAAGCTTCTAAAATAACCAGAGAGCAGCTTTATAATGAAATTTGGGAAATATCTGTAGCCGGCGTCGCGAAAAAGTATAACGCTAACTATAATGATCTGTTGAAATTGTGCAAAGAAGCAGATGTTCCGGTTCCTCCCTCGGGATACTGGGTGAAATTACAGTATGGAAAGCCAGTTGTGCAGCTGCCGCTCCCGGAATCCACTATCGCTGAAGTAACGCTTCCTGGCAACGACAAGCCGAAACGCATACGCAAGGCTGTTGCAGAAAAAAGTGTTGAAAAAGCTTTGAATCATGAAGACGCGCCGGAAAAAACGCCGGAAGATGACAGTGGCAACAACTCTGGCGATGAAACTGGGGATAATTTTGACGATGCTGAAGACGATTATGTTTCTTATTGGGGTGTGAGCGGCAAGCACAATACCTATAAACGAGAAAAATTGTACAAAGAGGTTTGGGCCAACCCGGTTGTTAAAGTTGCTGCGCAATATGGAGTATCAGACGTTGCGATTCATAAAATTTGCAAAAAGCTAAATGTTCCTACCCCTCCGTTAGGATATTGGGCAAAAGTTAACGCCGGAGCGAAAGTGGCAAAAACTCCCCTGCCCAAAACTAATGGGCCTACGCAGATTACTGGGGCAAAAACTTTTGAGGGAGTCAAGGAAAAGATTGCTGATCCTGCAAAACAACCGCTCGAATTTCTATCAGATACCGAAAGGGAAAAGGTACTAAGCGCTGTCAAGGAAATCGAGATGCCTGCTGAAAATGCTCAACTGCATAAAAAAATAGCTGCCTACAGGGCTGTGGTCAGAGAGTGGAACCAAAAAGACAGGAAATCTGAAGGGGCGCAAAGGAAAAGGGATTATAATTACAGTCCTCCCTTTTTGGCCGGAGTGATTTCCAATGAGTCGCTTCCGCGCGTGTACCGGATACTTGACGCTTTATTTCGCCATGTTGAAAAGCTCGGCGGATCGGTCAATGATGACCTTTCGCTTCGTGTCAGGAATGAACATGTCCGTATTGAAATTGCTGAGGGCCAGGATAAGGTCGAGCATGTAATTACAAAACAGGAAGCGCAAGCCCTTATTAAGTATAGAGATGAGAAACGTCGTAGCTCATGGGCATCAGAGCCGCAGATCCGCAAATATGACTATGTGTTCAACGGAAGGCTTAGAATAAACATTCGGGAGAGTCGATATTTCAGAGATACGGATAAAATTAATGTTGAATCTCGGCTTGGCGAAATGTTAATAGAGTTTTATGAGGAATCTGAAGCGGTTCGCCTTGACCGAGAAGCGAAAGAAGAGGAAGCTCGCAAAAAGGCAGAAGCTGAACGTCGGAAGGAAGAACGGCGGAAAAAATACAATGAGGAAGTTGAGCGAACAATAGCACTGGAAAACGCCGCACTCGACTATGCGACTGCGTGTAGAATCCGCGCTTATGTTAAGGCTGTTGAAACTTCCTGTGGCCAAGATGGATTGGATGAGGAAACGGCCGCATGGGTTGACTGGGCGACGAAAAAAGCCGATTGGTTTGATCCAACGGTGGCCAGAGATGACGAATTGTTTGGAGAACGCGAACACGAAAAAAGTTCTAGTGAGAAGGCGCTTAAAGAAATTTGGCGTTAG